CCAAGCGCAGAATACCCAAATGAATATTTAACCTTATTTTTATTTAGAATTAAAAACAAAGCGTTATTTATAATTATTACAATTTGATCAAAACACAACTTAAAACACAGTTTATGAACGCAATAATAGGCACTTGCCACCACTTAATTCTATTTAACTTTCCAATATTTATGAAAAACAGGTTAAAAATAATTCCTTCGATTAAACTAAATAAAACATAATCCATTAGCATAGATTTCATATTATTCATCCTTTCTAAGCACTATTATACCATAAAAGGGGTTAAATGTCAAGAACTATTTTATGTACTATTGCAAATTACTGTTTTTTGCAATCCATTTGATGACTTGATACCAGCCACCACTCTTTATTGTCTTAGCAACCGACATATAATTTTTTGTATCTTTATACCCGTTACTTCTATTTCTTCTTCGCTTTATAATAAAATTTTCTTTTTCTCCGTCTAATACAACCAAGTATTCATAAAAACCATTTGTAAAAGTTATATCAACTTCACCATAACAATTATATCTCGCAATAGGTTCTTTTATATTAAATTTTTGACATAGTTTTAATATCAAGTCCTCTTGGTTATCGTAACTATAAAATGAGAGCCAAGACTGTGCCAAGTATTATCACTTCCTATCTAAATCTAATATACATTCTAAATTATTATTTATTTCAGCCATTTCGTCATAATGATGCTTTGTGCTAACATCTCTAAAATCGCTTATCATATCTGCCATTTCTGATAATTTATTTTCCATTTTATTTAACCGCATAGTATTTACTATTGATGAAATAATAATTGAAATAAATATCACAACGGTTAATACCCACCATATAAAGTCAGTCATTGTCATTGTATGATAGAATTTTAGAGTATAATAAAACAAAGCAATCACACTAATAATACTCATAACTAAGACAAATATATTGCGTTTCAAAATTACGCCTCCTTTCTTTGGTATCAATCTTTCTATATTATACCACAAAAGGAGTCAAATGTCAAGTAGAAAATGGGTAATCATAAGGAACCTCTTTTTCTAAAGACATATTCTTTAATACCCTTAATGAGTTTGACATCTCTAAAATTTCGCTCATACACATATCTTCGCATTTTCTGTTTTCTAATTCACTGATTACGCAATCGACCAGCTTTTCAATTCGTTCAGTATAATTATCCATTCTCTATATGCCACCTTTATTATAAATTTACAAAATTGTATCTTAAAATTTTAACAATTCTACTTAAATCATCTTGAGTTAATTCTCCAAGCAACCGTTCTATTCTTTTTTTACTAATATCTCTAATACATTCACATAAAACAGTATTCTTTTTTCTTGCAAAAAAATCATAGTTTTCTTTTTGCAACTCATAATGATTTATCATATCTTTCTTGGTTGTACTTGATGTAATAGGTATTATAATGACATTATTTCTGTTCTTATTAAGCATTTCAGCAGAAATAATTACACAAGGTCTAACACCCTTTTCTTCGCTACCAACATTGTTTTCTCCAAGATTAACCATATAAATTTCGCCCTGTTTTATGTTTCGTTTCATTTCTTTTTATTAGTATTAGTTGCTTTCTTTTTAATCTGAAAAGGCTTCAATGAAATATCATATCCATCAATGCCATCTCTAACATATATATAATCAGGAACATATGTAAATGTATTCTTTACCTTAATTGTTCCGTTACCATAATCTATATATAAAAAACCCTTGCGCTCAAACAAAACTCTGTTAGAACCGCTTGGGATATTTTTTTCTTCTTTCACGCTACATTGCTCCCATCTATCATTAAGAATGAATTTGTTTTGCAATCGGCAAAATTTACTATAATCACAAATTCTATCCGTTCTTTTGCAAAATAAATATTCTCTACCCTTAAAATCTCTCCATTCAGCAAAAGTACACATAGAACCACCTTCTAAATCTTTTAGGGGTAAGAAAAATTCCTACCCCTAAAAATATATGTAAAAGGGCAAGATACAATGCACCTTACCCTTGATAACAAAAATGCCTTACTTAATGGAACATTTGATAAACTTCTTTAACCTTAGATTTTGCCATCGAACATTCGTCCATATTGTCACTACATATTTCTGCAAGTTCTCTATAAACATCATTCAAATTATTCAAAAAGTGCCCAAGTTCATCGTGAGCCATTTGTAAATCATCGTCTTGTTTAGTTTTCTTGTATAATTCTTTATATTCACGATAAGATGTAAATTCATCCCAAGCGTTCATTAAATAATTATCTATTTCAGTAGAACCATCTAAATCGTCTGGAATTTTGCATTTATCTTTAGAATAATATTCCCCATCAATAACCTCTTTCAGCCGTTTTTCGGTTTTCATAAGTTCTTTTAGGTATTCCAAAAACGCACTATTTACATTGTTATCGTCCATCATTTTATATTCTTCTTGAATATTATCAAGAAATTTTTGCGCCACAGATTTATCCAACATTATCACCGCCTATTTCTTCAATAATTTTATCAATTTTCATATCTTGCTCATCTAAATGCGAATGTATATCATCAAGTATTATTTTCATATCGTCAACTAAAAAATCTTTAGTAATAACCTTATCATAAGTTAATAGATTAACAATAGTAGAAAATACCGATAATATATCAAGAGCAGACATTTCTCCATTGATATTAGAGTTATTGTTCATTTTAACTCAATTTTGTAACAGTGATATTTGCGTTAGTAAATGTCGCAGGAGTTCCATCGTTTTGTACAGTAATACTCACAGGAACATTATCTGTAATAGCGCAACAATTAGGATTTACTCTAATCATAAAAGGTGTTTGAGCCAAATTCATAATTACAGTATCAGCAGTAGCACTTTGAGAAGCCTCAAAACCATTTACTTCTATGCCATTGGCATACAAGTGCATAGTAACCGTGCCACCAGCAGTAGCAACTGTGGTTGCAGTACCAGTAAATCCAATTAAATATTTTCCAGCCCTTTTTAGCGTAATAGTAGAAGAACCATTGCTATAAGATATAACACAAGGATTTGAATTTTCCGAAGTGTTATAAACGACTGGACTGTTTGTATTAACGGTTTGAGAAACCGTAGAAACTGCCGTCAATGCCATTCAATCAAGTCCTTTCAGAAAGAGGTGAGTATTTCTACCCACCTCGTTATATTCACTTATTCAGCTAATTATTATGCAACTGTTCCACCACAACCGCAACCTACATTAACGCCATTACACCCAACGGGGGTGGTATAAGGACTACAAGTAATATAGGCGGGTTCAGGGAACGGTCTAATAGTAGAAATCAAATTAGCCGTCTGAGCCTGTTGACTTAACTGGAAGTTTGCGGTCAGCAACTCTCTATCTCTATCTTCTAATTTATCACGAAGCGCTTGCATAGTATTGGAGTTAATCAATGCACGAGTAGCTTCGCCCTCTGCGTGAATAGCAGTGGTAATATCACAGGTGTTCTTTGCATTTTCATAACGAACTGCATCAATGTTGCGGTTCGTAGTGCCAAAATGTTATCTTAAAAGTATTTTATCTTTTAATTCTATATGTTTTCATATAGGTCGGACTATATCTTCACCCTTATAAAAAGGGGTTCGGCACTCGTGTCGGAATTATCGGTATCTGTCCTCATCCGTTAGTCTCTGAACCTTCAAAGCTACTTTTATCAGAATTCACTTTGCTTGGCTGCTGATTAGCATATCCATAGACTTAGCCTTCCAGCAATTCACCGAATTGTTTTCTAATTATTACTAATTAGGCTACCACACATAAATCGTAGCAGCAGTTTTGCATCTGGTAGCCAAGTTCTGTAATGCCACCAGAAACACCATTGAAGCCATTGAGCATAGAAGTATTCATAGCATAGAAACCATCACACAGACCGTTGTTAATGCCATCGAGTTTGTTTATAATTTGATTGGTGTCAAACCCTCTCTGAATATCAGCCTGAGTAGCATAAGTTGCAGCAGCACCATTGCCACCCCAGAAGCCACCATTACCAAACAAAAGAATAAATACAATAATCAGCGCAAGAATACCACCAGCGCCACCACTGAGAAAACCATTATCATCATTATTCTTAGTCAGAGCGAGAGCATCACCAATGCTTAAACCGTTATCCATACCCATAATAAAATCTCCTTAAATAAAATATATTATATATTAAATTTAAGAGTTGCGCACCCTCTTAAACAATATATTTATTGTAAATAGAGTGCGACTTGAGATTTTACTATATATAAGTTACTTAAAAACATTAGTCGCACCCCCTTGTAGCACAACTAATGTTTTGATTGTATTAACCAAAATCATAGTATTTTGATTGATTGTTTAGGTACAACCAATGTTTCTAAAGCCACCTTTCATTATCTAAAAAGTCTATTAAATAGACTTGAAATATCATTTCCAGCAATATTCATTATTTGTTGAGCCTGTTCAGTTGCTTGTTGAATTTGCTCATCTGAATACTTACCGCTACTTTTAATTTGTTGCAAAAGATAATCTCCGTTTAGACCTTTTCCTTTTGCAACATTAAGAAATTTTGCAAAATTATTTAGATTTAATCCATTTCCATTTTGCATTTGTGAATTGCTTGTAGAACTCCAAGGATTAAAAGTTTTCATTACTTTGCCTCCTTGTTTGAGGGCTTGGTAGACTTATTTCCACTCATATTTTTAATATAATTGTTTTGATTTGCAACTATATCTTTTAATTGAGCCACCTCGTTATTAAGTTCTGCAAACTTATCCATTGTTACAAAGTTTACACTATTCTGTTCGTTAGATTGTTCAAAATTAAACTCCTCAAGTTTATAAGCATTAAAACTCGGTTGTCCAGTCATAGATACCGCTTTTACATAAACTTCTGGTTTACTTGAATGTCTAAACCATCTAATTTGACCATTTTGAACAATAGAATTTTTAGCCTCGTCTATGTTTGAAACAATAATAAAATCAGCATTTGTATCACTTTTAGGCTGCTGGTTTTGTTGTGCGTTTAACATATTCATATATCTATTATATTGGTTATCATTTATATTCATAAAACTATTAGTATTTGGTTGCCCAAAACTATAAGTAGGAAAACCATAACCACTCATTTCTATAAGCCACCTTTCACTATGTAACTTCACGCAGTCATCTTATGACAACTGCGTGAATAATATATTTAATTCTTATGCAGAAACATTTACTACGCAAGAAGCAGTTAAAGATGTCTTATCTTTAACCACAATCTCAATAGTCGTAACGCCATTTGTAGAAGTAGCAGTTACAACACCTTTTGCATCTACCTCTGCGGAAGTACCGCTCTTTGTAAATGTCAGCTTTGTATTATCAACCAAAGACGGCTGAGTACCATCGGAATACATCTTATATACCTCGATAGTTTTCTTTTCTCCGTGACCTAATTCAATGTTGCTACCAGAAACAACAATAGCGGAAACATTAGCAAACTCATCTTGACCGAAGATATGCTCAGTAATTACAGCATAATAACCGTGTTCGGAGCAACCAATGTTGCCGGTAAATGTAGCCAGTGCAGAACCAGAGATAGATACACTTGCAATACCACTTGCAGACAAAGACAAATCCTGAGAACCCTCAAGCTGGAAGTTGGGAATGTCAACAATAATACTACCAATACGAGAAGCAGAACCCTCGATGGACTCACCAGTAGCACCACTCTTAAACAACGGAATAGTCATTACTGCGTGTACAATAGACGGTACATAATCAGCAGAAACAACAAATCTACGAGCAGTAGAGTCAGAAATAACATACTTAATGCAGAGTGTCTCACCAACTCTCAGACCATCAATGGTAGCGGTCTTTGCGCTTGCGTTAAAATCAAACTTCTTATAAGCGTCATCTGCTTCGGTAGATGCTTTATACCAACCAATTACACCGCTTTCTGCTGTAAACGCCTTGGGTGTCTGAGATACTTCCAGTTGATTTTCAGTCTGGACAGTAAACTGCTCGGTAGTAAATACATCAGAGCCAGCAGTAATAGCACCACCGCAGTTCAAAGCAAGGTAGTTCAAATCCCATACTTGGTCGGTCAATTCCAAACCAAAGGACGAATCGTGATAATACTTTCCGAGCAAAATGTTGCCCTGTCCACCTCTCGCTTCCTCACTATTGATAGCCATATTCAAGCCAGAATCGGTCAAAGTACGGGAGTGTGCAATAATATTATTATTAGAATCAAAGAAATCTACATCGGCAGAGCCAGCAAGTAAACCTTTTGCCATAATATTTTCTCCTTTTATCTTTATTTATATTTTATATCAAAAATGATTATCCATTAACAGCCTGAATTTTCTTTTCAAAAGTTTCAGCGTCTTTGAACATTTCTTTATACTTATCAACCTTTGGTTCAAACAGCGGAAATTTTATATCATCTTTAATTTCATATTTGAACGATGCTTGTATAATCTTTTGGCTCAAATATATTTCACTATTAACACAATGTGAAAAAACTTGAGTAAATGTTCTATAAATCATTTCATTTATATCTTTCATAAAATATCCAGTTCTACTCATTACATATGTCTTTTTTTCTTCTAAAGACGGATTGTGAACCTTTTTACTTTTTAAGGCGCACCATTTTTCATACTCTTTCTGTACATCGGGATTTACATACCTATCATCATAATCTATATCATTTTGATATAATATAATTTTTTTTATGTCATCAAATTCTTTTTCTGAAATAACACTTTCCGTATTTCCATTATCATCGGTGGTATATAAAAACACTTTTTCATTATTCCGCCTAAGTCCTACATTTTTCTTAAAACATAATGCAAGTAGAACACCTAATATCTCAATCGCACCATCTGTTGCAAGTGCTATATCTGTCAAAAATCTAAGATAACTCATTTGAATTACCTCTGCGTTATTAACAGTCTCTTTTTTTATTTCTAAAACGCTCTTACAACTTTCATACACAGGATATTCTTTAACAGTTATAGGATAAATTTTCAACTCTTTGCCAGTCTTAACTTTATATGGGACTGGCTCTTCATTTGAAAAATAGTTTATTTTTAAGTTTTCAATATCAACCATCACAGGTGCTCCCAGCGGGCAAATTGATATATCGAAGTGCCATAGTTAGCGAACGACCAAACAATGTTTTACTATTCGTTAAGCCTATATTAGATACTGTCCCTCTATTTATATCTCTATCAAAACATAAATATCCGACACCAGCGCCAATATCACGACCATTAAAAACAGTCAAGAACAAACTTTCCATCAGGTCTGTTCTTTCGCATAAAACACCATTATAATAAACAAGACAAGTCTTTTCATTTGTAAAGAAATTAAAATCATAACACACAACTGCATTATTCCGTGTTTCTGGTATAGTATCAGAGCGGAATAATCTAAATTGTGTTTGGCTTTTACTATCGGACAAAATAGACCCAATAATAGGTTTCATAAATACTCTGAATTTTTGCTCCTCGGTGTCTCCAGTCCAAATATATGCTTTCTTTTGCTCAAATGTAAGATTTTCTTTGTCTAATGCGTCTTTCGTGTCATAAACAAGACATTTCCAAAAGTCCTCTGCGGGTTGACTTGTTTCGGTCATAAGAAATTCTAATATCTTATATAAAATTAAAGGTTGTTTTGAAAAGTCATTATAAGATACAGAATTATTACCATTGTAATTTATATTCTCGTAAATCATAACAAACTCCTCAAAATAATTTTCAATACAACATCTTCACAGCCGTCTGCGCTAAATGTCAAAACAAGCGGAACTTCACTCATTTTGTTATTTGTCAAAGAATAGCCGTCAACCGTTTCTTTTAATGTATAGTTTTTAGGATTTACACCAGTAGCGGCGCAAGTAACAATATCGGATTGTTTTTCACCCTCAATATATACACCACAAATAAAATTAACGGTTTCTTTTTCATTCAAATCTTTAACATCTGCTGGACTAACAATGATTTTCTTTTCGGGTAAATAATCATCTACAATCTTAATTTCAATCGTATCATACACCTTTTCGTTATTCTCCATATAAGCCGTTATAACAGCCTTAGAACCTTTTTCGCCCACAAGAGTATAAATACCATTATCGGTTATAGTAACGGCATTTTTGTCACTTGTAGACCATTTGATAGGTATGTTCGTTTGAATGTCACCATTTTTAATAACATTCGCCGTTAATTGCCCAGAAAAGCCTTTAATTTGTGAAATATCTCCACCGTTTATAGACAATTCATAATTCGTCATATAATAATCGCAAACATTTAATTCTTGATTATCAGTAGGTAAAATAGGAGAATATACAAGGTATAATTTCATCATTGTTACTATCCCATCTGTGCCAGACTCTTGATTATAGTTATCTATATGCTCAACTTTATAGCATTGACTATGTTCAAACATAAAGCGTTGATTTAATACAATACTTTGTGTCTTTTCATTGGCTTGCACATAAATAATCATTCGTCTATTTTCAATCGTTGCCGTTTTTGCTACTTGTTGATTTGTGCTTGTAGCTTCATATCCTACAAAAGCCTTTTCAGTCAATATTTCACCATTTGCACGATTTATCCACGATATTTGATTATTACATCGAATTAGTTTTGTACTTGCAACTTTTGCAAGTTTATTTATCTTATCATAACACAAATATGTGTCGCCGTCCCATTTATATTTCTGTCCACGGTAATTCCTATGTTTGCAATCCTTAAATAAAACTGTAACATAGTCGCCTATGGCTCTGTCTATATTCAAAGTAATTTCGGCAACACTGTCTATGTGCACTTCAAAATCTCTATATGTTTCATCGAATGGATATTTTTCCTCTTTTATCCAATGCACCAATGTACTATCGTCAAAATAATCATTTATCCATTCTTGTGTGAATTCATCATAATATTCACCATTCGGAGTTGAAATGTTCCGAATGTAATTATCCTGCCAACTCAAAACAAATCACTCCAATATGGTAATTCATTGAGGTGTTTGATGTGATAATTGTAAATATCCTGCTGATACTCTGATACAAGATTGCTATACCAGTTATCATTTTGTTTCATTATCGGAGCAATAGCATCTTTCTTAAATTCTCTTTGAGACATATAAGGAAGCCTTGCTTTAACATCTTGCGTTAATCTCTTAAAATACTTAGATACCGCAATTTCTCCAATAATCTTTTTCTCATCCATATCCAAATCATAATCAAAGACATATTCTGTATGTTGTTCACCAGTATCTTCATCTTCAACTATTGACTTAGTATATGTTAGAGGCTTAATGCAATCAAAATCAGATAAACCATTTTTCAAAAATCCACAAAGATATTCATATGCTACATCTCTATCTGTCATATAAATTTTATCAATTTTATAATCGTTAATGATAGGCAACATAAATTCATCGTAAATTTCAGCAAAATTTGTACCCAACCGAACACCTTCATTTCTTATTATTTATTATTTATTAGAAGCCGAAAGCAATTCTGCAATCTCCTCAATTTCAAGCCCTTCATCACGAAGTTCTCTAATTCTATTAAGGTCATACGCATAACCACTATTCATTTTTTCGGCAATCAATTCTGCAATCTTTTCTTGCGTTTCTTTATCCATATCTAAGATAATATCAACGCTCTCATCATTACTCAAGCAAATCAAATCCTCAATTTGCTCTTTTGTAAGAATATTGTTATAAAAATCGCCAATACCCAAATCTTCATAGTCTTTCTTAGAGGTCAGAATAGCCCAACCCTTTTCAAACTGAGAAGTATAATTATTAACAATATCAACCATATCCGTAAAACGAATATTTTGAACATCACCAAACTTCTCAAATACATAAGAACGACCACGCTCTCTGGGGTCTGCGTTTGTTCTCAAAACATAAGTGCTTGCAAGCATAGAAATAACCTTAACCGTTCTTGTTAAGTTAGAATCAGACTGCACAACAACATTAGGTGTAGAACTATTCATTTGGCTCTGCATTTCCAACATTTTTGCTTGCATTTCTTGCATAGCCTTGTTAGCCTCTGCTAACATTTTTTCCAGTCTTGCAGTTTCACTTTCGTTATCATTTTCCATAACTTCTGTCTTAGGCTTAGTCTCAGCCTTAGTCTTTGTTGCGGGTCTGCCTTTCTTGGCAGCAGTAGTTGTTTTTTGTTCAGCCATTATAATTTCTCCTAAATATGTACGAGGGGCATATTTCAGCCCCTCTATATGTTAAAACTCGATTAAGCGAGATTAACTCTAACAACCTTATAGTTAGTGGCGAGGTCTACGCCCAGTTCCTTACGGAGAGTGGAGAGGATAGCAAGGTTATTGTTATCAAACTCCTTATCGGTATTAGTGATAGTAGCACCGATAGCTACCTGAACCAGCTTAGTGCCATTCATAGGAATACCATAAATTCTATCTTCAGGCAGAGCAACAATGCCATCTGCACCATCAACGGCATCCAAACCAATTACGGTATAACCATTGAACTGAGTGATATAACCCTTGGTTACATACTCATCCTGAAGCAGAATACGAGCACGGGTCTCAGAGGGCAATACCTTCTTCAGAGCTACGGCATCACCGACAATCACCATCGGAGTACCATTCTTAGCACTTGCATACTTCAGCTTGGAGATAAACTTATCCTCATCATAGTTCTGCAAGGTCAGGTTGGTATCAGTAATAGCATTTGCGCCAGTAACAAAAGCGTCAACAGTCAGCGCATACACCTTAGACACCATAGCCACAGCCATACGCATAGCATCTTCAGCAACATAGGCATCACCAACAAGAATAGCGGGCAGAGTAGTATAGGTAGTCAAACCATACATCTCAGTTGCAATAGTCTTATTAACAGTCTTGCGCTCTTGAGTCTTTGTGTGCTTCTGTCTGCGACCCATCTTAGATACAGCATAAACGCTATTATCGGTCAGGGTGTACTCAAACACATCGCCATAACCACCATAGTGAATTTCACTCAGCAGCTCAGTACCAGTAGCGCTCACTACGATAGGAGTAACAGTATCAACCAGCACCTTTTGAATCAAAGCACCCATTTCGGACACTGCGCTAAAGTTAGCATAGTCGGTGATATTGTCAAACTTTTCGGGAGACATACCACTTCTACGCTGCAACTCGGAGGCAAAAGCACGGTTAATCTTTTCTGCCTTTTGAGTCATAGTATATTTAGTATCGTAAGACATCTTTGCACCCATCTTTTCAGTACAATACTGTCTTGCGTAATCTTCCATACCAGTTACCAAATTCTTAGCCTCGTCATTTGCCTTAGAAAAGGTAACAACAGAATCAAATTTCTTCATTATTTATTTCTCCTTTACCTACAATTAACCATTGAAAGCGGTCTTAACAATGTACACTTTTTCAATGTCATCACTAAAGTCGCCAGTGGGGTACTTGGCATCCTTAATATCAACCACCTTAAAAGAAGCCACAGCATCTGTCTGTGCCTTTTTAATTGCAAACTTAGCAGCGGTGGTAGGCTCAAGAAAATCACCAACCACGGGAGCGGTAGAGCCATCTACACCAGCGGCAAGAATACCAAACTCAACACCCACTTCGGGGAAGAAATAATCAACAGCCTTACCAGCGGGGTTGGTATAATCTCTATCATCAGTGCTATGAGCAGGGAACGCCTTACCGTTAATCACATCATACTTAACAGAAGGATTATACGCAATAGCAACACGAGCGGTAGTAACAGTGGGCTTAGCCAGAGCATACAGCTCCTTATTCTTAGAATCAACAGCGCCCTCAACAACGGGGGAGCCACCATCAATATCAAAATCAGCAACGCCAGCTCTATTCATACAATGAGGAATAAAGTTGTCGGTTTCAAACAAAACATTATGTTTAGCCATTTTATTTTCTCCTTTAATAAGTTAAATTACATCTTATCAAAGACACTATCATATTGAACAGTGTCCTTTCTTGTATCAACAACGCCCATATCAATAATTCCATCATCTGTATTGTGGCTGGACATAGTTGCCTCATACGCTTGTGCAAGAACAGAATTCTTCCAAGCGGTTACAGTTTCATATGTACAATCCTTAGAGGACTCTACAACTTCTGCGTACTTGTCGTCAGACAAACCGCCCTTTACCTTAGAAAGAGTATCTTGAACAACGCTCTTGGTCTTTGCAGCTTCAACACCTTCCTTAAATTTCTTTAATTCGGCAATCTGCTCTTTATACTGCTCAATTTCTTGCTTGGCAGCATTTAACTCTTTCTGCAAGCAATCCATCTTTTCCTCAGTATCATTGTCTTTATCGTCCGTTTCGCTATCGCCAGTCTGCTCTTCCTTGGTGTCATCAGCAGTGTCTTTTTCATCTTCTGCCTTATCCTCGGTGTCAGCATTATCATCTGCGTTCTCTACGGGCTTTTCGTCTTTCTCTTCAGGAGCCTTATCAGGATTTTCCTCTACGGTCTTATCGTCTTTAGTAGTATCGGTCTTTTGAGTTTCATCCTCAGCCGCTTCAACTACTTTATTTTTTTCATCAGCCATAGTTTCCTCCTTGTTTAATTTATTTTCTATATTTTCAAGTTTTTCTAAAATATTATCCATCTTTTCTTCTTGGTCTAAGCCAAGTTTTCTATAAATCTGTTTAATTTTAGATACTATAACTGTTTCATTTTCTTGTTGCGCATAAGATAAAGCACTTGCAAGACCTTTTCTATTATATACCCATTCGCCATTTTTTAAGTTCATAACTGGATAGCCGAGTTTTGTAACCTGTCTATCTTCCCAGCCGTCCTCAAGTTTTAAGCAAACACTTTTGGCGATTGTTTTATATTTCTTTTCTTTTACGAGGTCTTGTTTTACCTTATCTCCGTCCCACTCGCCATAATCAACGGCTTCTTTGGACTTATTTAACGGATGATTTTCATAATCTACATCTTTTTGCATTTCTGCATATTTTACATATTCCATTTCTGCTTTTTTCAATGTGTCTTTACTCATTTGCGTTAAATGAATACTTGCATTTGGTACAGATGGTTGATACTGCAATCCTAAAATTGTAATACCAGTAATATTAAACCCTTCGACAATTTTAGGCAAATCTCCACCATCTTCAAAACTTTCCGTTTCAGGAGTAAATCCGACCAATTCCTCTATACTCACTGTTCTAAAGTTGTTTTCTCTAAACAAAGTATAGACATCGTTGGCATAAAGTTTAGACAAAACAACATCAACAGAAGCAATTAAATCTCCATCGTCATCGTATCTAAACTTAACCTTTTGTTCTGGAACCCTACCAACAATCTTTTGATTAGCCGTATGTGTGGTAACATCGCCCATAATGTCATCATATTCTGCAATTACCCATTTGTTTATAACGGTATCTGCATATTTTTTAATAACATCTTCTGAATATGTATGATTATGAGAATTATGCTTTGTACTTAAAAAGTCAACCGTTCCATACGCAAACTCAAAATCTTCATCGTTTTCATATCTACGCCAATCATCTATTGACATAGTTACTTTATTCTTAAAGTTCAATGGGCATATCCCCCTCTTGTAACTTTTTACACAATTCATCTGTTTTCACAAAATAAATTCTGTCTGCGCCAAGTTCTCTATAACACGGAATAAAGCCCATTTTATGTAATTCCTTGGCTACTACGGAGGTTACGCAAATATAATTATTCAAGTTCTTTGGCTTGCCCAGCATTATCATTTGTAAAGTCCTCCGTTTCTATAATTTCTCCAAATTCTCCACTATTATCATCTATTTGAATTTCACTATCATTATTGATATTCTCATCTAAATTAGTTAAATCAAACAAATTATTAGTCGGAGAACTATTATACATATTATCAAATATTCTTTCTAATGCCATTTCTGCATAATCTTTTGATTTAAGTGTAAAAATAACATCATCTTGAACATTATCTGCTCTAATAATCAATTTATTGTCATTAGTAATAATCTCTCTACAACTATTGATATTTACATTGATTATTGAAGTCTTACCAGTTGTTAGGCTTTTATATTTAATAAACATTCAAACACCGCCTAACTATATTCTCTACTAATCGCTCCACCTTCACTAAGTTCATCGTTTTCTTTAGTAGGAGCACCCGTTTGTGTATTATAAGTTGCGGTATTAGCATTAAACAAAGCAAACAACAAATCCGTTGTATCTGTAAACTTTGCTTCTTTTACCATTGTTTCAAACTCGCAACCATCATAACCAAGCAATGTACCCCATCTACGAATAGGAACTTGTATTCCCTTGTCAGAAAGTTTCAAATGATTTTCAATCTCATTCTTTCTAACAAATGGCAATGTAGAGCCACTAACTCTAAATCTAAACTTATATTTTTTGGTCTTTTTGTTTACAAAGAAATTTAAGAAATTCTCAAATTGCGGATAAACTGCATTTGCAATATCTTGATAATCAGCGTTTGCAGCTAATTGCGCTTCCTCTTGCGACAACTTTTCATCTGTATAAATTAAAGAACTATTTGAGGCAGATAAACCAGCGCTTGTCTTTAATTGATTTTTATACATATTGCTATTATTGTCTGCAAATTGGAACATTCTTGTATTCTCTAAGGGTAGTGCAATTTGCTTAATATTCTTATTGATACCATTTCTTGCCAAGTGCATTATTTGCCCAACCTGTGCTGGGTCAATAGTAAATGCGTTTTTATTGTTGCCTGTGTTATCCTTATCTCTTGTTTTCATCTCGCCAAGAATTAAGGCGTTGGCAGAAATAATATCCTTATCTCTTTGTAGAGCGCTTATAGCATCGTCATCAAATACAGTTTTCATTAAATAAGCGAACGGTGGCACTTCATTAAAGTTAGATGTATCATATTTGAACACCCAAGCGCCTTTATTTACTTTTGTTCGCACATAACAATCCCAAGCAAATCCATTTACTTTATTTAAGTCACGACCGTCTCCAACAATAAAACTTTTTAGATTTTTGTTTTCTGTATTTCTATCATTGTAGGCAGCAATCAAACTTGGGTCATAGTTAAGGATATTAACGCCCATTTGGTTAAAATAATTCAAATTAAAATCCCATAATAAGCCATTTACGCCTTTTCCTGTGAATTTTCCTGTAATTTGACAAAATTTTTGAGGCATAGTCTGTAATGAATAAGATTGAACTTTCTTTTCAGTAATATCAATCTCATTTTCATCATAACTGCCTTCGCTATCTCTTAACCAACAATAATATGTGTCGGTCTTTAACATATTCTTTACGGCATTTCTAAATTCTTGTTTTGCCTTAAAGTTCTGGAAAAACTTATCTACTCTACGGCAGTCATCTTTATATTCTTGTGAATCAAATTCACTATTATCTTTAATATTAACAGGATAACGGTCAATATCAAATGAAAGTAGGTTTAATTTATAATTGATTGCTCTATTATAAATCCCATCCCAAACTTCCATAAATTCAGAATAATCTTGTAAATTTTCTGCCGACTGTTTATAAGAGGCGATAGCCTTCCTTAAAAGTTCCCTGTCGGGAATTTGCGGGTTATTATTCAAATCAACAAGAGTTCTATATTCTTGTTGAGTATCATAAAAATAACCCAACTGCGAAGTGTAAAGTGCATTGGCATATTCTAATACATTCCAAACTTCATCTTTTGAAATTTTATCTCTCGCCAAAGACTACCGCTCCTTTCAGTTGTTATAATTAAATATCTCATAAAAATCTGAAATATCAATATCAGACTCTTGTTCTTCTTTTGTATATTTTACAAATAACTTATCGCAAAAATAATTAAACATAGCCAAAGCCATATATCTATCCTTTGTTGCAGAACGATTTTCTTTTACCTTTACGGAATTATCTTTAATCTCCGTGTTCAAAGACACCGCCTCATTTATCATAGACCGTGTTTCTATAAAAGGCTCTAATACTTTTGCTTTGTTTTCTGGTGTTCTTTCAATCCATCTTGGGTCTTTAGATATAAGTTGTGTTTCCTTATCTCCGTCATCCATTAAGAATTCAACTATACCATCTTTTAGATTTTTGCGCATAGCAAGGTGCATATTCGTATTGATTTCTGCCGTACCAGCAACAGGTATAATTACTTCTTCGGCTTCATCACTTAATGTTCTTGCAATTTTATCTCTCATAACCGCATCGGAACTAATTTGTAATAATTTGTCTTTACAAACCGTCCAAGCGGGGTATGTAACATTTCTATCCTTATCATATGTTTCAGTTGTCAACAAATCAAAGAAAACATTTCCTACCAATTATGTTATCATATAAGTTTTTTGTCTTATATTTCTTATAGTTGTATTTCCTATAAGTTCGGCGTACCTTTTCATCTATTTTTAGATGCCGAGAACTCTTGACAGAATTATATTCTATTATATAGTTTCATCTGTTACGCTCTGCGTGTGACTGTAATTTTACAAACAGCCTTCCACTCGGATTAGCATTTCAGCCTTCCCGCTTTCTTTCTCAGTTCAATTATATGTCACCATATAAAGGGGCGAATTTCACCTTTAGAGTCCATTACAAAATATTTACATTTATAATCATAAAATAATCTTTTAATTTCAACAATTTGTGTTTGTGAATTAAGACCATTTTCGTGCTTTATAAATTCTACTTTGCGATGATTGTTTTCTTTGTTCATATTGCCAAGGATAAATATTGAATTATCGTTTTCTCGACCGCCACTAACTGCAATATCGGCGGTCAACATACGAATTTCATTGTCATTAAAATTATAGTTATCGTGTTGTTCTCCGTCTATATATTCCATATCGGTCAGTGGATAAAACGCATTAGATAATTTTTGATTTCTATGAAAATCATCATACAAAAACAAACTACCCTCGGACTCTCCAAGCCACAAATTCAAATATTCCATTTCAAAGTTTAAGTCATCCGATGTAGCTTTTCTTGAAATATATTGCTTTTTAGATTGTATTCTGTTGGCAACGGCTGTAAAAATATCTCCACCAAAAAATCCATATTTAATATTTTTATCTGTATAATGATTTCTAACCGTTTGTTTTAAGTGTGCCCAAAACCAATTATCTTTTGTCCTTGAAGATGTCAAGAATATCTGTTTTGTCTCCAAATATAAACCATTATAAGAATAAGGCTCAAGTGTTGGTTCAATGATTCCATAATATTTTTTGCCATTAACTAATCTCGCCTCATCTGTTATACTTATATTCGCACGAAGTCCACGAGAACTATCTCCACAAGCTGCTGCAAATATTTTTGAACCATTCCCATATTCAACAATAAGCGCATCTGTTGTTTCTGCTTTTCCAAATTTTATATATCCATCTTTTCTAAGTTGCTTCAATACTGGACTAATTCCCTTTTGTTCGCTACTTAAAAGGTCATCAATTTTTTCTTTTATTATTACATTGCTCTGTTGTAAAACACTTGATGTAATAATAATTCTAATACCAGGCAACAACAATGCCAAATCATTAGCAAGAACAGCTATAATAAAACTTTTTGACAATCCACGACTTGCGACAATATCCATAATATCGTTTTCCCAACAGTCTAATAAAATTTGCCGTTGAAAAAAATGCAATGGAATTTGTAAATAATCCTCTGTGTATATATCAAGATTATTCAAATAGAACATTTGCCATTCGGCTATTTTTCTATCATAATCTCTTTTAGATAATTTTTGTGTGCCCTTACCTTTAATTTGTTTTAATTCCTCTTTACCTATGTCAATCAAGATTATATTTCTCCAAATCATCTAATGATATATCAAAATCTCGTTTTCCTACCAACATATTAGCAAGCGGTCTCAAAACTAAATCCTTCTCGTATTGATGAACTTTATTCAAATCATAATTTCTCGATGGTTCAGAATAAATATCAGCAACATTTTTTTCGTCAATTAACCTAATCTGTTCGGCAAGGGCTTTTTCACTCATAGTCTTAGGTTTATTACTTTCAAACTCATCAACCTTTAAGATTGACATTTCTCTTGCAATACGATTTTGTATCTTATCAATAGTCTCATCGCCCTCATAGCGATGGTCGTTTATTTTTCTTAATAAAAGCCTATCACGGCACAAATCCCTAAAAGTGTCTTTCTGTTGGGCGTTTACAAATTCAGTAATACCCTGCGTATATCTTGAAAATGTTTCCTCAAGGAATGTGTAATCATCTACACTATCTTGTTTTCCCCAAGTATATTCAAGATTTTTCAAGTCTCTTTCAAGATTTTCTTTCGCCTCATATTTTGTATCTATATCAGACAAAGACACATCAGTAGCAGAAAAGTCAGTCCAAATATCTTTTTTCATTTTATACTTGTGTAATTCTGCCACATAATTACCTATAACATTTCTTCTTATATTCTTAGGAGTATCTTCATCGTCATCTCTAACCATCATTCTCGGCGTTTTATTTTTATTGTTGCTTAAAAATCTTTCCTCAATATTTCTCCATATTTCAAGAATAAATGGAATATCCATTTTCTGCAAAGTAAAATATGCAGCACTACGAACATTCCCATACCTACTTAAAAATATTTCAAACATTTTTTTACAACAATCTTTACAAAACGGAACTCTGCCATCAGAAAACGGAGACCAACTTTCATAATAGTTACTCTCTACTCTCATTCCGATACAATTTAAGGCTGGGGTATCGTGTCCAAGACACAAAATCATTTCTTCCGGTCTTTTCGATTTTTTTTGAGCCATATTTTACCCCTATGTACCTATGTACTAAAAAAGCAGAAGAAATAAATTCTCCTGCAATTTTACAATATTTAATTTAATACAATCGTGAAGTCTACAACTTTTCCTTTGCCACTCTCATAACAACAAAGTTTTGCACTCGCATCTGCCGATTTTCTAATTCTCATAGAAAAATCATCAATACCCATAATAGAACCAACGCCTATTGCGCCCTTTCTTACTCCACAGTTGCAATATTCATCAAAATGTTTATGACCGCCAATCATATAGTCAATGTTTATACCATAAATTTCACTATAATCTTTAATTGATTTTGCAAGATTTGGAACCTCGCCGTGAATACCAAGGCAATTATATCCAGCAACATTTTCAAAAATAAATCCAGTTTTATTTTCTACAATAGTAAAGTTTGGATTGTCCTCGTTCTTGATTTTTATGATATTGCTAATTATTTTATCGCTGCTATCACAAAGATGTTCATTCTTTTTTCCATCAAGCAATCTTAATTCATCGTGATTGCCCGATGTTTGATTATAAACAACGATTGTATATTTAGATAATTCTCTAAGCCATTCAGCCATAAAATTACCAAAATTGATTGCACTATCAATAACACCATATCTCAAAGACCATATCTGAGAATTTCTAATAAATCCTTCTGTGCTATCTCCAAGATTGTTTACATATAACTTTTTAATGCCAAACATTTTGATTTTTTCTACGGTCTTATTGAACAAATCTTTCATTCTTTGTTCAAATATTTCAGGACTATACTCATTTAAGATTTCACCCATAAGACCATAGACTTTCATATCCTTACCATAATGACAGTCTGCAATGTTCAGTTGCCATTCCATATCATTATGTTCAGGTTCAATATATTCAATTTTTATATTATTATCTTTATTTTTTCTAATACAATCAATCACTTTTTCCTCAAACATCTCATCACGAGCTTGTTCTCTAAGCCATTGATTATATTCTAATTTCTCTGTCTGTAACTTCTTTCGCTCTTTTTCAAGTTCTCTTTGTTGTTCCTTTAATTCTTGCAAAAGTGCGTCTGAGTCAGCGAATTTAGCTTGATTTGCTATCATAATTTTATTAAAAGCCTGAAATTTCTTTCTATATGCGCTTTCAGAATAATTTTGCCCCAAAAGGGAATTTAACACATATGCCACTTCTTCCCAAGTGCCAATTTGTTCCTTTTCAGAGCATATACGATAAATCAATTCATCTTCTGTTTCGCCTTCATATCGTTTATAACCCATAAAGTTATTCCTTATTCTTTCTCAAATACAGATTTGATTTGCACATTTGTCCCAATCATATCTTTAAGCAAGTCACTAACATTGACCTCAAGAACATCATCTTTCGTGTCAATAAAAATTGTCAACTCGCCATCTTTATCATAATCAAGAACACCAACCACATCTGTCAGTACAGTTTTTTCAAACTTATGTTTCATAATTAAACGCCAGCCATTTCATTAAAAAATAATGCAACATTCTTTTCAGCAGAATTTTGTCTCAGTTTTTCTTTCTTTTTCTTAGCATCATTAGCCTTCTTGAGTTCCTTACGAGCAATTTCCTTTTTTCTTGCCCGTAAAATCTCAAATTCGTTTTTATTTATATCTTCCTTAAAACGCTTTAGAGGCTTAAATTCTACTGCATTATATTCATCTACCCAAAAGATAGAACCATCTCTTTTGAAATTGTTTACTCTTGCGTGGGCATCAACTGTAACAAGTTCAAAAATACCAATATTAGGTACTTTAACTCTGCCGTTAAGCCTTAATTCATTTAAGATAACCCTATATAAGGCATCCATATATCTTTTAGCCATAACAGAAGTTGCATTTCCATACTTTGTCTCACTTGATAAGACGGTATAAAAATCTGATTTTTTAATATCACCATTCATCGTCTACATCATCTTCATTAGCTGCTTCAAGTGCGGCTTTATATCTTGCCTCCGAACACTCTCTCAGCTTATCTTTAATTTCCTTTTTAATCTTTACAGAAAAATTATCGTGCCCAACTCTATCTTCTTCAATAACTTTGATTTGATAACCTTTTGCATTTTTGTCCTTCGTCAAGAACGCATTTGGCATTTTAATTTCTGTTCCTGCTTTCATACCTTTAACATACTTTGTCTGAACCGTAGCAAAATAAGGAATGGAAAAAGAATAGTTTACAAAATTATCATTTTCAATCAGGTTGTCTATAACAGACCTATAAGTTCTAAAGACATTTTTCACATCTTCTTCGGTCAGATATGTTGATTTTGCAACCAGTCTACACATTCTACTTCCATTTATGTACCCAGCGGACAACTTTTCTCTTACTGTTTCCACCGTAACTTCCTGTGCGGGAATATGTTGTTTGATTACCGCCATCATCTCTGCGGTATCATTGTCATCGTTATCTAAAATATCTATAATGTCAGCCGTCTTTAGGTCTTTATTATAATATTTCTTTACAACGGTCAAAATAGAGTTTTTGTTAAATAGGTTTGTACCCTTGTTTCTATACTTTGCCATATTTTTCTACTTTTGATTTCTCCCTTCTTACCAATATGGTGGCACTGGACGCATTTTTATACGCCCAGCGCCGAGAAAAATAATTGCAATCCCATATTTATATAGCGCATCGGCAATAGCGCTGGAATGTACTTTCGGACATCTCCGAGTTCCCCTTCCATATAACGGACGAATTTGAAAGTCCCATTTTTGGCTTGGTTAAGCCAAATTTTGGAGTTTTTCGCCTTTATTTTTCTGCAATTTTTTAATCGTTTTCTGCAAAAACAAAGCAATTTAAGAATTTTTCACGGTTTGTTTTATATAAAACATTCAACATTTTCCTTGTGAATTTAACCGCAGATTTGTCAATCGGTCTGCCTTTACCGTCATTTTCAAGTCCTAACGCACTTTCGACTAAACGATTGATTGTTACAAGATTGTTTACCTTAACCTTTGACACTTGCTCCAAAAGTTTTTGAAATTCATCTATTTGACTACTTATGTTGTCACCTTGTTCTTTGCTTGTTTTTACAAAATTGTCATATTCATCTACAAGTTTTCTTATTTTAGACATTTGCCTATGATTTGGTTTTCCTTCAATTTTAACAAAAAAGTTTTCTGTTGGAATTGTATTTGTTGAACTAATAGGCTCTATCTCATCTAAGATTTCCTCAAGCCAATTCATAGGACATTCTAAATCATAGTTTATTCTGTCGTATATTTTCTTTTTATTTGCACGAACTACCTCAAATGGTATTTCTACTCCGTCTTTTGTATATTGAATATCCTTTGTGTGTTTCATAAATTTAGGATAATCGCATTTTATTTCTTTTTCTTTATTATTTCTACAAATTGTTCTTGTCATTTTCATACAAGGCATTTTTTGTATTCTGTCAATTTCATCCATTCCATTGATTTCATACTCTCTTTTGCATCCATCAATTATAATCTGCGCAACAACAGATAAAATGACAAAATTATCATATAATTCTTGCTTTGGTTCAGTCCAATAATAAGTCATAGCAAGTTGAGCTAAATTACTCGACCAGCCAATGCCTAACCTTGACTTAGCAAACTTATTATCCATTTGAGAATAAGCAAGTTTTGTATTTTCGTATGTAATAGAACTTTCTTTCAGTTGGTTTACAATCGTAGGAAATTCATCATAACACTTTTTTGCACACCTAACCATTACTGGATTATTTGTTGCAAAAATGAAATCAGAATCAAAATCTGCAATATGTTATCGTATAGGCTCTTTATCCCATACATCTTATGGTTTCCCATAAGTTCAGACTATCTCTTTACCCTCGTCTTATTCGTTAGGGTATTCGGCACTCTTGCAAGGATTATTGCTTGTCTGCTCACCTCGTAGTCGTTAAACCTTACTGCCTACTTTTATGACATTCAGCAGTCTTGGTAATTGATTGGCTTATATTAAATACTTAGCGTTCCAATTTTCACCGAATAATTTTTGAAAAGTGTTTCCACTTAACCGACCCATTTTATATTAAGCCATTAGTCCTATCTTGTAAATCTGTTCCAATACAGTTTACAGCAACAATATTTTCGCTAAACGGAAAATACTCTTTCATTTCTTTTGAATAAGTATTTTTTAAGTAGCAAATATTATTTGGGGAGTTTTGTGGTGAGCGTATTCCACATAAATATTCCCCATCTCCAAATCTTGTTGTATAGCATTGAATTGTTCCTTGCTCTTGTTTGAAACAAGGGTCATTTTCCCAATTCTCACCAACGCTATATAATAATAAAGCATACGGATTGCCACACATAGTTAAGTTGTCTGCATTTACAGTTATTTTTCCTTTGCGTAATCGTTCAACATAAGCAAAGATTATTTTTCGCTTTTCTGTTCTGAACCACTTACTGTTTGCAAAATCATTATTCTGCTTATATAAATCTGCAAGCATTTCATAATGATTAACTTCCGTTGCATTTAATCTTAAAAATCTTTCAAACTCATTGTCATCTTTTTTTATTCGTTCTACATATTCCAAACTATGCGCCGCAAGTTCTCTAATATCTTTTTTATTACACGGCAATGAGTTTATCATTTGATAGCTCATCTGTTGAACATCGCCAAGTTTACTTTTGTGGTCTGTTTTCACAACGCCAAAGATTGACCCATCGTCATTTATTCTATCACACCAATATTGATATGGGTTATCTCCCATTAACTCTGTAAACTTTTTCCATTTGATTGCATTATCCGTTGTGATAACCTTGATATTTTTCATCAAATGTTTCACGCCAAACATATCTTCAATCTCATAGGTTTCATAATCAACGCCGCTATTTTTGCACCAGCCCTTAAAGAATTTTTGCAAGTTTGTTCTAAATCCGCACATCTTAAAGAAATGATTACGCAACAAAATCATACCATTGGCATACTTCGGCATTATGTCTGTATCTATAAGCCCCATACCATCCCACAGTGTGTTTTTAATGTTAATTTCTGTCTTATCGACCACGCACTTTTTTGTCGGTACTCGTATTTTCTTATAAACCTTTGCGGCATATTTTTTACCTTGCTCTAATGCCTTAACAAATTTTTCTCTTGTTTTTTCTTCGTCTACAACTTTTTTTTCTACAAAATATTCATCTGCTTTAACAATATTTCCATTTGTTTTGAAATAACTATCTTGGTCTTTAAGAATTAGAACATCTTGAATGGGAATATGAATTTTCCCAACAATGGTACTTGTAGTCAATGGAGCATAAGCCGACATCTCAACAATCTTTGCCTTTTCTTTGTTCATTTTTGTTCCAAGACCCATTGTCAGCCAATCATAAGCCTCATCATAATATTTTTCGTTAATAAAGATAGATTGCCCAACCTTGGCTTTAGACGGCGTTCTAAACAGCATTATATAGTGTATTGTGTGCGTTTTCTTTATTTTACCGTTTTTATCTCTTGTGGTATAATCAACAGACACGCCGTTTTGATAAAACTCATCACGAATTTCCTCCATAGACTTTTTAATGAACTTATCTTTATTCCTATGAACATTCTCCATAATTTCATTTAGTCGCTTTGAAAGATTTTCGTCAGACTTATCGGAATTATCAATTAAATTTTGTATTTGTACAACTTTTTCTTCATAAGACTTTGAGCCAAAGTCAAACTCTAAGCAAATAATATCTCTTGTAGACTCTCCACGATAAACATTTAAGCCCTTTGATATAATAAAGTCACTAAATAGAGAATTATTAAACATTGCGTCTGTATAATCAAGCCTATCTCTGACACCTAAATTATATTCATAAAGCGTTCCAGCTTTAATGTTTTTGATTTTAATTCCAAATTCCGACAATCTATCACTCCTAATATCGTCTGTGAGCCAAAATTAGCCATTTTTATATTTAAGTAATGTAATTTCACTATTAAGCACTAAAAACGCCTTAAATTGGCTCACACAGCCTCTCAGCGGTATTTAAGTACCATACGAAAGTATTACTTTGTGAATTCATCACAATTAAATGCTCTTTCAACACCAAATGTATTGCAAATAGTCAAATTTTCATAAACTCCATAAGAATATATATATAAATCAGTGTTATCATAACCTGAACGCTCTATGATAACCTCATTATTTCTATTAAAGTTTTTGTTATATGACATTTCAGACCACACATCGTCACTTCCTTTCGTTTACGCTTGACATTATACCATAAATCAAAGCGTTTGTCAATATTTTTTTTATCAGTACCAAAATGTGCTCGATTTATCTTACATTGTAATTATACCACATTTTGTCCCATTTGTCAATAGGTATTATATATATTTAATAATTTATTTACAAATAATAAATAATAATAAATATAATATAAAATCATAATATATAATAAAATAATAAATAATTAAATAAATAATTATATATAAATATAATAATAAAATATATATAAATAAAAATATAATATATATAATAAATATATATAATAATAATATAATAATAATATAATAATAATAATATAATAAAATATATAATAATAAATATATAATAATAAAATACCTTATATTATATAATATAGACAGATGTATGTACCAAATCGTAATAATACAGGGTGTTTTCCCGTTGTAGTGAACGAATAGACATTGGAAATTACAGCGTTGCTTGCAACGCCCGAAACGCAGTTTCGTAATATTCCGCTGTCGTGAAACGCTTATGCGAAGCGTTAGCAAGCATATGCGTTAGGCGTAGCCGGTCAAAGACAGCCAGCACGCTGGTGCGATAGCACTGGTGTGCGGTATAAGTAGCCATTGGGGATGTATGTCTTAGGAGATGTATGTTATATTATATTATTATATAACTTATAATATACGCGCGTGTGCGTGTGCGTGCGTAATATAAGTTTATTTATTAAGTTTTTTATAAAATATCAAAAAAGGTCTTGACAAATGAACAATTTTGTGGTATAATAGAGGAGAAATTACAAAAGGGGTGATTTGTATTGACTTAAAGTTAGGAAAAAAGTATAAATATAACCAACTATGTTCAATTTTTAACATAAAGCCAGAAAGAGGCTCAAGGCAAAAGAGCCAATTATCTGCTTTAAGAGAAAAATATGACATAGAAAAAAATGGCAATGTGTATATCGTTCACAAAGAATATAGCAAAGATGAGATTGTTGCAAATGTAAAATATGGAAAATATAAAAAACTAATCGAACCTATGCTATATACTGTACTCTCACAGCCAAATAAAAGCGTTATGAGAGTAGATATGCACGAACTAATGGAATTTCTTGGCATAGTAAATAAAGATTATCATTATGCAAAATATCACCCCAAGGAGTGCATAGAGCAGATTGACAAGGGGTCTGTCGCTGGACTCACTATCTTTTCAAGAGAAAGTGAACCGTTATTAAAAAGAATTATTACTGATATTCTCAAAGATATGCAAGATAGGTGTCTTATTAAAGTCAATATGATACCTATGTTCGCCAAGAAGTATATAGACGCCAAAGATAGAAAACTTTACACAAAGGTTTGGGAGGCAGATAAGAAAAAAGATATTCCAAGATTACTTGAGGCAAAAAGAGAAGTTCTTAAAGAATTTAAGATAGATTACTGGGAAGATTTACAATATTCACAGTTTGGTAAAGCAAAAGATATTATTGCAAATAAATTAGAAATAGATTATTTTTACTATGAGTATGAAATTATCTTAAACAAAGAAGGTCTAAAAGAATTTATTATTGAGGACTATTCAACGCTCAGAAAAATTTTGAATAAAAAGATACAAGAAAAAACAAAAGCCTCAAAGCAAGGAAATCTTAAATTTCTCACAAATGGCGAAAAAGATGTTTATGTGGAATATTTCATATCCACAGAAACAGACTATAAACTTAGAGAGAAGAAAAACGATGAACGGACACAAGACTGAGACGCTTATTGTTGAACCAAAAGAATATCAAAAAGAAATAAAATATTCTACAATCGGACATATTTGTGATATTCAATCGGACAAAAAGGAAGGAAATTTTTATGAATGTGAAAGAACTTATTGAACAACTACAAAAGGTTAAAAACAAATCATTGCCCGTAAAATTTTTTGGATATAGTGGATATGTTCAAACAATCAAAGAAATTGAAATGAAGAAAGATTATCTTGAGGTAAAATAAAATGACAAACTTTGAGAAAATAAAAAATATGAATATTGAAGAAATGCTAAGATTTTTAGCACACATTGATACTTCTTTTCATATTACTCTTGATGGAAATAAGGTTGTCAATAACAAAGGATATATTTACCGATGGCTACAAGATGAGGCTGTAAATTATGACGAACTCAACACACAAGAAGATTATAGCGGTTGATTTTGATGGTACATTATGTGACAGTAATTATCCTCTTTGTGGAGAACCTATAATTCCAGTTATAGATGAATTACTTAAAGAAAAAGAAAATGGAGCAATTATAATTCTTTACACTATGCGTGAGGGAAAAGAATTAAAAGACGCTCTTGATTGGTGTCGCTCTTATGGGATTAAATTTGATGCCGTCAATGAGAACTGTATGTGGGCAAAAGAATATTTTGGAAACACAAGAAAAATATTTTATACAGAATTGTGGGATGATAGAGCGCATAATGTAACCAATATAATCGAAAGAAATAAATTATGTTCAAAATAATTAACATAAATAGACACTATGTCAATAATATTAAACATAAAAATAATGGGGGATAATATGCCTTTGAAGATATTTTTCATTATGCTTTCTTTTATTTTAGGATGTTACATAGTAGAATTAAATCAAAATAATAAATTCAAACATAACATCTTAATTGGGACGATTGCATATATATTTTTACTCATTATACCTTGTTTGATTATTTTTATATAAAAAACGGAGGAAAATAATTGATTTATTTTGATAATGCGGCAACAACGCCATTGTCTAAAACGGTTAAAAATAACATTAAAGAAAATCTTGACTTATTTGGAAATCCAAGTTCAATATATTCTATTGGGTATAAATCAAAAGAGATTATTGAAAATTCAAGAAAAACGATTGCGGAATGTTTGAATTGTAAACCGAGTGAAATTTATTTTACAAGCGGTGGTTCTGAAAGCAATAGCTGGGCATTACAAGACAAATTTTATTGTCACGATTATGAACATCATAGTATCTTAAATAATCCAAACAGACAAAGAGAGAGAAACCATAATTATATTTATGCACAAATGCTTGTAAATAACGAGACTGGTACTGTTTTTATTGGTGATATTAAAATGGCAACAATGATGAGAAATAATAGAGTGCATTGTGATGCCACGCAAGCCATTGGAAATATAGATGTTAATGTTAAAAAACTCGGAGTAGATACTTTATCATTTAGCGGACATAAGATTCACGCACCTAAAGGCGTTGGTGTACTTTATATTCGTGAGGGGATTAAAAGACCCTCTATTATCTATGGCGGAAAGCAAGAAAGGGGCATAAGGGGTGGCACAGAAAACATTTTAGGCATTTCCGCTCTTGGCGTAGCAGTAAGAGAAGCATACGATGTGCTTTCATACAAGCGAAGCCACTGCTCTTTACTTAAAGACCATTTGATTGAGCGCTTAAATGAACTTGGGATTGATTATATTATCAACGGTGAAAGTGGTATTTATTCTACAATTCCAAGTATTGTAAGTTTGAGTATTAAGGGAGTTGAAAGTGAAGCTGTGCTTATGCAACTCGACCTTGATGATATTTATGTGTCTGCTGGTTCTGCTTGCACTGCTGGAGATTTAGAGCCGAGCGCAACTTTGAAATATTTTAATGTTCCTGATGATTATATCGGTGGAACTATCCGTTTGTCTTTTGATATTAGCAACACTTGCGATGAAATTGATATATTTTGCGAAAAATTAGCTAAGATTGTTAAAAAATGTGCTTGACAAATAAATAAATATGTGGTATAATGCAAGTACAATAATTCAAACGGAGGTAAAACAATGATTTTTGTAATCTATGGTCTAATGTTCATTTGGCTTGTTGTATTTGCATATAGTCCACGAAAACGGAGATAATTATGTGGATAAAATTTGATAAAAAAATAAAAACACGAACAGAGAACTTAAAACCCGGAGATGTATGTTATTTTGAATATGGCGATTATGATAACTGGGTTACAATGGTTTTCGATTCTGTAAGTCGTGATGGAAAATGGTATAAAATAGAATTTCATTCTGTGTTTAATAACACTAAAGAAGCCGTTTATACCGATGATAATTTTTTTGATGTTATTGGAAAGGAAAAATAATGCAAACATTTTGTGATAAAACAGATTATCCAAACATTAACGAGTGGCTTAATGCTACGATTGGAACAATATGTGATAAAATTGGAGATACTTTAATTCAAATGACATATTCAGATACAAAGGTTGAAAGAGAAAAATATTATAAAATTTGTCAAGATTATATTAAAGAAATTCGTGAGGTAATCAATGGCTGATAGTTACAATAAAAAAATTGAAAAGTTTGCAGGTGCAATTATTAAACATAAAAAGTTGGAAGAGCTTTGTGCTATTTTACGAAGATATGATGTTTTGACAAAAGAAAAATATTTTAATGGTTTAGAAAACATTGACGATGTTCCTTTTTGGGAAGTTAATTTTTTTTCACAGGATTGACCTATATGAAATATTCTATTAAATACAAAAATGCTTATGCAAAATTGATGTTGGACACAGAAGATGACGATGTTTATATTATTGGCTGTTCTGACTTTCAGTATAATGGTTACTCTGTAACAGTATTATGTGAAGGTCAATCGCTATATAGTGCAATTAAAGATTTTGTTGAAATGACAGATGAAATAATCGACACCATAGACAATAAGGAGGAAAACTAATGGTAAAATTTGTAAAGCTAAACCCAAAAGCACATACTCCAACACAGGGCAGTAAAATGGCTGCTGGATATGACCTTTATGCCTGTATTCCAAGTGATGAAAAGTCTTTTGTTCATATTTCTCCGCATAGTACAGTAAAGATTGGGACAGGGCTTGCCATTCAGCCCCCTTGTGGATATTTTGGTGCTATTTTTGCCAGAAGTGGTTTTGCAACAAAACAAGGATTAAGACCCGCTAATTGTGTTGGTGTTGCGGATTATGATTATACTGGTGAATATATAGTTGCCATTCATAATGACACAGACTTTACAAGAATTGTTCGTCACGGAGATAGAATTGCTCAATTAGTGTTTTTGCCCTATGCTGATGAGGAATTTGTAGAAGTTGAAAATCTTAATAAAACAGAGCGTGGAGATGGCGGTTTTGGGAGTACAGGTGAGTAATGTTTAGATTTAGATTATGGATTGCTAATAAATTGCGCTCTATTGATATGTGGCATAGAAAAGAAGCTGCGTATTATTGTTTTGTTAAAGACTATAAAAAGTATTTACAATTCATTAAAGAGTGTTTAATTAAGAGCACTAACAGAAACGGCAATGACGGATTGTATATAGACACAAAGAATAAAACACTTATGTGTTATAAAACACAATTCTATTCCAATAGCTTACCAAAAGAATGGTATAAGACAGATAATACAAATCCGTTTGTAGATGATAGCAACAATGCGTTTACAGACCAGTGTTATGATTATATAAGACGATATTTAGGTCTTGGGCGTAAAGATAGATATGTTATTTACGATGAGTACAATCATCAAAAACCGCTTGGTTGTTATAAAGAAGGAGATATGGTAACCATTTGTGTATATTACAAGAAAGGCACTATATGAATAAAGACAAACTTGAAATCGACAAGAATAAGGTTCCATTTGAGACCAGAAAAAACATAAATCTTGCACTTAATCGTGATGGTTGTGCACTTGTAAATACAAAATGGCTTGTTGAGGAAAACTTTGAACGAAAAGAGCCTACTGTCGAAAATGTTATAAATAGTGATTATATTTATATTGCTGATAAAAGGTTTTTATATCAAGAAGAACCAAGAATTATACGAAAATGTAATGTTCGTTTTCGTGATATACTGGCATATAATGAGAAAAGTTTTTATATGCCCAATGTAGGTCGAAATAATATAATAGTGTTCTCTATTGATGATTATAAAAAGACTTGGGCATTTTCGCCTTGTGACTTGGAAGGGAGTATTTGGATTCGTTAAATAAATATAGATTTGTTTTTTATAAAAATAATAATCCTTTTTAATATACAAGAAAATATAGAGAATTTTATAAGGAGATGGAACAGAAATGCGCAAAAAAGTAATCAGTATTTTATTGATGGCGATTGCAATTTGTTGCCTGTTTACTGGATGTACTGAAGCAGAAAAAGTAAATTATAATATTTCAAAAGAGTCGAACTATTTTCAAAGTGAACGCCGTGTAACAGTTTATAACGCCAGAACAGATAATGTTATTATGTGCCTTGAGGGCTATATTGATATTTCAAATAACGACAATGATGAACTTGTTGTTACAGCAAAAGTCGGCAAAGACTCATATAAGAAAAATTATGTTTATTTGAATGATTATACACTTTATGTTGTAGAGGATATTAACGGAACGCATACAGACCCCTATCATTATAAGGTGTATTTTAATACGAGCGTTCTACCTGATGTTGAGGTAAAGCCGTGATAGAAAATAGTTAGTTTAACACTCCAAGATGGTTATGTGTAGTCGGCAATAAACAATTTGATTTAAGAAAACTTGGACATATATGATTGAGAGGTTTATTTATTGAATGTTGCATTTCTGTTATACATACAAAAAAGCAATAAGATTACCTATTACTGATGACAACATAGAGAAAACTGAAATCGCTCAAGATGATAAAACGCCGTTTTGGGAGAGCTTTGTGAATAGCCGTGGTCAAAAATATATTGATTTGGTTTTAGATTTTCACTATCCTATTGTCAGATGTTATAGCTTTGATGATGAAAATTTTTCTGCTTATCAAACAAAGGCAAATTATTTAAGTGACAAGGAAAAAGAACTTTTTGCTCCATATTTTGATAAGTTTGGCATTAAATATAATATTGATGATTTAAGAAAGATAGATTGTCGTTGGTATTGTATGCTTAAAGAGCCTGATTGTTATGATGTTGATGTTGACCCTGATTACTGGACAACACTAATTTAATTGGAGGATATTAAGATATGTATTTTTTTGAACAGAAAGCCATACTTCCTATAACAGATGATATTTTAAGACAAACAGGTGGCATTGAAAGTCTCAGAGAAAGAGTGTGGAACGCTGATGGGGTATATTTGTCAAGTGATGGAATTGTAGTACCAATTTTTTCTGAATATCGTCTTGCTCATCATTATGGTAATAGCGATAAACGAAAAGAATATGAAATGATAAGAGATTTGGGTAATAAAAAAAAGAAAGATATTGCGCTACTTCTTGAACCGCTTGAAATTGAATATAATCCTGATGACTTAAAATTTGTAGAATATCAAGCCAATGACGGTTGGGTGTCTTATAAAAAGAATTATCTTGAATTATTAGAAAGGGAAAACTATTGAACGACATTATTTTTGAACGAGTATGGGCAATGCCAAACGGCAAAACATTTACTATAAAGCCCATTAAAGAGTTTGTAGAAACAGAAGTGAATATGGGGGGGGGTGATTGTTGACCCATTTGCCAATGGTTGCAAATACGGAACAATCACAAATGACCTAAACCCTGAATTTAATACAGATTATCATTTAGATGCGCTTGAATTTCTCAAGTCTATTCCGAATGAAAGCGCCGACCTTGTTCTCTATGACCCGCCATATTCCATTACACAAGCCTCGACCCTTTATAAAGAATACGGCAAAGATAAATTGGAAGCTCTGCAAAGATAATATTGCACGCATATTAAAACCGCACGGAAGAGTAATTTGTTGCGGCTGGAATACAAATGGATTAGGTAAAAACAGAGGGTTTGAAATGACCGCTATTCTTGATGTTGTTCACGGCGGCAGTAAAAACGACACATTAGTGACATTAGAATATAAATTATAAAGATTGTAACATTGGGTAGCTTGATGAAAATGTAAAGCCTATTCGTATTACAATCTAAATCTTAAAAGAACAGTCCGAAAACTGTTCTTTTTTTTATATTTTCAAAATAACGGTAAAAACACAGCACTTTTTATATGTGATTGAAAAACTGCCATCACAGACTCTGCAACATTGGGTTGATAAAATTCATATAAAAAGTAGCATAAAACACGATGAATATGATTTTTTGGTACATACAACTGTCATACTGGAAATCAAAAGAATATATTATATATATAATATAAACAGTTGTGCGTACCAAATCGTCATATTGGTGGGGAAAAGTCTGCACTTTATATATGAATTTTGGAAAATGGAGTGAAATTAAAAAGTGATGGTAAAACACGATATGTTTGTGGAGTAAAAATTTTGTGGTTTGGAAAAGAAAAGGTGGTGGTGTAAGAAATAAAGGTATTTTTGTAGTGGGGTGGGTGGAATTGCCGCAGTCGATTTGTAAATTGTTTACGGGGTGACTATTTGATAAATACCCCCACCACTTAGTATAGCAATAACTACTATATATAGTGTATAATATGGCTTTTTAAGTGATTATATACAAGATATAGCGTCTGATGGTGTGTCTTGTATTATGTGGTGTTTTTTCACTAAAAAGTGCTGTATAAATAAAGTTATCGCTTACTTTTAGTAAATTTTTGTATTTACTAAACAGTCGTTTAGTATTAAAAATGGATTTACTGGCAAGGGGTGCTATATCCCCCCAGGGGGGATGCGGGGTAACCGTGCGGGCGGTCTTTGCTGGTGTTCTGGTCTTTGGTCATACCACACACCAACACATTATACAATATATTATATAATATCATATACAATACAACTATTGCATACTATCCACACACCCACACCCCACACTTGTTACCGTCCTATTATTAGTACAGTCTATTATACTATATATAATAATACAATATACAAATCAACTATATAATACTATATATTATCACACTATATTATTATATATTATATTATTATACTATATATTATTGTATTATATACCTATACACTATACAATATAACTATATATAATATATACTATTTACTATTATAATATATCATATTTTATTATTATATCTAATATCGTATATTATAAAACAATATAATATATTATATTCTAAATTATATTATTGTTTATTATTATATTATTTTATATTGTATATTACATATCCTAATAATACAATATTATATTATTTTATATTATACTATTCTAACAGTGTATATATATACATTATACAGTATAATTATACAAGATACTATCTGTATAAGCATTTCCCCTATATTTTAATATAATAGTAAACTATAATATATACTATGTCCTGAGATGTCATACAACGCCCTATAATGGGCTTTTATGCTTAGTAATATAACTATACTATTTTTTAATAAAAACGCCAAATAATTATATAATGAACACTTTATAATAATCTGTCTATTATCTGACTTTACAATGTGTAATATATTATATATGCGCACTTATTCATATATAAAGGGGTAGGCGGCTATATATAAGAATGAAAATAATATATATAATATAAGCGTTATAGTACACTTTTAATAAATCTGTACTATAATAGGCAATTTTTGGCTTTTGTTGATTATCTGAAAAAAGGGGTTGACAAGGTGCGCCGGGTGTGGTATTATGGAGACAGTCAAGGGGAAAGCCCAAACGACAAATAAACACGGGGCGCCGATACGCTGGAGGTTTACATTATGTATAATTATTATGATGAGGTTTTACAGGCAGTAGAAGAGGCAGTAAAAGACGGATACAGCCCGGAGGACTTGGAGCCGGTAGACTTGGAGGACTACGCCGAGAAGTTAAACGATGTCCTGTGGGTTGACGATGCCGTAACGGGCAACGCTTCCGGTTCTTTCTTCTGCAACGCATACAAAGCAGAGGAGGCTCTGGCGGGCAATTGGGACTTGGCTGCCGAGGCGCTGGAGTGCTTCGGTGATGATGTCAACCCGTTTGAAAAGGGGGCGGAGTGGGTAGATGTCACAATTCGTTGTTACTTGCTCAATAGTTGCATCAGTGACTATATCGAGCAAAACGAAGATGACCTAACGGAGCGCATTGAGCGCATCAACGCCTAAAAAATAGTTGATAATTAAACAAAAGGGCGGGGACTTCCCGCTTTTTTGTTTACCATAAGATTTTGGCACATTAAAGCGTGATATTTATTGAACACTTGCCCATTATTTGGCACTTCTGAAAAATCTGTATTAAATCAAAAAAACGCTTGACTTTTTTATGTGGGTATGATATTATATAATCGTTCTAAGGGAGGAACGAAAAAATAAAAAAGGATGGTATTTTACAATGACAAAATACACACAGAAAGAATTAAAAAATCTTGTTGCTATTGGTGCGGCGGTGAATCTTACCAACGAATCAGCCGAAAAAATCCCGGCACGATATGATAAAATAGGGTACAGTTGCGGCATCTATGGCATTAACGGCGGTTTAATTCGAGACACTGATACCGGGGCATTATACGCTATCACTGCAAGAAATTCTATGCTTGCAAGAATTTTTTAAGAATTAAAGGAGGCTAAAAAATGAAAAACTTCAAAAAGGGCGATTTGGTAAATTATATTGACCATTACGGCACACCCTGGAATGGCATCATTGCCAAAGAGGCGGACGCATACGGCGATTTTGGGCTATATCTTTTGTATGGTAAAAACATAGACTATTCAACGGTTGAGATGGTGAGCGGTAGCTCGCTACACGAGGGTTTTAACTCGTTTGCAATGTAAACTAAACCGGGGACTTTTGCCCCGGTTTTCTTTTGCCGTTTGAGTTAGTCGCCGCTAACTTATATATAGGTTAGTCAAAATATGCTATAAAATCCTTTTTAATGGCTTTTTTGCTTTATTCAATAACTTTAACGCCTAAAACATAAAAACGCCATTTTGACCCATTTATGGCGATATTTTGTACTATTCTGTTATGTTTGTATGTTTCAGTGTTGGATAAGACTTTAACGCTTTACTTTGCCAAAGTCTTACTGCCGTTTTTTTTACACTTCCCACACTTCCCCGCTTCTAATTATACTCACTTTTGCGGCAAAAGTCAATAGATATTTTGTTAATTTTATTTGTAAAATTGCACAAATATTTGGCGGTTTATTTGTGCAATTTTACAATAAAATTTTTCTTGCTTTTTAGGTGGTGGGCTATAATGGATATAGGCTAAAGCTAAAAACGCCATACAAGGGCGCACACGGGGCGGGACGGTGTATATATAACTTGACCGCTGCGGCGTTTTATTTTTTTTTGGTAAATTTATAGAAAAAGACTTGACAAGAACGGCAAAAAGTGGTATAATATATAAAAATGGACAAATTGCGCCATTATGCCTATTTTTAGGCGTGGCTCATAAGACTTTAACGCTTTAGTGTGATAAAGTGCCTACTGAACGGATAGTATAATTTTATACTGTTTATAGGTGAATTATGCCCAAAAATAAAAACTAAACGACTGTTTAGAAATAAACGGTTTGGTAATCGTGCGTTCAAAAATGCCCGCAATAGGTAATTGAGCTTAGGGTAATCGTGCGTTCTGAATTTTGCCAGCAAGTCTTATAGGGTAATCGTGCGAGTCAAAATACCGACCACAAAATGTTTATTTTGCAACAATTAAAAGATTACATAAAGCTAAAATCATATAGTCCACGGGGCTATATTTTTTTATTTATTTTGTGCGATTTTGCCCCGCATAATAAAACAGACCGCTAACGCCACGGGTTTATATATTTGGCTGCGCTGGATTTTGCCAGTGGGATAATTATAACGGTTTTCCGTGACAATTTTTGCACGCAGTTTTTGTTTATTGTACGCACTTTTTACAATGAGAATTTGTTAAAATAACGGAGTTTTATCCTACTTTTTAACATTGGTTTTTATATAATAATGGTAATTATATCTTGTGATAATTATACACATTTAGACTATTAACTTTGCCAAATAAAGTATATAAAGAAATAATATAAAAGTAGACCGCTTTTATATTCTGTCCGTTCTTTTTGTTATTTGACTGTACTATTTTTAGGACTATGGCTAAAATAAAAGCTGCTTATTTTTTATCATTCAGAATACAATTTATTGTAAAACAACATAGACATAACAACATAGACAACATTATATAGACATAGTAAGATAGACATATTATCATATATTATATACATATTATATTATAGTGGTTCAAAAACGAAAATCAAAAATAGAAAATAAAAATCGTTTTTAAGAATTGAAAATTAAAATCAACTTTCAAAATCAAAATTAAGATTTGAAAATGAGAATCGAAAATCAAAATTGAATTCAAAAATTAGTCAAAATAACTAAAAAGATTTGTGCATTTTGACTATTGCAATTTGCGTTTGGATTTGGTATAATTAAGTCACAAAATCAAACAACGGAGGAACACAAAAATGAAATTTAACATTGACATTGAACAGTTCACAAAGCAATTTAACAAAGAATACAAGTTCTTGTATGATAATGATGATTATGTAGCTGGATATAGGGAGGCGGTTGAAGCATTTGACAACTTTGTTGCCGAACACGCCGAGTTCGTTGGTGAATTCGTTGAATATCGCCGTGACTTTGTATCAAGTGACCGTGAAGCGGCGGCGTTTATGTTTGCAATGGAAGCACTTGCGAATAATTTTGACTTGGATAAATATGTAAATAAAAACCCGCAAAGTCTTTTGATACCTGTATATCGTGGCGGTCATTGGATTTATGAATTATAAATAATAGGAGGAAAATTAAAAATGAAATACAGAAAAACACTTGAAAAGGTAAAAGAGATATACGATAACGAGGGTGGCGACTGGTTGTCTGGTGGTTCTTGGTCTGGCTACTCATATCGTGAAGTTAATAAAGAATTTACAGAAATTGTAAATTATTATCTTAACATCGGCTATACAATCAACACAGCAACAATGAATACAAACGGCGATGAAATTACAAAAATTGACCTTGTAGATAATATTACTCATAAACTAATTCGTGTTGCACTATTTGGTGTTAGTGGCGAAGAGTTTAACTGGATTATTATTGTATCTGAAATTAAAATTGACTTTGACTTTTTGGGTAATTCATTTGCGCCGTATATTCACGCAACGGAAAATGTACCGTTTATTACATTTACATACAAGGAGGAACATAATGACTATGGTATCAACTGAACAGTGCGAACAGTTTATTAAAAATCTATTCAAAGAAAACGACTACAAAGAAATCAATGTAACTGGATTCTGGAGGGAAGCGGAACTATCTGGATTGTGGGTGCGTGGCACATTTGATTCACCTATGACAAGTGCAGTATTAAAACTGTTAAAAGTAAAATATTATTATGCACCAAATCCAAAAGATGACACTTGTGTGTTTTTACCTGTTTTTCGTTAGTTTGCACAAAAAAATAAAACAATGTTTGTGCATTTTGACACTTGTATTGGTATTACTTTTGTGGTACAATATAGATGTAATGAGGGGTAAGCAATAATAAATAACCCCGTACAGAAAGGTAAATAAAATGAGTGCTTACATTGTAGACAACAAAACTATTCACGCAATAGTCAAAGGCTTTAGAGTTTATTTTGATGCCGGAGATTACAACAATGCCGTACCGGTTATCACAAGCGTTAAAGCAATGTCAAACGCAATAGGTCAATCATTACTAAATCAGAATTACAAATCAGTTAATTGCAGATACGGAAAAAACACTGAAACACCTAAGTATAACTACGAAGATGTTAAAATCAATGAGGGCATTTTGATAGGCTGCATTGATTGCTATGAGTATCAGGCGTGCGAAACTGACGACTATTTCAATAGTGATATTCATTTCTCACTTTTAAGACTGAAAAACAAAATCATTGAAAGAATGATTAAAGAAAAACGGCAAGAAATTCCGTGGGGCTATGCAGAATACATAAAACGGAATAAAATTGCCTATTGAAATACATTGTTTAATATGCTATAATACAAGTACAACAAAGGTAAGGAAGCCAAATAAGAAAGGAAATCAATTATGATTATGACAAACGCAATGTGTAAACTATTTGTGGAACAAGTAAATCAAATGCTAAATAAAGGCGTAGATACCGTAGAGTTTTATTCGGCTAATAAAAACAACAGTGTTTGCAATCCATTAAAGTATGACGATTATATCGGCTATACCGACCAATTTGAATGGGACAGAAACATTGAAATTGACGAAATTAAAAAAGAATTAAGAGATTATTCTAACTTTGCCTATAAAGTAATGAGTAAAAAAGAATATGAGCAGTGGTTGCTTGGAAACGACTATAAACATTTTGCTGATTTATTTAGTCCGTTCATTGGAATTTTTGTCTTATATAAATAATAGGAGGTTAATTATGGAACGCACATATTACATTAACGGAATTCAATGCGATGAGCAAGAGTTCTTGCAAGAAGTGGTAAATGCTGGTGCTATGGTACAAGATATTGTAGACTTGGCAGATGGTTATTCTTTTGTTGGTGATAATGGAAATATGTTTGATGTTGAATTTTTTGAGGATTAAACATAGATAAAAATATATAACAACTATTGTAAGAATTTAATCATTTATACAGATTACACAAAAATACATATAAAATTTTGTGTAATCTGTATATTGACAAGTGTTGAGATTTATGCTATTATATAATTACCAAATAACAAAGGAGTTAATTATTATGACGATTAAAGAAATCATTGCAGAAAATCAAGTTGATAACATTGAATTTACCGTTTGGAAAGATAATGGTTTTCATAAATATAATAGTGATTGTATTCCGCACTTTGATTATATTGACTATTGTGGAGCGACACTTTATGACCTTGCCGAAGTTACTGAAAATGAAATAATCTTACAATGTTGTCCTCCAAGTATAAGTGATAACGATGTTAGAATCGATATTAACACTGAATATGATTTCTTTGATTTTGATTTTTATATTCTTAATCAACAAGAGTATTATAATTATGAAGGTTGTGTGCCAGATATTGACGAAGAGCCAGAATCTACACTATTGTTTGTTTTTGAACCTAATTTCTTGAAAAAACTAACAGGAGGATTAAACAATGACTGAATACGGATTTTGCGGGTTGGTATTTTTTGGTGCAATAGCTATTTCTATTATTGTTGCTGTTATCTTAGACTTACATTATAATAACAAGAATAAAAAACGAGAAGAATCGCTAAAAAAGCAATATAATAGAATGAAAGATGCAGAGAGCGCAGCTTTGTTTGAAGCTATTGCTTTTGCGTATGACAGTAGTACAGAGAAAGTTAATTGATATAGGAGGTAGTAGAAGTGAAATTCAATCTAAATGATTACCAAGGCAATTATGTAATGCACTGCAAAACTGAAGAAGAAGCTGAGAGCTTTTGCCGATTTCTTCACCAAAATGGCAGAAAATGGCGTACCGGAGATAGTTATCTGGAGTATGATCGCTGGTATAACTATGAAAGAGATACCGTATATTTCTTCAATGATGGTTTGTTTTGTGATGTTGCATTTGCCAAACGGAAAGAAGGCTGTACAATACTTGAATGGAGCGATTTTGTGGAAGATGAAGAAACCGTAAGTAAGTTTACGCTTGACGACTTAAAACCTGGTGACTTTATCAAGCTCAAGTATAACTCAGACTGTTGTGTGTTATTTGTTTACATATACACAAATTTAGATGGAGGAACAGTCGTTTTTGAAGAGCAACACACTCACACTAAATATACAAAATTCTTTCATAGTGACCTAACAGCTGTGAGTGAGTCTGGAAGTGAGTGTGCTAATGATATAATGCAAGTTCGTCGCCCAGTTCATCCGTCCGATGTATGCGGTAACATCTTTGACGATTGCAAAGGTTGTTTACTCTATGCAAGAGAAAAAGAGGAAGAAATGACTCTTGATGAAGTTTGTAAAGCCCTCGGTAGAAAAATTAAAATAGTCACAGAACATCAATCTAACTAAATATTTTGTAATCTAATATAATATATCTAACAGATGAAGTTAAAAATACTAACTTTTCTGAAATTTCTATTGACAAACGGGTTTGTTTATGGTACAATATAGACAAATCAAGAAAACAAAGGAGACAAAAACAATGATTGCTTATCTGAAGCCAGAATTGTTGGAGGAATTGAAATGACGAGCTACGAAAAACTCAAAAATATGAGCATTGATGAATTATCGAAATTTATATTAGCGAACTTTATGAATGACGGCATATCAAGTGACCCGTGCGTTGGAATAGATGCTGTTGATATAATTGCAGAATGGCTTAACAGAGAGGTCGAAGAATGACAAATTTGGGCGGCGTGATATGAACAGATTTGAACATTGGGAACGGATTATCTTAGCACAAAATACAAATTTAGATAGAGTAATAGAACTAATGGCAAACGACAAAAATATTACAAATGAACAGTATTGTCAACTGTATAGTTTAGTATTGGAGGTTTACTAATGAATAGAGAACATTGCAACAAAATTTGTGACGAGCTTATGGAATGGGCAAAATTTGAAAATAAGGACGAACAAACAGGCGTGCGGCATTATGAAAAATCGGCAAGAGAAATTGAAGCAAAGTTATATGATGATTATTTGCTAAATGGAATTATCAGCAACGAGGAATACTATTACATTTTTGGTAGAATTTGTGCCGATGCTCTTGCGGTTGGTGGAGAAGATTTTTTCAGAGTGTAAAAAAAAGACTTGACAAATTTTAATTTTTATGGTATAATAAGTTTACCAAATCAGAAAGGAACATAAAAAAAATGAACGCAGAAAAGGTATTAACATCTCTGAATGAAATTGTTGAGCAGATTGACAAAGACCAACCGGACTATTATTTTAGCGGCTATTTTAATCGTGATATGCACTCTATCGAAAGTAGCTATTGTGGAGCGCCGTCAATGATGGCAGACTTGTGTAAAGCGTTGCAAATGGATATTTTGAAATCCAGCGATAAATGCAAGGCGAACCGTACAAAAGCTGTGCTTAGAATTTTGAAAAATTCAGAAGAAGAACAGTTTGCAAAGGCGTTTATTGACGATGATGGAAAAGAAATTGTGCTTGATGGTTATAGAGCGATTTGTTTTGTAAACCCAGTAGATGGCGTTCCTACAACTGACAACGGTGGTGGCTTTATTTTCATTAAAAAGTCTTATCTCAGTGAAGATATTAGTAGCTATAACAAACTCAATCTTGCAAGTCTTGCAGAATTAAAGGCAGAATTAAAAATTGATAAAGCAAATAATGTGGAAATTGATAACGGGAAGAAAAAGAAAACGACGATCTATGCTTTTGGTGTTTCCGCAGACGAATATAACAGTACAACGCCAGTTGTAAACTTGCAATATCTAATTGATATTGTAGAGGCAATGCCAAGTGCAAAAGCGACATATAAAACAGATAGAAACGGAAATTCAATAGTGTATTTTGTTGATGATGATGGGAACAGGGCTGCTTTATTGCCACTTAGATATGACAAAGAATATAAAGTTATTCTAAGTAGAAAGGTTGTACAATAATGGCTAAATATTTGATAAAATGCCACAATTATTCACCTATTGTTGCGGGTGATACACTTGCGGAAGCATTGATGAACTATTTGGAAAACTGGACTACAAATGGTTTACCAATAAAGCAAGAAACATACGAAGCACTATCAAACGGTTTAACGGTAAAACAACTTGTTGAATTTGCAAATGCAATTATTGGTAATGATTATAGCAGTGAGCAAATCAAAGACATTTATAAATTTGAAAAAATTGAAAAAATCTATTGACAAATAGCTGACGATGTGGTATAATATAGAGGAAATGTTAGGAGGTTATCAATATGACAAATACAGAGTTGGTAAAGGTTTTTGAGCAAACTGTTAAACAGAAACCTTTTAGCTTGAGTGATAACACAGCTAAGTCCTACTTATATCATATCGGAAAACTGATTGATTTTGTTGATGATAAACCTATTTCAGAAATCACAACAAAAGATATTAAGAAATATTTGTTTGATATTAGCAGCAACGGAGCTTCAGATACAACATATAATTTGTCTTTGGCTGCATTTAAGTGCTTATATAAAGCGCTTGGATATAATCCATTGACTGAAGATGACTTTGCGACAAATCCAGCACTGAATATTGTTAGTGTTCGGAATGTAAAACAAGAAAAGAAAACGCCGCTAAATGAAATGGAAAAGCAAACGCTTTTGAGGAATTGTAAAAATGAACGGCAGTTTGCCATCTTGACAACTTATCTAAATACTGGCTTGCGTGTTCACGAACTTGTCAATTTGACATTGGAGCAATATCAAAATCGTGACGAAAACGGCAGAATTAAGTTGACTGTAAACAAAGGTTCGTATGACGATGAATATATTTATATCAACGAACAGACAGAAGCAGCTATAAATGAATATTTGTTGACTCGTAAACAATGTGATTGTCCGTATTTATTTGTTTCAAATTATGGCAACAAAATGACACCATCTTGCATTAGTAAGACTTTGAAGAATATTGCACGGTGGAGTGGACAATTTACAGAAGAACGGATTAGTCAAATTAGCAATCATTTAATGCGGCACACTATGGCAACGGACTTAGTAAACGAAAATGTGCCGATTGATGTTGTGGCAATGGTGTTACGGCATCACGGGCTTGGTACTGTTATGACTTATGCAAAGACGGACGAAAACAGAGTTTTGGAAGCAGTGCGATGATTATGTTTTTATGTATCACTATACTATTTTTCATTGTAACTGTATGGTTGTATATTATTATACTAATTGTGGAATTATTGTGTGCATTTTGGAAAGAATAGGGGTGAAATATGGATAGATATTATTCTGATTTTGTTAAAATTGGTGATTTTAGTTTTCACAAAGTTAAAAAAATGTATGGGATTTTAGCGTCTTTTAAGAATAGTGATAATTATTTCAGAATTGAAAGCAAAAACGGCAAATTCAAATTGACTTCGTGTTCATTTTTGATTTTGCTTAGTTTAATCGGATTAAAAGAACCGGTAAATATTACTTTAATATCAAACAATCTTGATTTGTTGCGGCAGACCAAGAACAGAATTTTGCGTATTGCATAGGTGATTATATGACTATTTCTGAAATTATTGAGCAATTTGGATTAAAAGACAATGATTTTCTTTGTGTTTATTCAGATGAAAAAGATTATTTTATCTATGTTGGAATGATTGAAAATATTGAAAGTTGGATTTTAGACCAAATAGCCTTGAAAATTCATACACAAAATGGTAAATTTTGTATTGACATTTAGTGAATTTTATGGTATAATATAAGCGAGTTCCATATTTTTTTGAAAAAAAATAAAAAAAAGACTTGACAAATGGTTTGAAATATGGTATAATATAAGAGCCTTTTGTCATTCAATTAAAGGCTACACAAAAACCTCCTTTGTTTGTCCTAAAGATTTAATCAAAATGTGTAGCTTTTAATTGAGTGACAAAAAGTCATTCAAATGAGGCGTGAGTAGGCATACGCCAAGAGCAGCAAGACTTCGCAAGTTAATTAGCCACCTTGTACAATGGATGCGCTACAAGTAAAATAAAGTAATAAATAAGTCGCATCTCGTGGCGTGCATACGGGGGCACGATTTGGATTGTCGGCGGTTCAGTCCTAAGAACCTATTAGTGTGATTGCTACACACAAACCGCCATTATATGCGGATATGGTGTAATGGTAACATTTAGCCCTTCCAAGGCTGCGTTGCGGGTTCAAATCCCGTTATCCGCTCCAAAAAATGCTAATATGGCGAAACTGGAATACGCATCGGGTTTAAGCCCCGATGGTGGTAACACCGTGTGGGTTCGACTCCCACTATTAGCACCATTTGTCCCACCACCCGATACTATAAATAGAGAACTTATAGTGGAAAACAGAAGTAAGTCGGGGAACTCAAGGGAGACTCCCTTCGGTCAAGGTTGAGCTTGATAATGAGAACTTTAATAACTGTTTAACTCAATAAAACAAACAGTTAATATGCTGGATTAGTTTAGTTGGTAGAACGCCGGATTTGTAACCCGGTGACAGCCGTTCAAGTCGGCTATCCAGCACCAAGCATCGGTTTATCTTGACAGGTGAAAAATATGCCCGAAGAGGAACACAATTCAAATAGCCAGTTGGTAGTGAAAACAATTCACACAGAGCGCTACTCCGCAGAAATGGAGAGAAATTGCAAAACCGTTCAACTCGGTAATCGGGCACTAAAAAATAGCCACGAGGTACATTATTTTCCTTGTTTTTGTCTCGTGTTGTAATTACCTCCTTTCCTTTCTGATATATGTTGTATCTTGTGGCTATTTCCTCCTTTTAATGAAAAATCTTATAGCCCCACAGGCTTTAAGTATATATGCCAGTGTAGGTCAAGTGGTTAGACCGCACGACTTATAATCGTGTAATTTGGGTTCGATTCCCAGGGCTGGCACCAACAAAGAAACTCAAGAATCTATATTGGTGTAGCCGAAAAGTTGTTATGCTGTGGATTTTGTGAGTATCTTTAAGTCAAATTTATTAAAATAGTGGACGCATTGTTTTAATAAATTAAAAGTGGATAGCCGGGTTTTCTTTGTTACGGTTATTTGCGAATAGCACCATACAATAGGCGTTATTCAAACAAACGAATAAAACAAAGATGGGCGTAGACGGTTCATCCACAAAGTATTAGCGCTGATACGAACCGCTCTTGTCGCACGCAAGTAAAAAAGGTTGCCGCTTTTAGTTAGTATTTGTTAGCGTCACAAACAAACCGTTTGCGTTTTTGGGTGTTGTCCGCAGTATTGTTACGAGAATATAATACATATAAAATGAACACCCACACATAGGAATATGGTGTAATGGTAGCACGATTGACTTTGACTCAATTAGTCTATGTTCAAATCATAGTATTCCTGCCATTTCAAATTCAAAATCAAAAATCGTTTTCAAAATTGAAAATCAAATTCAGAATTGAAAATGAAAACCGAAAATTAAAATTAAAAAAGGAGATTATTATGACACAAGTAATTAAAAAGCCAAATAGTAGGATTACTTACTATGTCAACGAAGAAAAGGGCGTTGTTATCGCCAAATTGAAAAAGTGGGATATGGTTACAGACACAAATCTGTATTTGTTAAATCATAAGTTACCTGTGATTGAACCGAGGCTTACATATAACAAATATTATGACGGATATTTTGTTGGCAAGGCAACTTGTTCTAAAGATGATAGTTTTGATTTAGAAACAGGAATGAGAATTGCAAGAAATCGAGCGCTTTGGAAATATTATTGGGAAAAACATCTTTTAATGATGGAAATGACAAATATTTGGAAAACAAAGACTTTTTGCTTGGAAAAGTACGATTTTCATATTCAAGATAAACTTGTAAAAATTAACGATAGTCTTACGGAGGATAAAGCACAATGGGAATGAGAAAATATGAGCGCAAAATCGCACATAGAAATATGGAGCGAGATGGGATTAAACATATCAATAAGCGCACAAAGGATGAAAAGGGAAATTTAATTCCGAGTTATTTTTCACGATTTTGGCGTTTCAGTGTAAATAATAATACTAAAAAGGAGACGGTATAATGAAGTATATTTCTAATGATGGTAATTTTGTTTCTGAAAACGCAGATGAAGTTACTAAGTATGAAAGCGAACTTAAAGAAAAGGTAGCAGAGCAAGAAAAGAAAATCGCAGAAGAGAAAATTAGAAAGCAAGAAGTAATCGATGCTTATAAGCATTATATGGAACTTGAAAGAGCTTTTGTTAAGGATTATGGCTTTATTCATTGGAGCGGCATTAGTACAAGCAATAACAAGAATTTTAACAATAAGTATTTTAAGCCTTTCTTTGATTTTTGGATTTAAGGTTGTTTAACTTATGCTGAGAGGCTATGTGATAGCCTATAAGCCGTTTTTATATAAAACTAATAATTGGTTATTGATGAATATAAAAATGCGTTCTGTTGTCCGATAGAGCGAAATAAATAAATTAAGATTAAAAATTAAAATTAGATTAGGAGAATTATATGGCAGAAAAAAGAGAAATTAGACGGACAGAGAGCACGGGGTTGATTGTCGGTACACTTTCTGAATTGGCGCTTGAAGTTGTAGACTCTACTATTAAGCTGGAGGACGGCAAGGAAAAGGCTTGTAAGCAAATTCGTGCCAAGGACGGAAAGTTTAATGAGGCAATCGCCATTGAGACTGATAATGGTGTATTTAAGTTCCCTGCGCCGTCTTTTTGTACAAATATTAAGCGTGATGGTACAGAGAGCAGCGCCTATAAGGCTTGGCACACCGTTGTGACTGAATACAAGGATAAGGTTCATTATGGCGATGAGGCAGACCGTGTAAGTTTGACTGTGGGTTATGAGCCTACATTTAGTTATAGCACGCCCAAAGATGATGTTGTTGTTTATGCAAATAATTTTCGCACCAGATTTATGAGTCGAGTAGATAAGGATGCCGATAGCTCTACTGATATTCAGACCGAGTGTGTAGTTAAGGCAATGCGTCCTGAGATGCGTGGTGAGGAAGAAACAGGTCGTAAGATTGTAGATATTATGACTGCAAACTATGGCGATAGTGATACTCCGTTGGTTGGCGTTGTGTCGAGTTTGATTATTCCTGAAGATTTGGTTGATGATTTTGAGGATATGTATTCCGCTGGACAGACTTGTAGATTGAATTTTGAGTTGAAGAATGTAAAGGTTGGCGGAAATAATGGCGGTGAAGTCCGTGGATTTGGTCGAAAAGCAAAAGTTCACGATGGTTTTATTGTGACTGAGCGTGTAGTATTTGGTGGAGACCCTGCATACAATGATGATGAGGACACCGAAGATAAGGCATATACTAATGCAGAGATTAAGTCTTTGTTAAAGGACTTTGATATTTGTAAGAAAGCAAAGTTGCAAAAGGGCAGAGCAGAAAAGGGAAATAATACTAAGTCTAAGGGGCTTGGCAATCGTGCAAGTAAGGCAAAGGTCAAAGCAGAATCGGTTGATGATGATAATCCCTTTATGGATGACGATGACGAAAATCCGTTTATGTAATTTCTAAAGGCTGGTGATTATATAAATGGCTAAGATTGATTTGTTGTCATTGACCGAAGATAATCTTATCGGTGGTATTCAGCAGAAAAAGATTATGATTTATGGGTCAAATGACTGTGGAAAAACATTTCAGGCTACAAAATTTGAAAAGCCGCTTCTTTTGATGACAGAAAGTGGCGGTGGCGCACTAAAGGTTAAGAAGTTGCCCATCAACAAATGGTCTGAATTTAAGACTGTTGTTGAAGAGTTGACTAATCCTAAGACATTTAACGAGATGTTTGATGTGTATAAAACGGTTATTATTGATACAGCAGAAAATCTTGTAGACGAAAGCGAAAAGGCGACTTGCAATGAATTCGGTGTTCGTGACCTAAGCGAAATTCAAGGAAGGCAAAATGGATATAAGATTGCAAGAAATGATTTTGCTGCGCAGATTAACAAACTAACATCTTCGGGTTATTGTGTTGTGTTCATTTGTCACGAGGAAACAGTAGAAAAAACAGACCCTGTTACAGAAGAAACATATGCTTACACACAGCCAAAGGGCACATCTAATGAAAAGTCGTCTATGCGTATGCTTAGAGATTTGTGTGACTTTGCTATTTATGTTCGTCCGAATGGCATTGACCCTGAAACATATGAGACAATCCCGTCAACGGCAATTTGTAAGGAAACAAAGACAAGTTTTGCTCGGTCGAGATTTGCAATTCAAACATTTGTTGACCCGTTCACTGCAAGTGGTTTGATTGAAGCTATTGAAAAGGCTATTGAAAAGTCAGCAGAAAACGAGGGAGCAGAAGTAGAAAAGTATATTCAAAAGAAACAGTCTTATACAAAAGAAGATTATTTTGAAATGATTACGCCTTATATTAAGGTTTTATCTAAGAATTATAGCTCTGATATTTCTGCTATTATCGCAACAGAGTTGGGTGATGGGCGTAAGATTACAAGCGCAACGGACGATGAGATTATTGCACTTGACAATATTTATAATAGGCTTGTAACATTAGCTACATCGTTAGACATAACGGTGTAAAATAAAATACATAAAATAATTGCAATTTATTTTGAGCCGTTTGGGTGATACTGAACGGCTCATTTTTAGGGTGTAAATATGCCAAAGTGTAATTTTTGTAAAAAAGAAATAAAAGAAAAAGAAAAGTATAATGCTTATATTGTCAAGAACGGCAAAAGAAACGCTTATTATTGTAATGTAGAATGTTATAATGACTATATGGCAAAAAAGAAAAATAGACCCATTACAGGCTATAATATAGCGCCTCGGAGAGTATTAACAGACTACATTTTATACATATATGAGCAAGAAGGATATAGTAAAAATGAAATTCCTTGGCAGATGCTAATGGCGCAACTTTCTAATATACTGAAAGAGCATAAGGATGAAAAATACACTTATCAATCTATTTTATATGTATTAAAATATATGAGAATGATTGGTGTAAATTTACTTAATGAGCGGTCAAATGGCTCTTGTCTTTCTCTTGTGGAATATTATTATAATGAAGCAAGAGATTATTGTAAGCGGTCAGCAGAATTGAAAAAGGAATTTGAAAATTTTGAGATAGACGATAGTCCGAAAATTGTAAAGAAAAAAGTAAAACACGAAACAAATAAGTATAAAGAATTAACATTTGATTAAGGAGGGCATTATGTTATATTCAAATGATATTGGTAATTTAATCTTAGGTGCAATTTGTAATAATTGTACCTTAATGTTTAATAGTAAAATGCCCTTAAATAAATCTGATTTTGAACCAAATCAATTCCATAAGATTATTTTTGTTTGCGTATATAATATAGCATTAAAGGGTGCAAAAGAGGCAAGTGAAATTGAGATTGCTGAATTTTTAGAAAATTATCCCGCTCAAAACAATATTTTTAAGGATAATGATGGCATTGAATATGTTAGAACAATTAAAGCACTATCCAAAGCAGAAAATTATGAATATTACTGGAATACAGTAAAGAAATACTCTTTGCTTAGGGAATATAAAGCTGCTGGATTTGAAATTCAAGACATTTATGATGAAAATAAGAATGAAACAGAAGAACGAAATAAATTTGATAAGTGTCAATTAAAAGATATAATTAACTATTTTGATAGTAAACAATGTAACATAAAAAAACACTTTGCCTTTAATGAAGAGACAGAAGAAATGATTTGCGGAGATGGCTTTGCAGATTTACTTGATGAGTTAGAAAAAGAGCCTATGGTTGGCGGTCAATTAGCTTCTCCTATTTTGACAAACCTATATCGTGGCTGGTGTAAAGGACATTTAATTTTGCGTGGTGCTCCGAGTTCATTTGGTAAAACTCTAATGAGCATTATGGATTTAATTACAGTTGGTTCATTAAAATTATATGACGAAAAAGAACACAAATTTATTGACAATCCATATTACCAAGGCAAGGCTGTTTTAATTCATTCAGAACAAAAGTCTGAAACTGAAATACAAACAAGGGTTATTTCTGTATTATCTAAAGTAAATTATTCAACCATTCTCGATGGTAAATTTACAAAAGAGGAAAAAGAAAGATTGCTTGAGGCTGGAAACATTCTTAAAGAAAGTGAATTTAAGATTGTCAACTATCCTAATTTTACTGCTACTGGTATAAGAGAATTGTGTCAGCGTTTATCTATTGAAGGCTATGAATATTTTTATCAAGATTATATTTGGAATAATAGTTACATCATATCCGATATGAAAAAAACAATGGGATTAACGAATATTTCTGAACCTAACGCACTGTTACATTTTTCAAATCAACTTAAAATGATTGCAGAAGAATACAACATTGCAATGGCAACATCAATGCAATTAAATGATAATTATAAGACAGCAGAAATTATTGACGAAAGTTGTTTGTATGCTTCAAAAGCGGTTAAGACAAAGTTAGACAATGGCTGTATTACAACATATCCAAGAGAAAAAGACATAAAGCAAGTTGATGGTTTAATATCTAAATGGAATAGAAAAAACAATACAGATTTTGAAATTCTTAGACCAAATGTTCTTACAAGCTGCTTTAAGACAAGATATGGTAGATATGGTGATAATATAAGAATTTGGTCTTATATGGATAAATCTGTGGGCAGTATTACTGATATGTTTGTAACAGACGCAAATAATAATCCAATTAACATTAAACCTATGTATATTGAGAGTGTGTAATATATGAAAGATTTAGATATTTTTACTATTGATGGAAACAAAATAAATAAATTAAACTCACTTTATGAGTCGGAATTATATGATAATAAAGGTTTGAGTGCTAATACAACTAATATATGTTTTAATAAACCTTTTGAATTTGAGTGTAACGCAAACGCAGATATAACTAATAATAATTTTTCCAAATCTAAAAACGATTTTTATATTGTTTTATATATTCAAAATAGAACGCATAGAAAAAAGAGAATAGACAAAAAATGGTTAAAAAAATTTGGTGTAACTGAAAGAAAACTAAATTGTCATATAGATTATAATATGAAAAACATATGCGATTATGAAGTTAAGGTAAATACAACAGAATTAACCGATTTTATTAAAGAAATGAAACAACATAGAAATAGAATTTATTTTGAAAATCCGATTAACAATTAAGGTTAATATGATATTATGAATGTAAAATATGATTATACAAATCGCACATATTATATTAAAGAGAAAATCCACAATCAAACAATGATTATGCAGTTTGAAGAATGTGACAGGTCTCTTGATATGATATATTATAATGTTGTATTAGGTGTATATAATAAAAGAAAGCACGCACAGAAAAATGAAGATAATGCTATTGTTACAGGAAAATATCCATTTGAAACAGCATCAAAAGCCGTGAGAGCATTTAATCTTTTAGAACAAGAAGTCATAAAAGAAAATAAATTTTATAATAGAAAAATAATGATAATGATTAGTTGGGTTGACAATAGACGAAGAGATATATATTATAAATATTTATCAAAGCGTGGTTATAAATACGAAGTAGTAGATGGACAGAAATTTATCTGTAAAATATATTGACAAGTAAAATGAAATATGTTATAATTAAGGCATAATAAAAATAAAAAAGGAGATTTATTATGAACGAAAATACGATATATGTTTTAGTTTTATGTTTGTCTTTTCTATATTCTATAATGTATAGATTTTTTGATTATTTAGAAGAAAGAAATAATAGGAGGTAAAATAATGCTTAGTGGAACTAAACTCGCTGGTGGTAGTCCTGACCGTGGTAGAGTTGAAAATGATTTTTATGCCACTAATCCTAAAGCGGTCGAAATGTTACTTGCAGATGATAAATTTAGACAATGGTTTTGGAAGGATTACCGTTATGGGAATGTGCAATTTTTAGAACCTTGTGTGGGTCAAGGGCATATTATTCAAGGCGTTAAAAATTATTATAATAACAAAAATCTACCTATTGATTTTACTTGTCTTGACATTACAGACCGTGGATATAATAATGTTATCGTGCAAGATTTTATGCAATATGATACAGATAGGCGTTTTGATTGTATTATGACAAATCCACCTTATGAGATTGCAGTGGAATTTGCAAAAAAAAGTATGGAATTGTTGAAGCCTAATGGAAAAATGTGTATGTTTCTTAAAATCCAATTTCTTGAAGGCAGAAAACGCCGAGAATTTTTCGATGAGTACCCACCCCGTTACATTTATGTGTTTGAAAAACGGATGGGAACTTGGAGAAATGGTGAAGAATTTGAGGAAACGGAGAACGGCAAGAAAAAACGACTTGCAACAACAATGTGTCACGCTTGGTTTTGTTGGGAAAATGGATTTACAGGAGAGCCGACCGTAAGATGGGTTAGATAGGAGATAATATGAGTTTAGCTGAAATGTATAAGAGCGCAGATTATAAAGATAAAAACGGAATGTTATTTAACAATGATTGTATGAATGTTTTGTCCACTCTGGAAAACGGTGGGGGAAGAGTAAATTTGACACTAACAGATATTCCGTATGGTGTGGTAAATAGAAAAAGCAATGGATTAAGAGATTTAGATAAATCTAAAGCTGATATTATGACTTTTGATTTATTAAACTTTTTAGATAAAGTTTATTCTATTACAGATGGTACTATCATTATCTTTTGTGGCAAGGAACAATTCAGCACGATTTTTTCATATTTTAATGATAAAAGAAAACAAGGAAAGGGTACAGTCCGTCAAATTGTATGGCAAAAATCTAATCCGTCTCCTATGAATGGTGAACATATTTATTTAAGTGGAATTGAAAATGCCGTTTGGTTTAAGAAGCGTGGGGCAACATTTAACGCTCATTGTAAAAATACTGTTTTCAAATATCCTAACGGCAGAAGTAAAATCCATCCCACCGAAAAAAATCACGATTTAATTAAAGAGCTTATTTTGGATAATTCAAACGAAGGTGACATTGTATTTGACCCTTGTTGTGGAAGTGCTGCACATTGTCTTTGTGCAGAACAGTTAAACAGAAAATATATTGGCGTAGAATTAGATAAACAATATTTTGATGTTGCAGTTGAAAGAATGAAAAACTTTTTATAAAAAATTGAAAATAATTATTGACAACCTCCGTACTTTGTGCTATAATAAAGACAACAAATTGATACGGAGGTTTTAATTATGAAAAAAGTTTATTTAGTTCTTTGTAATGGTGTTGTGTCAGACGAAGCATATAGTACAGTTGAAGGCGCATTGAATTTTATTGCTAATCGTTATGGTGCTCCTAAATGTTTAGATGATGCAAAACTGAGGTCTTGGACTTATTGTTTTAATGATTGCGTTTATAGAATTACAGATGTTAGTGTAAAGGAGAGTTAAGTATGTTTGCAGAACACAATAAATTTAGAGCAAAATCTAAAGAAACCAATAAATGGGTTTATGGAAAGAAATATGAAAGTATTTGTTGTGTAAATGTGGATTTGTCTAATACCAAATGCACAAATAAAGGTTCTCGGAAAACATATATTTTCAGTGGTTTTGATAGAAAAACAGAAGTCGATGCTAAAACAATCGGTCAATACACAGGATATTTAGACTGTAATGAAAACAAGATTTATACAGGTGATATTATAAGTTGGAAACCATATAGAAATCTTGATATTGGTACTATTGATAGTGGTATTGTAATTATTGGAGAAGTTAAAAATGGATGTCAAATTGAAATCAATAAAATAATGCGCTCAAATAAAAATGTTTCAGATTTCGATTTTAGTATATTAAAAGGATTTATTGAAGACATAACTGATGGTTATTTATCAGACTATGAGGAAAATGGTAAGATTGAAATTATCGGCGACATCTTTGATGATAACACAGTTAAGGAGTTACAATAAGAATGAGACAAATTAGATTTAGAGGAAAGTCTGTATATGATGGCGAATTGTATGGCGGTGTTGGAGTATGTGTAGACCCTGATATAAAGACTGAGAAACTTTCTGAAAAAGTTGGTAAATATGTTCCATACACACAAAAGGCGTATGTTTATAGTCCATTTGATGAAAAGTTTGAAGTTGACCCAAATACTGTCGGTCAATATACTGGTTATAAAGATATTCATAAGAATAACATTTATGAGGGAGACATTATTAAATATCCAAGATATAATGGTTCAGACTTTATTTTAATCGGAGAGGTTAAATTTGGTGAATACAAACAAGATGGAAGTGATGGAGAATATGCGCCGAGTATTTGTTGTGGATTTTATGTTGAAATAAAAAAGTGTATTTATCCAGATTGGTGTGACCCAGATGATTATAGTGATTTTATTCAAGACTATGAAAAACAAAATAGCATTGCAGAGATTATCAATGATAGCGGAAATGTTGAAGTAATTGGGAACATTTATATATAAACTATAATAAGTTTTAATTAAAAAATACTTGACAATTCATATATGATATGCTATAATTAGATTAGAAAATTAAAAGGAGGATAATTATGGATACAAAAAGAAAGAAATTAGTACCAATTACATATAGAGAACTTTGTAGAAAATATAAAAAATTTTTCTGTAAGGGTTGCCCAGAATTAAATAAAACATATAAATGCAACATCGCAGACGAATTGAAAATTGCAGAAAATGCGGTCTATATTAACCAAAACAACCATTATGTATTTAGGGTGAAAAAAATATGAAATACAAAGACATAGATATTGAAATCAATCAAGAAACAAAAGAAAAACTCATCCGAAAAAGAAAAGAAAGAACAACCGATATTCTTTCAGTTGTTCTTATGCTTTTGATGATAGGTATTTTGTTGGCAATTATACCGACAATTGTTACAATATGTTCGCCTTCTGATGAGAAATATGTAACATTTGTGGTGACTTTTATCATTAATTCTGCTGTGCTTTTAATCGGTGCTCTTTTGCTTGATTTTGTTGCTCTTCTTCAGTCTAAAAGAAGAATCAAGTATTTGCCACTTGACAAAGAAACAATGAAAAAATTAAACATTAACACAATTGAGGATTATTGTAAGTTCTTAAACGAATTTCTTTTTGTGACACCCTTTGGCAAAGAGACAAAAGATGGTTCGTTTTTTTGCAATATCACAAAAATTCCAAAGGAAATGCTTGAAGAAATCAACAGTAATTTTCCTGTCGAGTACGGCAGAATAGATTGGAACGACTTTTATGGTGCGTATTATGTTTTGAAGGAGGATTGTAAAAGTGAAAGTTAGACAAGCACTTGTTGCCATTGTTAAAGATGTCACTCATTGGCGAGAACTGCCCGACCCGCCGAGAAAGTAGAATAACAATGATAAACTGAGAAAGGAGTTAAACAATGACTAAAGAATTAGCAAGGTATTTCTTGACAGTAATTGATAGAGATTTGTATTTTTCATTCAATGGAATGGGACTGCCAAATAGTGTTTACGAGTGGTTAGAAAATCAGTTAATGAAAGAAAACTTTGATAAAGTCGAAGAATTTATTAAACTAAGATATACGGAGAAAAGCGAGAAAGAAATAAAGAAAAAGCGTAAGTTTAGGGCTATGACTAATGGCGAGTTTTGCAATAAGTGGAGGAAAAATCATTTATTTTGTAAAAGTATCGTCAGCGACGGTTACTGCTGTCCTATTAGTCCGACTGGTAATTGTTTCCGAGATAGTTTTTTAAACGAGCCATATATAATAAACGGCAAATATATATTGATTGAGGTGAAAGAATGAAAGTGCTCCGATGTACTGGCGAGGGTCAAGGCTCTTGCAAACGGTGTACCGAAAGAGGCAAGTGGAATAGAAGTTGGATGTGTTTCCTATATAAGATTGGGGGTTACGAGGTTTGCTATTGTTTCGATTGTGTAAAAGAAATCTTAAAGGAGAATATGAATAATGAACGCACGACAAAAGTCGAAGAAGTATAAGAAAGAATGTGAGCATTTGAAGTCGATAATGTCAGCTACAAAAGTTCAGCCTTACTTAGTCAATCAGCACTCGATTGTGACTTTGAGTGCTGAACAGTTGGTTGATTTGGGAGAGCTATATCGAATCTCTGCCAGTGAAGAATGTGGAACATCTATGCTGAATAAAATGCTCGCTACACAACTTTTATATCAAATTTTGAATTATGCGAAAATTGAAATTTGCGGAAATCCGTATGGCTATTCCGATAAAACTCTTATTAGAGCCACGATGAAAGTTGTCGATATGCGTAGGGATGGATAGATTATGAAACAGGTTACAAAGAGTATATTGTCTGAGTTTTATCGAAGGGCGGTGGAAAAATAATGGCACGATATTTCAAAGTGGTCGAAATCGACCGTGATAGTTTCATCGGAGCAATGGGGGAAGATTTGGACTGTTACCAGTTGTATGGTGTGTGTGACGGCATTGGCTATGTTGCCGTTGACGATACCAAAGAGGATAAAATCACCGTTTTTCTTGACATTTTTTGAGGAGGTATAAATATGGATATAATTTGCAAATGTGGTGGTAAGGAATTCTTTACAGAGAAACACGGCAATCAGACTGGGCTTTATTGCTCTGCTTGTGGTAAGTGGCAGAAATGGCTCGGGAAAGATGAGATACGACTTTTCAATCACGATGTTAAGGACGGCTGGATTAGCATAAAGGAGAGTTTGCCGGACTCATATAGAGATGTAATTGTGTGTATGGAAACAAGAGAAGTGTATTGCGGTTGGTATGCCCCGGATTCACGAATTTGGCATAATATGAATGGGTCAGAAATTGAGTCTGTCACATATTGGCGAGAACTTCCTAATCCACCGAGAATGGTGGAGTGCGCAAAATGAAAAAGCACAAATTTAGGGTTATGACTAATGTAGAGTTTTGCCATAAGCATAAATATTGCAGTACCTGTCCTGAATGTAAGGGTGATACAAGTATTTGCTACTGGTTTATGCACGGAACTGCCAGTATAGAACCTTATAAAGCCTCAAATGGTAAATATATATTGGTTAAGGTAATTAACGATGATTGAAGTAATTTACAGAATTTACGAAGTTGCAGACGAAGAAACAGCCGCAAAAAATCGTGAAAAGGACTTTGATTTTGGGCTGTATTCTTCAACAAGAAAAGCGGAAAATATTGAACTGCTTATGGATTGCTTGATATGCGACAGTAGAGAGCAATTCAAAGAGATAATTAAAAGTCAGTACGGAGAAAAAATTTCTTTTCGCTACTCAAAGAAGTTAAAAGCAGGTGACTTGTACTGCATTATCATAGGGGAACATTGCTACAACACAGAGCGCTATTTTAATAAAGTTACCTTTACTTGTGATTATTGCGGTGCGACAGTAGAGACATATTACGGCAAGGCAATATATTTCTCTGACTATGAAATAAGAAATAGATTTTATGGTATAGATGAATATGCGAAAAAGCGTTTTTGTTGTAACAGATGTAAACAAGAATATGAGGAACGAGAACGCCGAAAATTAAAGCCTGATGATGAACAAGAATTCTACATACAAAAAGATATGTTTACAGAGGATATAGCAGGATATATCTACAAGATTTCAAAAAAGTCAACAGGTGAATTCTATATCGGTCAAACAATGTATGCTCCTGTTTTTCGTTGGGGTCAGCACTTAAAAACAGATAGATTTCCTATCGAGAATATTACAGACTACAAGTTTGAGGTTATAGAGATTGTTCCGAAAACTAAAAATATCCTTGAACGAGAAAAATATTATATCCAAAAATTCTATAAGGAGAACCCAGAAAAATCTTTGAATATAATGTGTACCGCAAATATAAACACGGAACAAATATAATTTGACGATGTAAAAGAATGAGGACAGGGTACAACGCTCACATTGACAGCCAAAAAGATGAATATTCAATTCAGTTTGAAATTGTAAACTATGAGTATTTCAAAATGGTTGAAAAGGTTTGTCGAGATGCTCAGAAGCAAGAGCATTATGTTATTTATAAAGGAGTAAAAGAATGAGAGAGATATTATTCAGAGGTAAGCGAAAGGACAATGGCGAATTGGTGTACGGATATTTGTATATTCGTAACGATGGGCAATATGAAATTTCTTTTTATAGTAAGTATTTTGATTCTGAGAGATTTACTTATGATGTTATTCCTGAAACCGTAGGACAATACATTGGTTTGACCGATAAGAACGGCAAAAAGATATTTGAGGGCGATATTATTGAAAGATTGTGGCTCGGCGAAAAGCATATTTATCGAATACACTATGATAGCGATATAGCAAGTTTTATCGGAGCAGATATATATAGTGAAGGATTTACAACATTTGACTATGATGCGTGTGAATTTGAAGTCATCGGCAATATATATGATAATCCCGAATTTTTATTAAATTACAACAAATAGGTTATTACCGTTTAAGGAGGCAATAATTTGGAGAAATGGTATTACAAAATTATAAATTTAATTGATAATGAAACAGAATTCTATGTATCTGTTGATTTACCTATCAAGGAAGAAAAGGTGTGTAGTTTTCTTGGCTTAGACGGTTTTTCAGCAAAAATGATAACTAAAGACGAATATGAACAAAATACAGATGATGAAACTTAAATTGTTGGAGGAGTAGCAATGACAAATTACGAGCGAATTAAAAATATGAGTATAGAGGAAATGGCAAAATGGCTTGACGAAATGCTTTTTGGTAAAATACAAGACATTTATAAATGCGGCTATTATGAAAATGATTCTGAGAGTCAATATCAATTGTGCGTTAAAGATAGAAAGTCGTGGCTTGAAAGCGAGGTAGAGGAATGACGAATTTTGAAAAAATAAAAAATATGTCACCTGAGGAAATGGCAAAACTCATTAACGATGTAGCCGTATGTTGTTTTCAAGATGCAAACTGCGAAAATTGTCCGATTTATTGTAGCAGAGATGAAGTCTATTGCAACAGTTCAATTATAGGTAAATGGCTTAATAGCGAGGTGGATAAATGACAATGCCAAGAAAACCATTAAGGCAGAAAAAGGTCGTTTTCTTTTCTGTCTTATATGTCCTAAATGTAAGCAGCCCATTCCTCGATATTTTCACGGAAAAGAATTTGAGCCTGAAAACTGTTACCATTGCGGACAGGCTTTAGATTTTGGTGACTTATCGTTCGGTTAATTCCTCCTCAGAATTAAACTGTGGCGAAAACACCGTGTGGCGAAGATTGTCAAAAATAAATAAAAACAGATTGGAGTTGATATAATGAATGATTTGATTGATAGAGATAAACTTCTATATGAACTAAGTTGTGCCGTTCTGTCCGAATGTTCACAAGATGAGTATGAACACATAGAGGATATTATCAATGAACAACCTATTGTCTTGTCAAATTAAATAATATATACAACGAACATACTAATAAGGGAGAATAAAATGAGTATTCCACTTTTTACTGATACGATGTGGTATGATAAAGTATTAACAAATTTTTATAATATTAAACAAATGTCAGTAGAAAAATTTGCAGACTTTATGTTTGAATGTGGCGCAAACAGTTGTCATTATTGTAAATATAGAAAAAATTGTAGGGCTATTTGCAAATACGACAGTATGGTTACAGATACAGAAATTTTTAAGGACTGGCTGGTAGATAAATATGAATAAAAGCAAATATATTGATTTTGATTTGATTAAACGATACCCTAATAAATATAATCTTACGCCGAATGATATTAAAAGACTGAAAGTGTTGAACTGGGATAAAATTAAACAAATTATGTGGTTTAATGAAGCAACAACTCCTAATCGCTGGTGTAAACTAATTGGTTGTCAAAAAGACGGCGAAAAATATGATGACTGGGATAAATTCTGGATTGGTATTGCAGAAGATGGAAACATAGACTGTCATTTTACAGCCTATGAAGGTATGTGTTCATATAATTTTAAGGAATTTTATAATTTGAAAGACATTGAAGATAAATATGATATGCAAGTTCAGGTCAATGTAATTAAATGGATAAATGAAATGATTGATGAAGGAATTTTAGGGTTGCCAGAATAAAAAACTCTTGACTTTTTGTTGTTTTTATGGTATAATATATCAAAACAAGAAAAGGAGCGTTAAAATGATAAGAAGAATGTGGCATTGTGGTCTTATCCATTATTTGCCTAACAATGAATTGCGCCGTCTTTATTATGACTGTTGTTATTTTGGTGAAAAATATCTAAGTGGCAACTTTATCCGTGCTGACTCTTTATGTTCTCCACTGAATAATCAGACACAGGATGACTTTAGAGCATATCTTGTAAAAGTTATTACAGAACTTGAATTGCGTGGTGTTGACTACAAAAAAAGAGATGTGGATTTGTCAAAAGCGGTAGGCGGTCTTGCCGTTGGTGCAAACATAGCAGTATATAGAGATACAAGAATGTTCAAAGAATGGCACACAAAGGAATATCTTAGATTAAATATGGCTGTATTGTATGAGAAATGGAAATACACAAATTGTATAGATGATAAGCAATGGGAAAAATTGTTGCGTGGTTATAAAAAAATAACAAGAGAGGATTATGTTGTATGATAGTATCATATAGTACGAACGGAAAGAAAAAGACCATTGCCAATGTTGGCACAGCAGATGAAGCAATTAGTGCTATTAGGCTGTTTTTAGATACAAATGGATTTAAGACTCATTATATGAGATTTATTCCTAATAGAGAAAAAGACAGCGTGATTATTGATTATGGTAATTGGTTTAATTATATGGTAGTAGATGGCAATACAGAAGATGAAAATGTGTTAGATAAATTTGAAGAATATACTAAAAGGATGTCGAATGAAAGCAGTAGTAAAAAGAGTAAAAGAAAATAAAACAGAAATATATAACAATGTAAAAAACATCAAACAAGAAAACGGTAGTATTGTTATTACATATGGTGATGGAACATACGGGCTTAATATGCGTATTTTAGATAAAAATTATAAAATTATTCTTGGTGGTTGATTAAATTGAAATTTAATGTTAATAGAATAAATAAACAATTAACAACCAATAATATTAAAGATATTTTATTTTCACTAAATAGCGATATATATAAAGAAAATGACGAGCAAATCATATTTTATTCTGCTTGTCATAATGCAGAACCTTGTGAACACGGGCATAAAGCTAAGTTATATTATTATAAACAATCAAAAAGTTTTACTTGCTATGTATGTGGAGAAAGTTTTGATGTTTATGATTTGGTCAAAAAAAATCGTGCTTTGTTTGGTGAAGAATGGTCTTTTCCAAAGTGTGTTAAATATGTTTGTGAAATCGCAAATATTCCATTTGAATACAACGGAGAAGTTAAAGAAAATCCCAATAAGTATAATTGGCAAAGTAGTTTATTAAAATTCTTAAATAAAGGATATGTTCCTGATGAAAAGACTTATGATAAAAGCATTTTGAAATTCTTTAATAATGGCTATCATAAGTCTTGGCTTGAGGATAATATATCAATAGAAACAATGGAAAAATATAATATAGGATATTATCCGTTACAAGATTGCATAACTATACCGTGTTTCAATCAAAATGCAGAACTTATTGGTATTCGTGGTAGATACTTAAATCCTGAAAGTCAAGCAAAGTATTATCCAATTAGACTTTTAGATGGAACAGAGTATAAATTTTCGACAAATGATTATTTATATGGCTTATGGTACACAAAACAATCTATTAAATACCATAAAAAGTGCATTTTATTTGAAGCCGAGAAAAGTACACTACAATGTGACACATATTTTGGAAATGATAATTTTTCTGTATCTTTATATGGGTCTGCCATTAGTAAAAGGAAAAGAGATTTAATATTAGACCAAGGTGTAAACGAAGTCATTATTGCAATAGACTTTGATTATGATAGCGTTGTTGACGAAAACGGAAACAAAACATCAGATTTTGAAAAATTTGAAAAAAAGGTTTATAAGATTGCAAAATTATTTAAGGGATTTTGTAAAGTAACTGCTATTGTAAGCTATGGCGGTCACGGATATAAAGACAGCCCAAGTGACATTGGAAAAGATAGATACTTAGAATTATATAAAAACCGAGAAGAAGTTTATTAAAATACTTGACTTTTTGTTCATAATGTGGTATAATTCACTTGTAGTCAAAAAGGCTAACAAAAATTTTTTGGAGGATTTTAATTATGAACGATAAATTTCTTGATGAGCTATATGTTCTTGGTGTATTTGATGACGATGATGAGGATATGTGCTACTGTGAAGATAATAACAAAGGACTGAAATGTGACTGCGATGAGGGAAAAACCTGTTCTGCTTTTTGTCCTGCTTTTTATGACTGTCCATATATGGATGATTAAGGAGTTTTGCATATGTTTATGAATTGTATTAACATTAGATATAAAAACGAAAGAGAAGATAAAATTAAGGCTATTGATAACGCTATTAGCTATTTTCGTAATTTAACAGAAGATATTGGTTGTAATCAATCTTATTACGAAAAAGGGGCGTATGAAAATACAACAGCGGCATTAAAAGCGCTACTGGAACAAAGACAAAATCTATTAAACAATTAAAGGAGAAAAAATTATGAAGATTGTGGATTCTAACAGAATTAACAGAGAGTATATTGACTGGGATGACATTGAGTACGGAGATGTATTCGCATATACCGACAAGGAGTCAACAGAGAAGTGGATTGGTATGAAGGTTGGCAATCCTGACGGTGGAGATATGATTGTAGATTTTGAGACATCTGAGGTATATAACGATATTTCAAATTATAATTATGTTGAAATTCTTGATGCCGAATTGAAAATTAACATTAGTAATAATGCAGATTGAGCCACTTTACGACAAAACTGATTTTGTAACAATTCAAGATTATTTATCTAAGTGTGGAGTTAAAGATGTTGATTTATGGTTAAAACATAAATATCTTGATGGCGTAAACAATTATACAAACATTGACGAGTTTTGTAAAAAACTATATAACGCATTTACAAATAAACAAAAAATATATTTACTTGTAGATAGTGATTTAGATGGCTTTATGAGTTCATCAATGTTTTATGTGTATTGTCATTCTGTCCATAAAGACTGTTGCATACATCCAATTTTTCATACTGGTAAACAACACGGTCTTGATAATGTTGTAATGGAAGAAATCAAACAATATAAACCGTCATTGTTGGTTGTTTTAGATGCCGGAACAAACGATGTTAAACAAGATAAAGAATTAAAAAGCCTTGGTTGGGATATTATTTGTGCCGACCATCACGAAAGAGAAAAAATAAATCCATATTGCACCTTAGTAAACAATCAAATAAGCACAAAGGTTAAAAATAAAAGTCTTTCAGGAACAGGTGTTAGTTGGAAAGTTTGTAAGGCATATGATACAAAATATGGGTTTAATTATGCAAATGGTTTAATTTCTTATGTTGCTATCGCTAATATCGGAGATGGTATGTCCTTTCTAACGCCTGAAAATGAGACTTTTAGATACTGGGGTATAAAGGATATTCATAATAACTTAAAACCATTTGTTTGCGATTTTAACGGCTATTTAACGGATAATAAATCGTTTTCGTTTGGTATGGTTACAAACATTAACTCTTTAATTCGGCTCGGAACACAAAGGGATAAAGAAATCCTATTTTATGCACTATGTGGTAAAATTGAACCAGAAGAGATTATTGGTGTTTGTAAAAAGCTGCATAGCAAACAATCAAGAGATACAAAATCTTTGCTTGAAAAAGATGTAGACATTATCTACAATGGAAAAATCATATTGGCGAGAGTATCTAAAAGTACACCTTTAACTGGACTTGTCGCAAATAAAATGATGGGAGAATATAATAAACCTATTATTTTAACACAACAGGATGGTGAAGAATTAAAAGGTAGTGTGCGCAGTCCTATTGATTTGAAAGATATTTTGCCAAGTAATTTATTTAATTATAATCTTGGGCACCAAAGAGCATTTGGTACTTCTTATCAAATTAGTAATGAAAAAGATATTATAAACTACATAGATAGCCTTGAGAGCCTACCAGAGCCAACACAAGCAGTTTTTATGTCATTAAAGACAAGTGATGTACCTAATTACTTATTCGGCTTTGTAGACGAAAATAAGGCATATTTTGGAGAAGGAATACCAATTCCAAAAGTGCACTTTCAAAAGTTTGGTATTTATAACAAAGAAATTCAATTACTTGGAGCCAATCAAAGAACGGTTAAATTTCATAGAGATGGCATTGACTTTATCTTTTTCAACTGCACAAACAAGATAAAAAAATTGTTACATCTAAATGATTTGAGTAAGAAAAGAGTAACGCTTGAATTTATCGGTGAATTAGGATATAATGAATTTAGAGGAAATAAGACAAAACAATGTATAATTGATATGTCAACACTTGATATATACGATTATGAAGTTGACTTTATGTGAGGGCGACTATGGAAATATTAGGTTATAACGATAACAAGATTGAAAAATGTGATAATTGTGGCGCAACTTTATGTGTAGAAAAGCACGACTATAAAATTGGTGAGCACGGATTTTTGTATTACCTGTGTCCTGTGTGTAGTACAAACAATTATACAAACGAGCACATACGGCTTGATGAAACAAATATTCAATATCCTGATAATTTTGAGGCATTTGAATGTGATGAATTTTTTATATATAATAAATCTTCTGAAATTCAAGATAAATGCAGAGAGTTGATTGAGAAAATTAAGCAGAGTGATGTTCAATATATGATTGATAATATTGGTAAACTTTTAGTCATTGTTACAAGAATTGATAAAGAAAATTATTCTATCATCGTGACTGCAAGTTACGATGAATGTTTTGTGTATAGTAAATAATTCTAAATATATAATAGGTAGGTGCAAAATGGGAAATAAAAATTATGTTGTATATCACCTACACACGGAAAATAGCCTTTTAGATAGTTGTACTAATTATAAACTTTATGTTGACAAAGCAGTAGAACTTGGACAAAAGGCTATTGCTTTTAGTGAACACGGTAATATCTATAACTGGATAGAAAAGAAAATGTATTGCGATGAGCATAACATTAAATATATCCACGGTATTGAGTGTTATCTAACAGAAACGCTTGATGAAAAGATTAGAGATAATTACCATACTGTTCTATTGGCAAAGAATTATGATGGTGTAAAAGAAATTAACAACTTGATTGAATTGTCTACAAGAGCAGACCATTATTATTACAAACCAAGAATTACATTTGATGAGTTTTTTGCGCTATCTGATAATGTTATTAAAATCAGCGCTTGCCTTGCCTCTCCGCTAAATAAGCTGCGTGATAGAGTTAATGAACCTATTTATGATAGATTGTGTAGAAACTATGATTATTTTGAAATTCAGCCACACATAAATAGCGAGGAACAAAAGGACTATAATAAGCATTTATTAAAGTTATCAAAAAAATATAATACACCACTTATTATGGGAACAGATACACATTCATTAAACGCATATAAGGCAGAATGTCGTTCTATTTTGCAGTTGTCAAAAAGAATTGAGTTTTCTAATGAGGACACATTTGATTTAACCTATAAGTCTTATGATGAACTTGTAGAAATGTGCAAAGAACAAAATTGTTTTCCTATTGAGGTTTATTTAACCGCCATTGAAAATACTAATGTTATGGCAGATAGTATTGAGAACTGGGAATTAGATAAAAAGGTCAAATATCCTAAGTCTTATGATAATGAAGAATATGTGCTTAAACAACGCATATTTGAAATGTACAAAGATAAAGTTCGGCGTGGCGTTATTACAAACGATAAAAAATATATCGACAACATTAAAGAAGAACTACGAGTATTCAAAAAAATCAATATGATTGGCTTTATGTTGTTTATGAGCGAACTAATGTGTTGGTGTAAAGAAAATGGTATTCCAACTTCTCCTTGCCGTGGTTCTGTTGGCGGTAGTACAGTAGCTTATATTACAGATATTATTGATGTAGACCCTGTTAAATGGAATACAGTATTCTCACGATTTGCAAATGAGGACAGAGTCGAGGTCGGTGATATTGATGTAGATATTGCGCCAGACCAAAGAAAACTTGTATATCAACATATTATTGATAAGTTTGGAACAAATAAAACAGCATATATACTTGCTATGGGCACAATTTCAGATAAAGGCACAATAGACGATATTGGAAGAGCATTAGGAATTAAGTGGAGTAGAGAACATAATGATGGTGAAAATCCATATTCATTAGCAAATGTTGCCAAAATCAAAGAAGAATATGATATAAATGCTGAAGCAACGAAAGAAAAATATCCAGAATTATTTTATTATTTTGATGGACTTTTAGGTACTGTTGTTTCACAATCAATGCACCCTGCTGGAATTGTCGTAAGTCCTATAACACTACCAGATAATTATGGTGTGTTTTGGGGCGAAAATAAAGAAAAAGAAAAAGTCTTAATTCTTTCAGTAAATATGGAAGAAGTACACGAATGTGGACTTGTAAAATATGATATTCTTGGGCTTAAAAACATTCAAATTCTTAGAGAATGTTGTAAATTTGCTGGAATAAAATATCCTGCCGCACACGAAATTAACTGGGAAGATGAAGAAGTATGGAAACACATTACAGATAGTCCTGTTGGGATATTTCAGTTTGAGTCACCCTTTGCCTATGAATTATTAAAGCAATATCAGCCAAGAAAGATAAACGACTTATCATTAGTAAATGCAAGCCTTAGACCTTCAGGAACAAGCTATCGAGATAGACTAATTGCAAGGGAAAAAAATAAAAATCCGTCTAAACAGATTGATGATTTGTTGAAAGAAAATAATGGATTTTTGTGTATTGAAGAAAGTCAAAAAGTGTCAACGCCAAATGGGCTAAAAGCAATAAAAGATGTTTCTGTTGGAGACTTAGTATATACAACAAGAGGATTAGAAAAAGTAAATAAAGTTTTTAACAATGGTATAAAAGATGTTTATGAGTTAAAAACAAAATATGGAAGCGTTGTGTGTACTAAAGACCATAAAGTTTTAACTGAAAATGGATGGAAAGAATACCAAAATATTGAGCTTGGAGAATGTATTTGTCATTATGTTGGTACAAAATCAACTAAAGAATATGATATGAATAAATTAAAACTCATAGGTTGGACACTTGGAGATGGCATTACAAGTAGAAATAATATTGGATTTATAAATCAAAATTATAATGTTGTTTTATCGTATAAAAACACAGTAGAAAAGATATGGAATAATCTTTCCGTAAGTATAAAAGATGTAAAAACACGGGTGAATAATCTTCCATTATATAGATGTAATGTAAAATGGTTAGATAAGCCACATAAATATGATAAACCAATTCATTATTATTTTGACGAAATCGGCATTAGAAAAAAAATAGCAAAAGAAAAATTTGTTCCAGAATTTATATTTGATTTGAACAAAAATTGTTTGTTAGCATTTTTAGGTGCATATACAGACACGGATAGTTCTATTAGAAAAAATACAATTATGTATAAGACATCTTCTAAAAAGCTATGTGATGGTATTGTTGAAGTTTTAAGACTAATTGGTTACTCAAGTTCTATTTGTCACGATAAAAAAACAGATTCATACAATATATGTGTTCTTGGTGGAAATGAACTTATATGTGAACTTAGACCATATTGTATAAAAATAAGAGACAATATAAAAGATGAAAAAAATGTTATTAGAAAACATAAGAATGGTAGCGTTTCAATAGATATTATAAAAAAATGGCTACAACAAAATAATATTTCAATATCAAAAGTACAAAAAACTATTGGTGTATCATTACATTATATAAAATATATAAATATATTTACAATAGAAAAGATTTGTAATGCATTTAATATTGTCCCCCCTGTTTTAATTTCTGACAATATACACTATTTTCCTATTACTTCAAAATCATATATTGGAGAAAGAACAGTATATGACCTTGAAATAAATAATACTCATAATTTTGTCGCTGGTGGTATTGTAGTGCATAATTGCTTCCAAGAGGACACAATTAAATTTTTGCAAGATATTTGTGGATTGTCTGGCAGTGAATCGGACAACATCCGCAGAGCAATAGGAAGGAAGAAAAAAGATATACTGGAAAAAGCAATGCCTAAAATATTGGATGGGTATTGTGAAAAGTCCGATAAGCCAAGAAATATTGCAGAACAAGAGGCAAAAACATTTTTACAAATTATAGAAGATAGCGCTTCTTATCAATTTGGATATAACCATAGTACAGGATATTCAATGGTAGGATATTTATGTGCATATATGAGATATTACTATCCGCTTGAATTTATCACAGCATATCTAAATTGCGCTGGTAGCAATCTAAAAGATATTGAGAGTGGCACAGAATTAGCAAAACAGTTTGGTATAGAAATTAGACTACCAAAATTTAGACACTCTAAAGGCTCATATTGGTTTGACAAAAAAGAAAATTGTCTATATAAAGGCATAGGTTCGATTAAAGACCTTAATGTAGAGTGTGGTGAGTATTTGTATTCACTAAAAGATAAACATTACAAGTCTATTATAGCGCTTATGAGTGATTTGCCAAAAAAAATTGTTAGTTCTAAAAAGTTAGATATTCTTATCAAAATAGGATTTTTTGATGAATTTGGAACAATAAATAATTTGCTTGAACAGATAAAGATTTATAATCAGTATAATAGCAAAAAGCAGATTATAAAAAATAAGCTCACCGATGAAGAAATTAAACTAATATCCACCTGTTGTGAAAAAGAGACAGATAAAATGTTTAAGGGTATCGATAATGTAAAGTTGATGAACGCTATTTATAAATCTAAGAAAATACCTAAAACAACGGATTTAACAAAAGCTCATTATCAACTAAAACTAATTGGTGGTACGAATGTTATTATACCAGATAGTGAATATTATGGAATCGAGTCAATAGAAACAAATAGTTACGGAACGCCGTTTATTACATTATATGATTTTCAGAATGGTAAAACAAAGCAGTTCAAATGTAATAAAAAATGGTATAAAGATTATCCGTGCGAACAGGGCGATATAGTTGAGGTTGGATTTACACAAAAGAAAAGAGTTAGATTTGTTGGAAATGACGAAAACGGCAAAAATATTTATCAGCCAACCGGTGAGTATGAAGATATAATTAAAATGTATGCAATTCAGAATATGGAGGTTTAATTATGAATGTGTTAAGTTTATTTGATGGTATTTCCTGCGGGTAGCTTGCATTTAAGCGTTTGGGAATAACCTTCGGCAACGAGATAGAGAGTAATTGTTACTTTGCAAGCGAAGTAAATAAGTATGCAATATCAGTTACTAAAAAGAACTTTCCAAACACTATTGAAATAGGAGATGTAAGAAACATTCATTACGAAAATGGTGCGCTATATAAAGATTGTGAATATAAATCACAACAATGGCATCTTGGAGAAAAAATTGCAAATGTAAATTTTGACTATCTTATCGGTGGTTCACCTTGCCAAAATTTTAGTTTTGCAGGAAAAATGAATGGTATGAGCACAAAAACAAATGAAAAGATTACAACATTAAAACGCTATCTTGAATTAAAAGACCAAAACTATGAATTTGACGGATATTCATATTTATTTTGGGAATATGTTAGGTTGTTAAATGAAGTTAAGCCTAAATATTTTTTGCTTGAAAATGTAAGAATGAAAAAAGAATGGAGAGAGGTTATTGATAGTGTTTTAGGAATAGAACCTATTGAAATAAACAGTGCATTAGTTAGTGCTCAATCAAGAAAAAGATTATATTGGATTGGAAAGAAAAATAATAATATATACAACAAAATTAACATTCAGCAACCACGGGATAAAGGATTAATTATTAAAGATATTTTAGACTATGGTAATTTACAAAATGAATATGTGCCTTATGGAGTAGATAAAAGGTATAAACAATATTTTGATAAGCATAATGATATTCCACAGCATTTTTGTGCTTATAATAATTGTGCTGTAAGCATAAAAACACCAACAATGACAACAAAGAGCGGAAGCGGCTATGGTAGTGGAGCAGTAACAAACATTTTGCCTATTTGTCTAAATAGTAAAAGTGGAAGAAATGGAATTAAAGGATTGCAACCAAGTCTACAAGATAGAATATACTCTGAAAATGGCAAACATACAGCCTGTACAACTTGTTATATGCCAAAAATTGCAAAATCAATAAATATTGGTTTGTTTCCATTGAAAGACGGCACATTGTCTAATCATATACAAAATAGGATTTATGATATTAACGGAAAGTCTGTTAGCATAAAGTCAAATGGTGGAGGACTTGGTGCGAATACAGGGCTTTATGCCACAAATGAAGTACCATTATATGAAGTAAAAAATGGAATGATAAAAATAAATGACAACACATTTCCTATTAAACTTCAAGATGGATATTATATTATTAGAAAATTATCTCCGCTTGAATGTGAAAGATTGCAAACATTAGATGATAACTATACTGATTGTGTTTCAAATAATCAAAGATATAAATGTATTGGCAATGGCTGGACTGTTGAAGTTATCAAACATATATTAAGTTATACATTATAAGGAGTTAAATTTATGAAAAAATTACTTGTTGCTTTTGAAGAAAGCCAAAGAGTGTGTATTGAATTTAGAAATCTGACTTATGTAAAAAATTAAGAAGTCGTACATTTTAATGTGTTGCAAAAACAATATGTGGATAAAAATTTCATAAATTTACTCTTGACAAATTCCTCTTTTTGTGGTATAATCACTATATCATTATAGAAAGGGGAATTTTTATTTTGTTGTATCATAAAGAAATTTACTGGAAACCAAGTTTTGATAATGTATTTAGGGCTTCTTGGTATGGTGTAAAGTATATTGACTTTACAAAACATATGCAAGAACGACTTAAAGAAAAACATATTAACTATAAGACTGCAAAAATTGCTCTAAATAAGATTACATATGGCGGTAAAGGAGAAATATTTGAGGTCGAAACAGATAAAGAAGGAAATCCATTTAAGTTTTCGGTAAGAACAGAATATGATAAAAATAGAGACATTACATTTATATTTTTAAGGGTAGACAAAAAATTTATTATTAAAACAATATGGCTAAATTATAAAATGGATAGGCACAAGAGTTTGGATTTTAATAAATATGAAAGAGGTTATAGACGATGCAACTAAGAGTAAAAGCAAGAGTAGTTAAAGAAATATATCACAATGACAATTTTTATATTCTTGCGCTTTCTCCTATGCAAGAAAATAAAGACCTTGTAATCAGTCAATATGGAACATTTACCTGCAAAGGCGAATTGTCTATGCTGACGGTGGGGCAAGATTATGAATTAGTCCTTGAGGAAATGAACAGCGACAAATATGGCATTTCATACAAAGTAATTGATGTTCCAAGTCTAAATGTAGATGATTTAACAGACGATGATGAAATGCAAATTTTGCGTCAAATTACAACAGACAGCCAAGCCGAATATGTACACAAAGCATATCCTAATTTTATCAGACTAATTATTAACGGCGAAGAAGATAAGATTGATATAAATAAAATATATAATGTTGGAGTAACTCGATTAAACATATATAAACGGCTTATCAACGAAAAATTTAGATATTATTATCTTATGAAACAAACGCAACCTTATGAAATTTCAATGTCAGACTGTAAGTTGTTGCTTAATAAATATAGGACAATCGAGGAATGTGTTTATCGGATTGAGAGTGAACCATATTATACTCTTATGGAGATTTTAGGGCGTACTTTTGAACATATTGATAAAATGATATTGGATATTCAACCAGACCTAAAAGTGTCCGAAAAACGCTGTGAAGCGCTAATTATTGGTGTTCTGCGCAGAAATGAGATTGACGGCTCTACAAGGCTATATGCAAATGATTTGTTTTATTATATTAAAGAGGAATATGATGCCAAAGAGCTGTTGCCTATGCTAAAAGATGTTGCCGTAAAAAGTGATTTGATTTACTTTGACGAAGAAACAAAAGATTTGTCAATTATGTCAACATATTTAGCAGAATGTAGAATTGCGGAGTTTGTAAAAGAAAAGATTAGAAATAGTAAAAAACTTAATATTGATTATACTAAGTATAAAAATATTGATGATTTTACTATGAGCGATATGCAGTTGAACGCTTTGAAAGTTTTTTGTGAAAGTAATGTTAGTATTTTGTCAGGCACAGCTGGCGTTGGAAAGACGGCTTCTGTAAAAGGTCTGATTTCTCTTATGGAAGATAACAATTTAACATATACTCTTTTATCTCCAACTGGAAAGGCAGCAAGAGTTCTTTCTGAGAGCACAGGACGAAAAGCATATACAATTCATAAGCGTTGTTTTTCTGGTGATATTGATACAGATGTTATTATTGTAGATGAATGTGGTATGGTATCGCTTGATGTGTTCTGTATGCTATTGACTTCAATTTCAAATACAAATGCAAGAATTGTTTTTGTTGGCGACCCTGCTCAGTTATCCTCAATCGGCTTATCTAAGATTTTTGATGATTTAATTAAATCAAGTGTCGTGCCAATGACAATGCTAACCGAAGTGTTTAGATACAAAAGCGATGGTTCTCTTTTTGTTGCAACAAATGTTCGTCAAGGTAAAAACTTTTTTAATGACAAAGAATTTGTAAAATATGATGACAGTACATTAGAATATTCTGTAAATGATAATTATAGGTTTATTTTAACAGACGATATTCTAAACAGAACTGTTACAGAATATAAAAAACTGCTACAAAAAGGCATTAAAAAAGAAAATATCTTAGTATTATCGCCATTTAATGTTGGTCTTTTTGGCACCTATGCAATCAATAATGAAATTCAAGAAATGGTAAATCCCGCAAAGCCAAATGAAAAAGTACAAACGAGAAATATAAGTAAAACAAAGATTGTATTTAGAACTGGCGATTTAGTTATTAACACAAAAAACGACTATGAAGCAGTTAAAGCAGATAATTATTATCAATGTGCAGAAATTGAAGGCGCATCCGTGTCTGATTATAATGATTATGCCACGGTTGTTAATGGGCAGACAGGCGTAATTAGAGATGTTGTTGATGATGGACTTATTATTCAATTTGATGAAGATTTAATCTATGTTGACAAATCCAAGTTAAATCAGTTACTTTTAGGCTATGCCATTAGCGTTCATAAGTCGCAAGGCTCTACAACCGATTATAGCATAAATATTGTGTCTAATGCACATAAAAAAATGCTTACAAGAGGTTTACTTTATGTGGCAACTACACGGTGCAAAAAGGCACATATTGACATTGGAGATATTAACGCTTTTAAGTATGCACTAACCGTAGATGATAATGACCTAAGACAAACTTGGCTATTAGATTTATTAACAAAAAATGCTTGACATATTACAAATTATATGGTATAATTAAGCCACAAAGTTATGAAAGGATGATTTTAATTAGTAGTAAGAAAAAGAATGTTCGACCTATATTATGTTCAATAGTGTATTTTATTTGTATTGGTGGTCTTTGTGCTATTGCAATTATGGGAGCAAATGTAAATAAGCAACTTAAAGATAATATATACAAACAAGAGCAAATTGTAAGTGCGCAAAAAACAGAGATTAACTCTTTGCGAACAAAGAATAACGATTTGGTATATCAAAATAATAGTCTAATTGATGAAAATAAAGAGTTGAAAAAGAAAAACGATAGTCTGTCCAAATCAAACAAAAGTCTTAAAAAGCAAATTAAAAAATTGGACTCACAAAAGAAAGATAATGCTACATATAGTGCAAAGTCTAAGTCAAAAGGCTCATTATCTGTCCCTGCAAATATGCACTTTAAGTCTTATACAAATTATCATTGTTTAAGTAGAAGTTCTGCACAATGGAAACTGCAAGAAAAGGCATATACAGACAATAATGGTCTTAGAAAGGTTGACAATGATTATCTTGTCGCTATGGGTAGCTACTATGCAAAGAGCCTTGGAGACAGATTTAGAATTACAACATCTACTGGTAATGTATTTACGGTAATGATTTGTGATTTTAAGGCAGACGGAGATACAAATTCAACGCATCAATATACAAATAATGGATGTATGATTGAGTTCTATGTTGATAATAACCTAAACTCTAAAGCTAAACAAATGGGTGATATTTCATACATTAAAGGCTTTAGTGGCAATATTACAAAAGTAGAAAGACTGTAAGGGAGAAAAAATGCGTATCAATACAGATAATATTATTAACTCTAATACAAAGCAAAAGGTAAATGTGTTTATTTCACAACCTATGCAAAACAAGACAGAGGACGAAATCAAGACTGCAAGGAACGAGGCAATCAGCATTGTAAATGGTATTTTTGACAATGTAACAATTTTGGATAGTTATTTTCCAGACTATCCGTATAGCGAATACAATAATATCAATAAGAGCCTTTGGTACTTGTCAAAGTCTTTGGAGGTACTTGCACAAGCAGATTATGCAGTTTTCTTGCCCGGATATGAAAATGCTCGTGGATGTGCACTTGAAAAGGAGTGCTGTGACAAATACGGGATTAACACAATTTTATTAAAGGAGTAATTTATGGCAAGTTTGTATGAAATCAATGAGAAACTTGAGTCTGCCATTGAGTTTGGATGCGACCCCGAAACAGGAGAGTTTATTGACGAAAATGGTCTAAACGACCTTTATATGGAACTCAATGATAAGATTGAAGGCGTTGCACTTTATCAAAAAAACCTTGAGAGCGAAGCAGAAGCGATTGATAAAGAAATTCAGTCGCTCAAAGAGCGTAAGGAAAGAAAGAAAAAAAGAGCAGAAAGTATGAAAAAATATCTTAGCAGTTATCTACTTGCTAAAGATATGAAAAAATTTGAAACGCCAAAGGTAGCTATTAAGTTTAGAAAGTCTACTGTGGTTGAAATTGTAGATGAAAAAATGTTGCCCGAACAGTTTATTAAGACTGTCGTAAAGACTGAAAGCAAACCCGACAAAAAGGCTATTAAGGACTACTTAAAAAAGCATAGTGGTGAAATTGTAGATGGTGCTATGTTGGTCGAAAAGCAAAATATTTCAATCTTATAAGGTGATTTTATGAATAAGTATATTGAATTTTTTAATGACATTGATTTTGGTAATATTCAATATTACAAGAATGTAAAATATCGAATATCTAAAGAAAACGGCACTACTTATATCTTAAATCACGGTAAGGAACCGTTTTTAGTACCTAAGAAATTTGAAAATAAAGATTATAGAATTGGAGATATTTTAGTTGATTAAGATTGAAAATGTAGATGTATCAGGTTGGGAAGCCGCAATCAGAGGTATGCGTAACCCTATGAACTCTTGGGAAAAGAGCGATAGCAACTGGGTTGCGCCTCGTACAGTTAATTTTCTTCCGACTTGCTATGTTGTTGGTTCTAAAGATTTAGACCTTATGAAACGGCTTGCAAATGCTGGAACAGACCATCGTAAATTTTTGCGTATGATAAATGTTACTATGGACATCATTGCACCTACTTATTGGTGGGCTGAGTTTGATACATATAAGGTCGGTACAGTAAGAAACAGTTGTAGTTTTATGCACAAAGGAACATCAAGACCGTTTTATGTTAGCGATTTTAGTTGTTGTGCTGGAGATATTGAAAATACCGAACAAGTAGCTACGACTTGGCAAATTGTAGTAAATACACTAAATGAACTTAGAGAAAAATATCTTGAAACAAAAGATAAAACTATTTTTCAGGAAATTAGAAATCTTTTGCCTTCAGGATATATGCAACGGTCAACTGTTCAACTTAACTATGAGGTTTTGTTGAATATGTATAAATCACGAAAAAATCATAGACTGCAAGAGTGGAGAGATTTTTGTAGTTGGATAGAAACTTTACCTTATTTTAATGAAATTTGTTTGGAGGACTAAATTATGTCGAAGGCTTATAAATGTGATATTTGTCATAGTTTTTATGATAAAAAAAATGACATTCCTACTGCCACACAAACAACAAATCATTACAATTATATTAGGCTTAATAATTGTGTGGTTCAATTAGTAGAATACAATACTAAGTATTATGTAGATGTTTGTCCAAGGTGTACTGAAAAACTGCAAAAAATAGTAGATGACATTCGAGGAGCAAATGTTAAACAGAGTTGTGCGATTGATGGTGTAGTTGATGGAGTAGAAGTCAATTACACCAAATGCTAACAAAAGGTGGTGTAAAAAAGTTGAATAAGAAAGAAGCTGCAACGCTTGCTTATAATTTAATTTGCGGGCTTGCCGATATTAACGATAGTGAATTTGTAGATAATATTATTTCTGCCGTACAAGACGGAGCAGAATATGATATTGAAGATATGATTATTGAGCTTGAGGCTGGTGAATATGATTGATTGTACTAATTGGTGAGAGCGCCAGTGGAAAATCTACAATAGAAAAAGAACTAATTAAAAACTTCAAATATGAAAAAGTTGTAACATTTACAACACGACCAATTAGAAACGGAGAACAAGACGGAAAAGACTATTGGTTTGTGTCTGAAAATGAATTTAACTCATTAAAGAACAGACAGCGTTTTTTTGAAACGGCTGAATATAATGGGTGGAAATATGGTTCGCCTATTATTAAATACCCAAAAGACAAAGTAATTATTGTTACTCCAAAAGGACTCAGGACACTACAAAGAACATATAATAAAAAAGACTTTGTTAGTATATATATTAAAACGCCACGCAGAGAACGACTTATTAGACTGCTCAGGCGTGGAGACGATATAGAGGAGGCATATCGGCGCAGCTTGTCTGATGTAGGTATGTTTGACGGAATCGAACAAGAAGTAGATGTTGTTGTAAACAACACAGATAATCACAATATTCACACTCTGTGTTGTAATATTGATTATTATAATAAACACATTAAGGATGGTGATGATTATTGATTGAAAAAATATATCTCGCTGGTGGTATGCAGAACTTAACATTTAAGGAGCAAACCGAATGGCGAGATTATATTAAGCGGTCACTAAAAAACGACTATCTAAAACTGGAAATTGTAGACCCAACAAATTATTATAATTTTGAAACGGTTGCATATGACAGTAATAGAGAGGTCAAAGAATGGGATTTGAACGAAGTTAGAACAAGCGATTTAATTATCGTATATTTTAATGACCCAAATTCTATTGGAACTGCACAAGAATTGCAATGTGCAAATGAACATAATATTCCTGTGATTGGAATATATGAAAATCAAGAGAACCGTGAGCTTGAAATGCTTGGTAAACCTACAATCAAACTTCACCCTTGGTTAGTAGAATCTTGTAATAAGATTTTCAACAACAGAGCAGAATGTGTTGATTATATTAAGAAATTTTACTTAGATGGGAGAAGGTTGATTTAATGCAAGTAATTAAGAGAGATGCGACAATAGAACCTTTTGATAAATCAAAAATTGTTAAAGCAATCATATCTGCAATGGAAGAAGGTAATGGAACAAAAGAAGATATTGCCAACAAAATAGCGAATGAAATAGAGGAAAAATATAAGGCAAAAGATGTAGATGAAATAGATATTTCTGATATTGAATTAGATGTATTTAATAGCCTTATTTCTCATAAACAAAGATTAACTGCAAGAGCATACGAAAGCTATCGTAGTATCAGAGAGTTCCAAAGAGATATTGATAACAGTACAGACGGTGAATTGCTAACCCTGTTGTCAAACAATAATGACTATTGGAAAACAGAAAATTCCAATAAAAATGCCACCCTTGTAACTACACAAAGGGATTATATGGCTGGTATTGTTAGTAAAGACTTAACAGAAAGATTTTTGTTGCCGCCAGATATAGTACAGGCACATAAAGAAGGAGTCATCCATTTCCATAAGAAAATTGTGGCTTAATATGGTGACATATTAAGAAAACTCGGTGAACTTATAAATATAAGGTGTGCATTTCACGATTAGGAATTGTAGTAAATGACAATTAAGAAATGTGCTAACAGGGGAAGATTTATTAAATTTATCCTGTGCTAAGATTTTTAATATGAAATAAAGATATTAAAAATAAAGTTAATCGACTATCGAAAACTACTGATGATGAGAAAAACATTACAATAGCAAGTGAGTAGAGTACATAATAAGCGAAAATCTTATTATGGAAGCGCCGAGTATCTATTGTTTGGTAACAGAACTTTAGATAATGATATAGTCAAACATTGATTAGATGTTGGATATTGACTACTTCGCACAATCTGCTCTCCATAACTGCGACTTGATAAATCTTGATGATATGTTGCAGAATGGAACAGTTATAAACGAGGTTAAAATAGAAAAACCGCATAAATTCATAACTGCTTGTACAATCACAACACAAATTATTACAAGCGTTGCCAGCAGTCAATATGGCGGTTGTAGCATAACACTTACTGCGCTTGCACCTTTTGTAAGAGATAGTTATAATATTTATTATAACAAATATCGTAACAGAGGGATTGAAGAAGAAAAATCAAAAGAGTACGCTATGCAAGACCTAAAGAAAGAGATTGAAGATGGTGTACAAACCTTTAATTATCAAATCAATTCAATGTCAACAACAAATGGGCAAGCACCTTTTATTACTGTCTTTATGTATCTTGGAGAAACAGATGAATATAAAGATGAACTTGCAATGATTATTGAGGAATTTCTTAATCAACGCATAAAGGGAATGAAAAACAGAAAGGGAATTTATGTCACACAGGCATTTCCTAAACTGATTTATGCGCTTGAGGAAGATAATATTCACGAAGATAGCAAATATTGGTATTTAACGGAGTTGTCAGCTAAATGTAGTGCAAAGAGACTTGTTCCTGATTACATTAGCGAAAAAGTAATGAGAAAACTTAAAGAAGGAAATTGTTTTCCCTCGATGGGTGAACTATTGCTCATCTAAAACTATGTGAACCTATAAATATAGGGTGTATAATCTCCGAATAGGAATTGTAGGAAATGACAATTAAAGATTATGCTAATAGGGAATATTCAAACTTTGAACAATCCTATGCCAAGATTTAATTTTAATTAAATAAGGTCAAACGACTATCGAAAACATAACATAAGAGAAATACTTATGTGAATAAGTGAGTAGAGTACAAATAAAGTGAAAGTCTTTGTTTGGAAGCGCATAGTATTTAATATTTGGTAACAGAATATTAAATAAAGATATAGTCTAAAACATTTTTATGTTTGTGTAGAAGTTTTCTTGCTCCATATAAAGATACTGAAAACCATTATAAATTTTATGGTCGCTCAATCCCCTAATAGGGCGACATTAAACGATGTGAACACAAGAAAAAGTGGTGTGGGATTAAATTCCTGCTAACGGTGGAACTCCAATTTTTATTGGACAATACCGTGCCAAAATAGCCGTAATTACTCTATTTTATTAAGGAGAAAATAATGACTGAGATTGTAATTGATAATAAAATATTAAAAAAATATGATAGTACATATTATGTTAGCGAATATGGTGACATCTACTCTCTTTATTCTAATAAATTTTTGAAACACAGTATAGATTTATATGGCTATCATAGAGTAGACATTCATTCAAAGCATATTAAAGTTCATAAATTGGTATATTTAACTTGGATTGGTGAATTGCCAAAAAATAAACAAATAAACCATAAGAATGATAATAAAGATGATAATCATTATATGAATTTATATGCTGGCTCACAAAAAGAAAATATTAGAGATTGTATAAATAATAATCATAGAGTTGGATTTACTCATTATTTAACAATATATGATAAAAAAGAAAATAAAACTTTAACTTTTTGTCCAGCATATAAATTTATTGAATATTCACAACACCCTTGTGCAAATCAGTCTGTTAAAAGAATGTTTACCAGAAATTGGTTCAAAAAAAGATATGAAATTATTGATTACAAAAATGGAAAGGTGTAACGACTATGAATGATGAGTGTAATTCAGTAGAGTGGATTTTATCACCACCCGAAGCGCATCGCACTTTTTAAGTGAAGATATAGTCTAAACTATATAGTAATATATAGAAAGATTGTTAATAAAGGGGTTGTAACAATCAATCTTCCTGATGTAGCATTATCTGCCGATGGCGATATTGATACATTTTGGAAAATATTTGATAAACGACTTGAATTGTGCAGAAAAGCACTATATTGTAGATACCTTAAACTAAAAGGCACATTATCAAATGTTGCACCCATTCTATGGCAAGATGGTGCATTAGCAAGATTAAAGCCCGGAGAAACTATTGATAAATTACTTGTTGGTGGATATTCAAGTATATCTCTTGGGTATGCTGGACTTTACGAATGTGTAACTTGTCTAACTCATAAGCCTTATCTATCTGAAAAGTCTAAAAGTTTAGGCTTACAGATTATGCAACATATGAATGATAAGTGCGCAGAATGGGATAAAACAGACAATTTAGGTTATTCTATTTATGGAAGCCCAATCGAATCGACAACTTACAAATTTGCAAAATGCCTTAAAAAGCGTTTTGGTAATGATGTATTCATTAAGATTGACGGTAGAGATAGAAATTATATAACCAACAGTTATCATTATCCTGTATTTGAACCGATTGATGCCTTTAGTAAGTTGAAGTTTGAAAGTGAATTTCAAGCGTTATCAACAGGAGGTGCAATTTCATACACAGAAGTGCCAAATATGCAAAACAATATATCCGCTGTCTTATCCGTAATTAAGTATATTTACGACAATATTATGTACGCAGAACTTAATACAAAAAGCGACTATTGCCAAGTCTGCGGATTTGATGGTGAGATACAAATAGTTAAAGATGAGAGCACAGGAAAATTGATTTGGAAGTGTCCTAAGTGTGGTAATACAAATCAAGATAAAATGAATGTGGCTCGCAGGACTTGCGGTAGAAATATATTGCCGCAATATAAAATAATTGAAATTCACGGGAAATCTAAACACAAAATATGCAAGACAACCGTGAGCCAAGTCTATAAACATAATCTAAAGGGTGACAAAAATATACACAATCAATAAGGTTAAAACATATCCAAACCACGATATTAAACAAGTAAAGATTGATAATAAAATATATTATGTATGTAATGTTTGTGGAAGATTGATGTCAAAGAAAATTTCTACAAATAAAAAAGTATGGTGTAATAAACACTATAAGCAGTTAAAAAAATATGGCGAACCAATAGATACAAACCCACGAACAATTCTTGATAGAAATGAAATAAATGTTGTCGGAGATATTGCATATATCAACATTTACAATGATAAATGCGATGTAATAGCTGTCACAACTATAAACGCCGATGATGTAGATAAAATTAAGAATACAAAGTGGAAATTATCAAATTCTGGCTATATTATGAATAGTCCGAAATTTTGTGGTTCTAACATACATTTATCAAGAAGAATATTGGGAACAGATAGCTTTGTAGACCACATAGATGGCAATACGCTAAATAATTGTAGATATAATTTAAGGAAAGTAACAAAATCACAAAATCAAATGAATGTAAATTATAAAGGCGTACATAAAACAAAATCTAATAAATTTTATGCATACATTAAAATCAATCAAAAACTATTAAATCTTGGTACTTATGCAGATGAAGAAGAAGCATTATATGCAAGATGGTATGCCGAAACTTTATTATTCAAAGAATTCCGTTATCCTAAAGAAGAACCAAATATTCTTGAAAACAGAAAAGAACAAATAAAAGATTATGTAGATAGAAAGGTGCAGAGACTATAATAATTAGCATTGCTCAACCAATCATAATGGAGAGAATGTAAGGCATAGTCCACTCCCCTAATAAATATCGGGAAACCGAGGGTATAAAGGTATATAGGAACAAACTTCTGGAATGAAGGACGAACACAGGAGATAAAAGAGCGTGTATTACACCTTTAAGAGCCAACAGAACGCTCTATAATCGTGTTTTACTGCTAACTAATGAAATTACATTAAGGAGTAACAAAATGAGATTTAACACTATTGTAAAGGGCGTAGATGAGGCTGGGTTTATTACATTTACGCAAGATGAACTTGATGAAATGCTGAAGGAGTCTTATCAGCGTGGTTACAACGATGGTATTTACCAAAATGTGCCTGTTGAGACCGAACCTAATAACACTCGACCGCCTATTGTAAAATTTGTAGACGATAGTGAGTTTATTGCCTAAGATAAGTGAAAATTCATAAAAAACGAATGAAAAAAGCGAAAAATGGGGTAGGAAAAATTCCTACCCCATAATTTTTTTATATAAATGTTACTTAACAAACTTTTTATTCTTATCTGCTTCCCAAATACAAAACCAGCCACTTGGAATTTCTGCCCATAGATTGCCACTGGAGATTAACTTAGTGGATAATACATTTACTCTTGTACCAGCCTTCAAGAAAGCATTATCTGTCAATTTCTTGCTTGTAGCAAATTGTCTACCATTTGCAGTCAAATCTTTAACTTTCTTGCGCCCTGTTGCCGCACCAGCACCCTTATAAATGCCTCTTTCATTAGTCAGAGTATAAACCCCCGTTTTAATCTTAGGAGCCTTATGTTTAGGCTTAGGCTTTACATATGACACCAAATAATATGCAGGATTACGGTCGGCAGTAGCCTTACCCATTTGAGTTACATTTATAATACATCCAGTATCTGTTTTCTTTACAATACGCTTAGGACGGCTGTACGCATCATATTTTCCACTATACATCTGCGGGTCAAGAACCTGAATATTCTTTCCCTTCATCTTATAAGCAACAACAAAATGTCCAGCAGTAGAGAATACATTATAAACATTGCCTTGATTTGCGATAGCCATACCGCCCTTTTTCAAGTGGGTAACCAACTTATTCTCATTTGTTGTAGTAGTGAAAGAAAAACCCTTATTCGCCTTACAAAGCTCTGTGAGCAGCTTTTTCACATTAGTACCATAGTTATCCCTACAACCGTGAGAAAGGCTAAATTTAGCCATTTTTGCTACTGTATAAAGTTCTTTTCCTGCAAGGTTATTGAACACCATACAAGACGAACACACACCACATCCGCTTGTCTTAATTGTTTCTTTCTTTTTTGTATTAGGATTGTCATATCCTACCGAATTGTAATGTTCTTGATTGTAATAATACATAAATTACGCCTCTTTCCCATTAGCAATATTCTTTTTCATTTCTGTATATGCGTCCTCAATCAACGCCCTAATCTGTTCATCGGTCAAATCAATCTTATACTTTTTGCATATTTTTTTGACCTGTTCAGTAACATATTCTAATTTCTTTTTACCGTTGTTGTCACCAAACTGATTTTTAGCAGACACAACGAACTTGTAAACCCAAGTAGCAAGACCAGCAAAATTACTGCCTAAAATAGCATCTTTAACAGTCGGGAATACATACTTACCAAGTAAAAACGCAACGATTGCAATTACCAATTCGATTGCATAGAAAATAATATCATTCATTACCTACATCTCCCTCAGTCGTTTCTTCAGTGCTATCTCCGTCTGAATAATTATTATCTAAATAATTATTATTGTCGGTATAATTACCATTTGGCTCACTGAAAGAAAATTTATTATATCTAAATACATTTTCAATAACAGACTTAATCAAATAAGCCCCAACAGTCACCTTAAACACATTACTAAGTTCTTGTGTTAAAGTATCACTAATGGTAATTCCGAAAAACGGAACTACCATTGAATAAATCAAAAAGATTAAAAATGCGACACTTAAAATGATAATAAGTCTTTTTGAAAATTCAACAGACCATAAAATAAAACCTTGTGATTTGTCCTTAAAATTATTCTTAAAATTCTTCATTTATACACCTAATATATATCGAATACAATAGAAATCGTTAGCATAAGAAATATTATTCTTGCCTTTTTCGGCAGACCAAAATGTTTTACCTGTATCTAAGTCAGTTGTGTATATAGGGCTTACCGTATTGTTATCATTATCAACTAACCTATCATCATAAATATACATATACCTTAAAGCCGTGCCGCTCCACGCAAATTTATTAGAAGCAAATAAATTAAAAGAATACCCTCTTCCTTCTGCTCCCATTAAAGCAACTATATTTTTCGGTATAAATTCACAAATATATCCCCAATTTAACGGAACATACTTCCCAAATCCATCCGCATATAGCTTTTTATCCATTCTTGAAAATATAATCAGTATTCCTGAATTTTGTTTACTTATTTTTTCATTCAGAAGATACCAATATGTTGCTTTTCCTTCATCATCATCAAGTTTGTTTCTTTGCCACAATATTTTAGAACCTTTGATAGTGTCTCTCAAATCAAACATATCGTTCGATATACTATTTAGCTCATTGCGCACAATATCTACCTTATTTTGAGTTTCGTAAAATGCAGTATTTATAACTCTATTTTCAACTGGATTCTTACTCGTATCATTGAGTTTATCATCAACAGTTAAAAATCCACCATATGTACAACGAACAATATCTCCACTGTCCAATTTATTATCATAATAAATTTTATTATCTTTGCCTTTGTCTGTTTCTATCAATATTTGTTCGTCTTTTTTTTCGATTGCATTTATATTCTCGGCACTATCTCTTTTTAGCGATATACTCATAATATCACCTCATTAAACGCCCAAAATGGCACGAATACAAAATTTTGAATTAGAATATTTAATACCATTTGTTCCAGTAACGGGTGTATTTGTCCAATATGAACTATATTGTGTAGCATTTGCACAATCAAATAAGTTGTAAACATTATCTTTTATCTCATAATCACTAATATATAAATAATGCAGAGCAGTGCTACTCCACTCAAATTTATTAGAACCAATCAACAAAAATGAATGACCTGCACCGGGGAACAATTCAACTTCTTTTTTATGCACAAATCGACTAATAAAATGATAATCTTGTGGGTGATAAATTGCAAAACTTTGACCCATATTTGGATTACTTGCTTTAATATAATCTATATTTAGAGCAGAAAACAAAACAATTATTCCTTGTTTTTGTTCACTTATTTTTTCACTAAGAGTATAAACTTGTGGCAAATCTTTTGTTCTATTTTTTAATCCTGTTTCTCCTGTTCCGATAGCGTTCGGATAAACAGAATAACCAGAGGAATCTTCCGTTTCGTCTCTTTGCCATAAAATCTTATATTCTCCAAGACTATTCTTTATACCATTTAGCGTGTTAGCAACGGCGGTATTGTTCTCTTGTGTGTTATTTAAGTCTAATGCCATAGACCTCACCCAAGATGACACCTCTTTATTCATCAATGGATTAGTGCTCGTTTCATCAAAACTTGTGTCAACATCGTTCGTGCCAGCAATTCTAATTCTCTCAATCGTTCCATCTGACTTTTTAACATCAGTAAACATTTTATTATTAAGACCAAGGTCAGTAGTCAATAAAATTTGTCCATCAACTTTGTCTGTTGAATTTATTTCATCGAGTGTTCCTCTTTGAAAAACAACATCTGTTTTACTCATTTCACATTGCCCCTTTCTTTAATACAATCTCGTAAGAGAAATGCTTTGAGTGTCATTTATTGAAATATTATTTATTAAATATCTTGCAGTAATTTCTTTACCATATTTATTTGGCAGTGTAATCTCAATAACTTCATTTACATCCAACCAATAAACAGGCACACAGTTTATCTGTACACCATCATAAATTTTACAACGGTTATATAATTCATATCTTGCGCAATTATAGCAATCGTCATCGGTGTAAAGATTATCATAATCCCCACCCTCAAGAACTATTGCTAAATCTCCAATTTCATTTATTGAAAATGAACTATTAGAACTCGTTTCGCTTACTTCACCTTGTGCTTGTAAATGACCTAAATATTGAAAATATCCATTATCTTTTCCAGTCGCTTCATCTATGTCAGCAACATATTTGGCTACATAATATTCACCTTTATTGTAAGGACTAACATTATCTATTGGTTTTTCGTCTAACTCAACCTTATCGTTCACTATTTTTATCTTATATTCATATGCAACACCATCAGGCAGACTTTTATTGACCGTAAATCCAATAAGCATACCATCTGTATATTCATTTATTCCAGCAATATTAAGTTTAATGTATCTAAGTTGCCAACTTGTAATAACCTCTCCATCGGCATAATTAGAACCAACATTATGTGTCGTTCCATAAACATAAATATGATTTTTAACATTTTGAAGGTCATTAGATACACTATAATCAATTAAAACATCTTTCCATATGTCATCATTTGCAATAATAGACATTTTATTAGAATCGTCATAGGGAATATATCCATATCTAAATACGCCGTCAACATCAAAATATATCTGCGTATGTGGGTATAATTCTACTAACTGATTTAACAACTCATAAGCCGTTGTTCCTCTTGCGACTCTTATATCATTTGGAACAGTCAAATTATACATAGAAATATCATATTTTTTAATTCCTGCCTCTTCAAGTGTCGCTATCATAACATCTCTTATATTAGAACCTTGAGGAATAATATAATCAACGCCACTATATACGCCACCACGCATTGTAGTAAGCAATGCCATTAAGTCAGAAGCCTGAAATGATAAAGTATTGTCGTCTGCACTATATGCTCTGCTTGGGTCATTTATAATATAAACGCCCATATTAGTCCATACAATCTCATCCTTATGCGTTTCTCTAATACCCATATAGATTTGAATATATTTATCAAACCATATCTTATTTCCTTTATCAATATCAAAAGAACTGTCTGTGGGAATAAGACTTATACTACAAGTTCTCCGAATATCACTATCTGAACTAATGGAGAATGACGGATTTCCAATAACATTTCCTGTCAATTCTCCAATTTGCTCAAAATTCTTACTTAAAAGAACAATTTTAGAATACAAAAAACGGGAAGTTTGTTTTGCTACATTATATTCTGCTTGTGTTAAAAACATTAAAATCCTCCCATTATAAAATATCTACTAATCCATTATTATACAAATCTCTTTGATTATCCCATTCTCCTTGTTCTGCCCAAGAAAATGAAATGTCAATAATACCATTACCAGTATATTGATTGTAAGCCATAGAAGGAGAGCCAATAACTTGAACAACCCAAATGTTCCCATTCCAATCTTTCAATATTTTTGACTTTCCATTAACTAAGAAGTTACTATATGATTCAGATAACTTTGCAATGGTAAACCTATCAATTTGATGATTTGTATAAAACCCATCGTTAAATATGGTGCCGCTTACTCCACCTGTAAGATAATTTATTGTACCATTTTGTATAACAACAGGATATTTTTTTCCTATTGGCTGCAAAGTACCAATAGATACATTTCTTGTACCAGAATCATAACTAACATTCGCCATAAGTCTCATATGATTATTTTTATCAAAAACAAACACACCGTTAAAATCTGTATGTATGCTTTGAATTAAATAATCTCCCTCTGAACCATCATCATATATGGGAACAAGGGCATATTCAAAATCCCTATTACTTGGAACTAAAAAGTCATTAAAGGAAAAATTAAAATCATCAACAGAATTAACTTCCTTCTTTGCTAAATCTATCCAGTTTATGCCACCTAATTCTCTTCGCTTAAATATAAATCCATTCATAGGAACATCTGTAATCTTACCAACAGAACCAGCATTTATATTAGTATCAAAATTACAATCTGCAATAGTATTTACATCCCAATCAGTTGGAACAGCACTATTTACTGTAATTGTCATATCTGAACTTATATTAAAGTGACTAAAGATAGCATTATATAAATAAACTTCATCTATCATATGATTTTGAACAGAAAGTAAATTAGAAATATCTTCTGCCTCTGTAACAAAATCATAATTAGTTATATCTTGGTCAACAGAACTTGTTTCATAATAAATCGTTGTGGTTCTATCATATTGAACATCACTATTTGCAAAATCAAGAGTATTATCTTTTGTCTTAATCGGCACCAACTGTAAATCTAAATTTGAACCATCTTTTTTAATATAAACCAATACTTCTGACAAATTATTCAAATTATTAACTTTATTTGAGCGCTTGTAAACAGTAGTGTCACCACCGAGATATGACAGAGAAAATAAATCTTTAACTTCTGAATTTTCTACAACTCTCTCCCAGCGTACTAAAAAACCATTCTTTTGGTCTACGCCAAATGAACATAAAGCATAACTCATACCAGAATTCAAATGACACAATCTTGTGGGGTTTAACCACATTCTCATAACAAAATTTTCATTTTTTATTGAAAATCTCTGTTGTGCTAAATCCCACATTAAGCATTTGTCCTCAAGGTCTATTGTACTCTTATCAAAAGGGATATTTACAATTTCATTATTTTTTGAATAATTTGGAATATCAGATTGACTTGGATTTCCATTTGTGTTATTATAAGGTTTGTTTAATGAATAAACACTACCCTCAATAGAAATAAGTTTACTATCTACTTGTACCACACCTTGTTCACATAAATTCGTCAAGGTTATTTCATTATACATAGTTAGCTTTTGATACGATGTTGTAAATGATACTTTTTCTGCCTCAACAACTAACCCATTTACGGTTACACCACTTGCACCAATAGAATAAGTTGCACTATCTGTCAGTCTTTCAATGTTATACTTGATAAGATAAGACCCATCATCTTGCTTGTCACCAACATTTACATATATGGTTTCACTATCTTTTACTAAATCTCCAAAACTATCATATAAAGAAAATGTTACACGATTAAGCGGTTCGTCATTCTCTTGCATATATTTCAATACCGCACTATAAGAAGATGATTTAACTATTTCATTATTTTTAGGGTTTGTAATTTCAAATGTAGGAGTTGCAAGACAAAGAATAGGCAAGAAGTCGCTATATTCACTTGAGCCAGTACGCCCAAAAGTCATAAAACGATAATAGTATGTTTTACCGTTTTCAAGCCCACCATTCTTTACTGCCTCACTGTCAGTAGGGTCATATATGTTATTAAAATCATAATATGGGGTAATACTTTCTTTGAAATATTTTAAGTGTGTATTATTTTGTACAGTTTCGTTGACAACATCTAAATCATTCGTGTCCCAAATCTCAAACCAGTTTTGATAAATTTGGTCGCCTCCACTTGTATAAAATTCAAAGATAGCCTCTTTTGTTGCATCTATGGGCGTTCTTGCAATACCTATCGGCTTTGTAATCATATACTTCCCTCCTTTAATTCAAAATTACTATATTAGAAAAATTATTCATAGGTGCTAAAACTCTAACTGGTGCACCTTTGGATAATATATTTGCACTATTTATTACTGGGACTTTTGTATATTTATTACTACTTACCACAACGCTATATAAGCCTGTGTAATCCCCTGTATCGTCTTTTTCTCTATCAACAATAAACCCAGTATATGTCCTATCGCAATTAGCCTCTCTAATGGCTCTATCAACATATACCTTTATTCCAGCCATTAGTTGCTCTCTTGCTTGTTCAAAAAGGTTCAAATAAACACCCCTTTGTAAATATGTACTATAATTAAGACGGAATGAGTCGTAAGACCCACCCCGTCACAATTATCATTTATTCTTATAAGATTCTTGCCGCATTTTCATAGCAAAATCCTGTAAGTAATTAACGAACTGTTCACCATTCTGTGTCTCAACATTCAAATTAGAGATGTTAATAATGGTAGACAAGTCACGACTATTATTGTTTAATACGCCATTTCCTGCGCCAAAATTACTCTTTGCAAAAGTATTAAGAATACCAGCCAAAGTATTTGTTGCAGCTGCATTTACAACACCAGAACCCTTAGACAACTGGGCAACAGTTCCAGTATTGTATTTACTGCCAATAATCATTTCCTCATAAGGACTTTCACCTACAAGAGCAATTTCATCATTGGCAATATTTGCAACGCCACTTGCGTGTTTTTTCTTCTTCTTTGACTTTCTTTTAGGATTGATTTTATTGAGCCACTTGTCAATTTGTCTTTGAACCCATCCACCGCTAATAGAGCCTTCGGAATTACCAACTTGAGATGACAAATCATTAAGACCGCTAATCGCTTTTTCAAAACGCTTAACTTCTTCTTCGGCATCTTTAATATAATCTTGAATATTTATATATTCATTTTCTACTTTTTGCAGAGTAGGAATAACACTGTGTTTTAATCCTTTTGTACCGAATATTTTGTCTGTGTCAAGATATTTTTTAAGAATGGCATTTTCTTCCATTCTTTCATACATTTTAGAAATATCTTCTACTTCTTTTTTCTGCTTTTCAAGTAGAGCAATTTCTTCATTATTTTTATCAATGATAGACTGCCATTTATTTATAAGTTTATCATTTGCAATGAGCGCTTCGTATTTAGCATCTAAAGAATCTTTTTGCGTTTCAAGTAGTTCTTTTGCCCTTTCAAGTTCAGCAATAGCGTTTTCTTGTGCTTTTGCACGATTATATTCGTCTAACTCTTTTTGGGCTTCATCAACTGCCGCTTGGTCTGTTCCCCAAGTCCATTGACCATCTTTGAAAACTTTAACCTTAGTAGACTGAGCCTTTCTAAGATTTTCAAGTTTTTCTTGTAACTCAATAGCATCGTCAACCGCATCGTTAGCCTCTTGTTGGGCGGCTATTTCTTTATCAATGGCATCAATCTTTTTATCAAGAGCTTTTTCCTCTTTTTCTTTTGCTTTTTCAAACTTTTCGGTACGAGCATCTATTTTCTCTTGATACTTGTCATTCTTTTCTTGGAGTTTATCAATTTTCTCCTCAATACGGTCGATAACAATGGAAAATAATTTCTCCATTTCTTCAGCTTGGTCATTCCAAGCGTCAATGTTATCTTGCAGTTTATCCTTTTGCTTTTCAAGTTTCTTGGTCTGCCTGTCAATTTCTTCAGAAAGTTCTTTGTTTTTCTTCCTGTTTATTTCTTTTGCAGTAGTATTCTTGTTGGTTGCAGAAGTATTGCGATGAGTGGCTTTTGTGTTAGTTGTAGAAGCAATAGAAATCTTACTAATACCTTGCGCAACACTAAAATATGACTGCACAACCGCTTTTATTTCTTTTGCTTTTGTTTCACCAAGAGCCGAAACATCTATTTCTTTACCTTTTGAGGCGGCAGCTGCTTGCATAACAGCAGTGGTAAATCCGGTAAGGTCTCCAGCGGCAGTCATAGCATATAGACTTGTGCTCTCCATCTCACCATTCATTGCCTTTATTGCACCTTGTGCAAGGTCAGACGCTTCAGATGAGTTCTTTGTCGCAATAGTAACGACATCTTTAGCCGCAGCTGCTTTTAGATTTTCAATGGCATCGTTTTTCATTAACTCAGACATCGTTTGTAATGACTGAGAATTGATATTTATTTGTCCATTAGAATCTATTAAGGCAGATAAATACTTATAATCCAAAGATAACAGTTGTTGCATAGTGTCTGCATTAACTGCACCGTTTTCATTAAGTTCTTTATATGCCTTTGTGGCAAGGTCAAGATTAGAATTTGCTTCAGATAATGTATCAGACAAACTTTTTGCATTTTTTGTTGACTCTTGAACAGTCTTAATCCAATCATAAGCCTGATTTGTACTCATTTTTTGGCTTTTAGCAAAAGCATTAAATTGTTCTTCTGTAAGACCCAATTCTGCCGCCATTTCAGCAACGGTTTTTGTGGTTTCTTTTTGTGCTGGCTCAGAATCTTTTATAGCATCCCTTGCCTGTTCTACAATGTCTTTATATTGAGAAAGTTTTTCTGGTGCAGCATCATAAGCCGCAACCATAGCTTTCATAACTTCAAGGTCTTGTTCTTTTTGTTGTGTTAATTGTCCGATAATAAGACCAGTAGCATCGGCTTGTTTACTAAATTTAGCCTGTTGAGAAGCAGAGTATTCTTCTGATTTGGCAGAAGAATTAAGTTCATCTTGATATGCCTTTAACTTCTGAATCATCTCATCTATACTACCAGCACTAAACTTTAATACATCTTCAGATGAACGACCAATTCCTGCTTGACCCAAAGATGTTCCAGCATCTTTTGCAAATACGCCAAGAGAAGCCCAACCAACACCGCCATAAGTATTTTTGTCTGAGTAATTTCTATTAACGGCAGACTTAAATTCTCCAACATTACTTCTAAAAGTATCTTCTGCTTTACCAGCCGCAACGCTATCGAGTATTTGTTTATATTTAGTTAAAGATTCGCTTGTTTTTTCGACTTCGCCTCTATACTCTCCCCATATTTCAGGGTTGTTTTTAATAATAGAGTTAAACTCTTCTTGAGTTAAAGAGGTTTTATTTAATTGTTGTTCTAAATCTTTATATTTATCGGCGGTTTCGGTATATGTTTGTAAGTTACTAATTTGTTGTTGTTGTGCTTGCTCTTGCGCCTGTTGCGCTTTATTGCTCGTCATAACAATTAAGCTAATAACAGTTGTAAGTATTCCTATTCCAGCCGTTAATGTATCTAATGATAACTTCAAACCAGATGTGGCAACTGTCGCTGTGTTTTCTGCTGTCGCCACCGCTAAAATATTACCTCTATATCCTGCCAAATGAGATATAATAGATGGTAATGATTTTAGTAAATTTTGTGCTAAAATCGTTGTTAGTTGCTTTAACGGTTGTATCATCGTTGTTATCATAGATGATACTTTTTGTGCTTTAATGGTTATTAAAACGCCAACGATTGCCCCTAAAACTGCCTGTAAGTTATTACCATAGTCTATAAACTTTAATATGGAATTAGCGCCGTCAAGCATTTTCTTAGCAAAATCTGCTATGCCACCATCGCCAAGAATAATATTCTCATAAGTCGCTTTCAGATTTGTAATTTTAGCCTGTAAAGAATCCATATATGCAGCGTTTTCCTGAGTGGCAGACCCAGAACTATTTAACGCCGTATTATTTGCATCAATAGCAGTGCTGAAATTTTGCATAACGGCTGATAAAATCTTGTATTGGTTGACTCCCGCCAATGTTTTACCAAGAGCAGTTTGTTCAGCAGAAGTCATTTCATCCCATTTAGGTTTAAGTTCTGCAAGAACATCATAGGTGGATTTTAATTCGCCACTACTATCTTTTACGGTTATCCCATATTTTCCAAGTGCTTCATCTGCCGTTGAAATACGAGAAGCAATAGTATTTAAGCCACGGGCAACCTGTTGTGATTTTCCGTGGAAGATTTCTGTCTTTTAACAGATTAAATTATCAATTATTTCTTTGAATTTTCCATTTCTAATAATATCATATTTAATTTTTAATAAACCAATGTTATGATAAATACAATATTTTTCTTTAATTCTATCTCTTTCAATCTGAGCAACAAATTGACTTTCAGCAATATTTTTATCCACACCGCCAAATCTAACTGGTTTATAATGTTGCTCTCCTTGAACTTCAATACAAACATTATATTTTGGTAAATAAAAATCAAACGGATAAGGTCGATGATTTCCACAATCATCAAAGCAATATTGTGAAATAAATTTAACGCCTTTATTCTCTAAATAATCTCCAACAATTTTTTCGATAATTGATTTATTATGACACTTATCACAAGAAATACTTTTCATTTGTTTAATTGTGTCCCAAGTTTTATACATAATATTTCCACAAGAGCACTTAAATTTCATTGGTATATTACAACCAATATACTCTGTGTCTAATAACTTTATGTTAAGATTATTTATATCAATGAAATGTTTAATATTTTCAATTACAAAAGGATTTGATTTAATAAATGGAATAAATGTTGTGTTTTCTCTCTGTTTCAGATTAGAGTAACACATTTGACCTTTATATCCATTATTATCTATAACATCAATCAATGTATCATTATATAATATTTGAGACTCATCAAGAATTGTAAATCCAAACTTTTCAAACAGGTTTTTATATTGGCTTACATTTAACCTTTGTGCCAAACCCCTATTCTTTAGGTAACACTTTTGGCACAAAAAATTATGCCTATTATAAATGCTATTCCAGTCGCTCTTAAACAGATGTCCGTTTTTATCTCTAAATAGCATTTTTGTTGTTGAATTTTTATATTTGTGACACAATAATTCAACTGGCAAATTTTCATTTTGAATACATTGTTTAATATTATCTAAAGCAAACGGGTTTGCAGAATAAAATGGTTGAAAATTATTTCCAACAATAAACTTAGACCATTGAATTCTGTATTTATATCCGTTGTTATCCATAAAAAGAACATAATCTTTATATCCATTAAAATCAAACTCTAATGGCTTATATCCCTTTTTGTAAATTGCACTTATAACCTTTTCTTTTGTAATTTCTCTACTCATAATTGATAATTTATTCCTTTTATACTTTCATATAAAAATCGACTATATTTTTGCCAAATGGCATAGGCTCTTTCGCTTTCGCTACTCTACTCACTTCGTCCATTTATATGTCTTATTCTAATTATATTATATCACAATTAGTTACATTTGTCAATACCCTTTTAGTATTAACTGCTTTCGATAGTCTGTGAACCTTCCCTACTATTTCAAGTAAGACTTGGCTGCTGATTACCAAATCCATATATTTTTCAAACATTCACACCTATGGTTTCCCATTATGTTGTAGTATATATGGCTCTAACGGCTTTCCAGCAATTTAGCCTATACGGGCAAGAAATCATTTCACCCGCAGTTACGAGACCTATTGTCTCTTCAAAACTGTTTCCATATGTATTTAATGCAGCACCAGCGGCTGTCAAACCTTGACCAATATCACCAGATGAAACAGCAAAATTATTTGACTTATTTTATTTATCTAATTCGCTAAATTAGATTTGTTTTTATTTATAATATCTTAATCCTTTTTCTTGTATATAAACTGGCATTTTATTTTTATTTTTCAGCCAAGCATTTATTGTAGCCTTTTTAATTCCTGTAATTCTTGAAAGTTCTGCCTGACTATTATAAATAACTCCGTCAAAAAATACTTTTGTTCTTGATTTTTGTTTCTTAGAAAATTTTATTTTATTATTTAATTTATTATCAAGGAACCCAATATTTTTATCTTTATATTTCATAGGAACACATTGTTTACCGCTTAACCAACAACACAATGTGGATGTACTGATATTAAGATAATCCGCTAAGTCTTTTTGACTTTCAAATATAATACCATCATATTGAACCTTCGTTTTATGTGGCTTTTCTTGTGGAATCATTATTCTCTTATCTTCTTTATCTAATACCCTTAAATTTTGATTAAACCAATATTTTGGCATCCTACTTTTGCCATTTAACCATTTTTCCACAGTAGCTCTACAAAGGTTATTTTTTTTACAAAAATCAGTAATAGAGTCATATATTCTATCGTCTGCAACAACTTTATATGAGTTTGGACACATATTTCCTGTTTTTCCAATTTTTGCATTTCTCATTTTTTCTTTTTGTTCTTTCGTTACTTTTCTACCAAGAACGCCATCGCCACCAAGTGTCATATTATATCCATTACTATTTTCGCTATGTACAAATGTATTATATTCTTTTATTAACTCAACTTCTTTATTTTTTGCATCATCAAAAGAAAGATTGTCAAACAATATATTGTGTTGTATATTTTTCCATCCATATTTTTTTATTGCATAATACATAACAGGTTGGTGTTCTTTTGTATATCCACTTCCATTTTCCCATCGTTGATTTGGATTTTTACTTGTTATACCAATATATCTCTTGCCATTTGGAAATAAATGTTCATATACAATAAATTTCTTTTCCATTATATCTCTTTTCTTAAAATAAATAAAAACAACTATATATTTCTATATAGAATAGACTATATCTTCACCTAAAAAGGCACAGGGCACTTCCATCACTAAGCAATTATGATGTACTCTACTCACTTCGTCCATTTTCTATGGCTTATTCTAATTATATTATATCATAATTAGTTACATTTGTCAAGAAAAATCTTGATTGTTTTCGATAGTCGTTGAAGGTTTCCTATTATATCAAATAAGACTTCCCTGCTGATTGTCCAATTTGTACATTTTTCAAACATTCACACTTATAATTTCTTATTATGTTGTAGTATGTACAACTCTAAGGATTTTCCAGCAATTCACCCTGTTTTAAGAGGTCTACAAATTAAACCTCATTGATAGCATCAATAATATGTGTACTATCTTGCGCTTGTATATTAAACGCTTTCATCTGTGAAATTAAAACCGCAGAAGCATCAGAAGCACTTAGCTCCTCGTCTGCAATGTTTTGGTATAAACTTGCCGTTTTAGCAAGCGTTGCCGCATCTTCATCAGAATAACCGCCCTTCTTAAATTCCGTAGCGGCTTCTGTCATTTCAGTTCTTGTACGAGCAACAGTTGTACCCATTTCACCCAACTTTTGAGTGTATGAGTCTAAACTATCGCCACTTAAATCACTAACTTTCTTTAATTCTGTAACAGCATCATCAAATTCTTTGACTGTTGTTACTGCACTCTGCACTCCATTAGTAAAAAGTGAGATTGCCGATGTGCTCAAGCCAAATTCTGCAACCTTTTTCGTTGTTTCAACAAACTGTGAACCAAGGCTTTTTACATTACTTATAAGACCACCAACAGCCGCCGTAGACTGCTTTGTATCAATCTTTGGCATTGACTTAGAGGCTTTTGATGTAACCTTATTTAATTGCTCTTGTACGCTTTTTGTATCAAGTTTGACTTTCGCATTTATGTAAAATTCAGCCAATTATTAACCACCTACCTTTGATTTTCTACCAAAAGTATTTTTTGGTTTTATCTGTGAATATGCAATATTTATAGCATCAGCAGTATCATCTTGATTTTTCTTACTACATTTGCTAACCCATTTTAGGTCAAGCCCAAAATGTTTGTTTGCATACTCAACACTTGATTGCTTCATTTTTTCTCTTTCCATTCCATCTCTGCTCCCATCAAACAGACCCAAATCTGTTCGCCATTTAGCAACAGGGACGAAAATAACCTCCGCATTAAGAGCAGAGGTTATTCCTAAGATAATACCCTGTAAACAGGATAATATCTTTAATGTTTGTGGATTTTTCAATATCAACGGTACATCTTCAACATAAAATTTATCAATCTTATGCTCTGAAATATATTCCTTTAATCTATCTCCCATCCACAATACTTTATCACGCCAGTCAGTTTTAGTATCGGGTATTTCCCATACTCCATAATCGACCAGCTTACCATCCTTAAAAAGCCCATATCCACTTTTCTTGGAACTCATATCTAATCCACATACTACCATACAAAATTTGCCCCTTGTATGTTCGTGATAACGCCTTTTACGCCCAACTTAGCACATTCCTCGTGAAATATTGTATAGAAATTTCTATTCATCCATAACTTAAAATTTGTCCAATATGGTCTTGCGGGTGCATATCCAAAATGATAACCAACACCTGTTTCAATTATTTGCGCCAGTGTTTTTCGGTCAGGATAGTGCACGCCAATATCACTAAGATTTCCTCCTGCATTAGAGGAAAATCTATAAATCGTCATTTTAGACAAATTTTGGTCTATCGTGCCCATTATTTCATTCTTTGATGTTTTTAGTCTACGCTTAACAAAAGACTCCTCAAATTGATATGTTCGTAGTCCTGCTTCAGCCCATCCACCATAATAAGAATTATAAACATCTCGTTCAATAATATCTTGCAATTCACTCAAACATCTATCAAGTGTTCTGCTGAGTGCCTTTTTAAGTCGGGTCATTAAGACTTTTTCTAATTGTTCTTCTGATTTAATTTGCATTTTGCTTTAACATTGTTTCCATTTGCGTCATAAAATCTTTAGAATTTAGCTTTTCGCCAAACTCGTCAATCTTTGAGTTAATATGATTAAAGAAATCACTAAACGCCGTGGCAAGGCTTAAATCCTGTGCAATGCAGTTTTCAAGAACATCAACATTTTTAATCTGCCAATAAGTTTCAGCCGTAAATCCTTGCTCTGCTAACTCGTTATAAATGTCAATGTCTGCCTTATCACCAAAATCAGCATCTAAACAATATTTTGCCACCAGTACAACTTTAATCATTTCTCTTTTATAAGAACTTAGCTTATAGTCTGCACATTGATTTGTAATATTGCCAATTTCCTCAATTTTCAAATAATCTTTCTTTAATTTAATGTTCATAATTTTCTCCTTAATGAACTATGTACTACAACCGCCCATATTTCAGAGCGGCTGTCAAATATATTATTAACTTAATTATATTAAAATTAAATATTTTAAGTTAAAAGCTAAATGTTTACTAATTTTAAGCACTAACAGTTAGGTGTAATGAATAATGCAAATACGCCTTTATACTACTCTTAAACTTCAACCGTTTGAGGAATGTCTTTAATAGTATAGTGCTTAATGACTTTAGTTTCAGTATCTTCGTAGGTCGCTTCAACATACTGTAACTCTTGGTTATAATCGGGGACATTATCCTCTTCATAATCCTTAAATCCAAGATAAGTCTTTAATAGACTCTCTTCTGGATTAGCAATTACTACTTTTTTAGGTTCCACGACTAATTGACCGTCAACTAACTTTGCTAACATAATTAAACTTCCTCTCCTATAATAAATTCTCCTGCTGTAAAGGAGTTATATGGCGCTATCTTTTTAACTGTACTCACAATATCGTCCATCCCTTACTTTCAATTACTGACTTCTGCTCTTCTGTTAATTTATTCTTAACAGTTTGATGAAGAGTCAACTCAGTAGACGATGTAACAGTTGCTAAACCATCTATTATTGATTGGATTGATTCATCACTAAGGACTGATGACTGTTGAAACGATATTGAGAAGTTAATGGTACTCGGAACAAATCGTATGTATTCCAGCTTTGGGGTATATAAAAATGCTTCCTTTGCAAGAGTCCATTTTGAACAATTCAAAGGAGTTCCCGTGATTGCCGTAAGATTAGGATTTTCTCGAAATACATCACGCATTTGCACATTTTTGTTTGTAGGAAATTCCCCTATGATATGCAATGTTGTCATTGTTGTTTGCATAATGAAATTGTTAAGAGAATTTAAGTTTTCAGCCTCACTCAAATCGAGTGTGAAATCTGTTAATTGTTTAACACTTCTGAACATCCCAGCAATGCTTACAGCGTATCTCGGAACTTTGAAATATTGGTCAGAATCATAATCTTGTGTGTTAAGTAAAATTCTTCTTCGATTCATTAAAATGCACCAACTCTCGCAATAATTCTTTTATTACCTGAACTATCAAGTCCTAAGTATTTAATATCAACCTCGTACGAAGTATTTTTATTAGGAATAAATGCTCCAGCACTATCACAGTCATCACCAGTAAACTTTATTGAACCAGCAGTATAAGACAGAGTAGTAGCAGTTTCTCCGCTTTCAAATACTATTCTTGAATTATAATCATCAGGTATTGTCTCAGGCAACGACAGATTAAGTGAAGCCATAACTTTACATCTATACTCGGTATGATTGTTCAATACAACTGATGTGCTTTCATTATCTTGAAATTTATCTCCAAAAACATCTGCCAAGTCCATAGCCTTAAACACATTTTTAACACCAGTAGCAGTTTGTGTATCAGGAACAGAAATTACAGGAACTTTACCTCTGAGACTTTCATCTATAATACAAGTATTCATTATTTCACTAATCTGATTAGTGGCAGAATAAGCATTACTTAATGCTTTGTTGATTAAGTCACTGCCCATAGATATAAAAGCTGCACTTGGATTATTTTCAGCATCTAAAAAGAAAACTGAATAAGGATAACCAACTCCTTGCAGAGTGTTGTAAATATTTACGAGTTTCTGTGTTTGATAACCTGTTTCTGGACTACCAGACTGTCTAACTGTAACAGTAATCTGTGAACCTTTTTCAACATCAATAGTATCATCTACATTAGTTTGTGGGAATAATGTGCTAATCTGTGATTTAATGTCTACACCTTTTAAGTTAATAGACAACTTATCTGTATTGACATAATATAATCCAGCAGTCAACTTTGCTAACTTTTCTGTTGTTGTGTAATCTGTATAGTTATCATCAGTAATTGATGTAGTTGTTGCCCCTGCTTCTCCTAATTTGAAAAATGGCATAGAGCCACTGCCTTGATAAGAATTAGCTGTTACAATAGGTTGACCTTCACTAAAGTTTTCTACATTTGAGAATATATTATAAAGGATTGCATCATAATATGTATATGGACTTTCAAATCCGTCTTTTGTTAAACAAAAAGAGCTTACATTATTATCTCCGTTTGTAGCAATAAACATAAATATTCTTGCTTGGTCTCCACCACTGCCTGATGCAGTTTTTATTTCATAATCTATACTGTTTGGACATACAATAGTAACAAAAGTATCTTTAACAGACAAAGTAGAACCTTTTGGTATTGTAAATACCCAATTAGTATAAGAAAATTCTTCGCTCCCTGACATACTAAGTGGTACATACTCATAAAAATTCATAGTATGCTTAGCACTAAAGTCTATATCCTCTTTTAGTAAATATAAACCATTATCTACATTTTGTTTCGGTGAAGATGACTCTGTATCATAACTATACATTGTATCAATAGATGTAAACTTTGTATCTGCTTTACCAATTAAAGTGTATGGAGTATTTTTTAACTTAGTAAAATCATCCGTACCTAACTCATCTTTATGCTCCAATAAATATTTTGCAATATTTTGTGGAATAATCTCATTTATTTTATTACTACTATATGTTGTCGCTGCGCTTGCAGCACTATCATCAATTTGACTCGGAGTTGGAATTTTTACCCATTGTCCATTCTGTTTGAATTTAATACTCAAATCATTAAACTCCTTCCATATCACTTGGGTCTATCCATAATATTTGATTTTTATCTGGAGGTTCTGTTCCAATATAGACTTGTTCGCTCATATTGATAGATTCATCCATCCTAATTTCCATTTCTCTTTTTGCGGTTTTAATATCTTTTGAAACATCTGTCTTTAATGCGTAAGCAGACAAATCAATATTAAAGCCTAATTCAACCCATTTCGACCCATCATATACATATTCTTTATCATCAACTTGGTAAACATCACCATTTTGCATACTTGTTAGTTTTTGACCATCTATAATAATATCTTTTCCGTCAAAACTATCTGCCGTACCCTTAAAATGAAATGCACCAGATACCAAATTGTTTATTTCATCTTTATTATAATAATTGTTGTCTAAATTATTTTTAATCTCCGCAGTCTTTGCAGCTAAATTTTCATCTACAACTTTAATGTCTGCAATATCGGAAGTATTCTTAGTGACAGATTTTTCCACATTTTCTAAGTGTTTATTTACATCACTAATATTCTCAGACAATCCTTGTTTGTTTTCATTAACATAATCATAAACCGCTTGTGTTGCAGCGACACCAATAGCCCCATCTACAATCTTTGGGTCTATTTTTAATTCATTATCCGCTTCGTCTGTATCAATCCATAAAATTTCCATATCTTGTGGCTCATCATCACCAATATGGATTTCTTTATTCCCTGTATCAACAATAACGCTTGAAAGCATTTTATCTCCGCTTTTTAATGATAAAATACTTTGCGAATATTGTAAATTGTCTCCTTTATTACTTAACAGGTTTATAATTTGATTATAAATAGGGATAGTAGGCTCTGGCGGCGTTGTATCTCCGCTTTTGTCGCTCTCCTCTATAATAATCGGCTTTTTATCTTTTGTCCAAATTTCTGTATCACCTGAAATACCTTGTACGGCAACAACAAAAAGACCTTTTCTTTTTATTACTTCCCAAGGAATTTCACAAAATGTATCTCCATCCCCAAGAATAACAGGGATTACAACATCCTCATCATCCACATTGCTGCTTTTATTCTTAAACCAAACTGTTTTTGAAAAGCCGTCCCAGCTATCGTCAAATTTGAACTTCGCAATGTGATATTGAACAGAGTCGGTCAATATAATTTTTCTTGCATTATTACAAGAAATATCTAATTTATTCACACTAAATGAATATATCAAAGAAGTTACCTCCCTGTTTAATTTATTATGTACATAGGGGTAATAAAACCCCTATTAAGATAGTTTTTGAACTAACTCAACTATAATGGCGACAAGCCCGCCACCACCTACAATATAACCACCATATTTTGCTAAAAAGGATTTTATAGAAGATATTTGTGTTTCTGTAATATCAATCTTAGATTTATTATCTACTCTTTGAATTTCAGTGTCAACATCATCAAATCTACTCTCTACATTATCAACCTTTGTTTCAACACTATTTACTTTTGTTTCAACGCTGTTGACCTTAGAGTCCACAGTATTTAATTTTTCACTTAACTTTGAAATAACTTCCGTTTGCTTTAACGATGTTTCATTTTGTGACTTAATGCTCTGTGCTAATTCAACCATAGCACTTTTCATTGAATCCATAGTTAATGCCAAACTTTTGTTTGTTTCTGTCGCTTGTTTTACAAGTAAATTATTAGTGTTTAATTCAATTTTAACATTATTGATTTCTTGGTTAATTTCCTTAATATCATCATATTCAATGTGGTCTATACGCTTATTTGTATCTACCATATCTTTATCAAGTCTATTTAGTTCAACTCTAATGTTTTCATCAGTCATTGCCATTTGAAGTTACCCCTTATAGAAAATCATCCTTATTAAGAAAGAGTGTTATATCGCAAAGGATAATACTCCACAAAATGCAAGATGTATATAAATATAATTTAAGATATAAAAATAAAAGCACAAAAAATAAGGATATGACTATCCATTTAATCATACCCTTTCTATACCACTCCTTATCATAAGGAATATCATATTTCTTTGTATTTATATTTAATCTCTTAAAAACGATTGAAAAAGGTTTATTGTTATACCATCTATCTTTTAGTGGAACATCTATAATTTGACTATCAAATGGCGCTTTTATATACAAATCTTTTATTGCAAAAAGACATAACACTATTGAAGCCCATAACATATTCAAGCAATTTTGTGCAACATATCCACAAAGAATAATTAAAATACTTGAAATGGTTATGCACTTTCCGTTTGTTGTACAATGAAAACCGCCACAATATTTTCTAATAATATTAAATACAAATGCGCTAATTATGACGAATGGTAAAACTCTAAAAATAAACCCCAAAAAAATTATCGGTGCATAGGCACAGATAAGATAAATACAACAGGTAATATAATATGCCAAATCGTGATTCCCTGTCTTATCAATGATAAAATCTTGTATCTTTTCTAACAACATATCACGCTCCTATTATATTTATTATGTACCTTGGTTCTTTATAAGGAAAAGAGCCAATAAGAAAACCGTTTGGAAGTGCAATTACTTGCGCACTACGCCAGAACCAATAACAATCTTCATTTTTTATTCTCCGTTATCTTTTTATAAATAAATATAGAGCAAATCTCTATAATTCTAAGTGGAATAATCAATAGAAATATTTTTAATTTTTCATCTCGATTTACACCTATTGCATCAAACCCAATAGTTGTTTCAAATATAAAATTATACGCTGTCTCAAAAATAAAGAAAAATAATACTCCAAGCGCAGAATACCCAAATGAATATTTAACCTTATTTTTATTTAGAATTAAAAACAAAGCGTTATTTATAATTATTACAATTTGATATGCCAACGGTGGCAAAACACAACTTAAAACACAGTTTATGAACGCAATAATAGGCACTTGCCACCACTTAATTCTATTTAACTTTCCAATATTTATGAAAAACAGGTT